GTAGCGGTTCCCATAGTAGAAACTCTTTCATATGTTGTTGGTACCATTGATGCTAATAGAAACGTTCCTTGGTTGAATTCATCATCCACTGTCAACGTTTCCTCTAAGTCGTCGTCAAGATATCTCTCAACAATATTATCACCGGTAACTTTAATATATTTCCCCGGGAATCTTGTATCTAAATTATCAAATGCAGGATTATCGGCTTTTTTATATTTTCCATTCTCAACATTTAACCAATACTCTTCTTTTTTAGCATACATTGGTCCAATATCATTATGGTCAATATAAACACGGTCAGCTGCTTCTGCTTTAATGTATTGTGTAATATACTTCAAACCGGCAGATTTGATACTTGAATTGATTGCTTGTGCTCTACGAACTGAGTGAATAATATCAATAATGTTATAACCCCACATTTGAGTTTGTGAAAATCTTTCAACCTCATTTGCAAGTTTTAACATTCCATCCTTTTGTGAAATAGTTTTTGAAGGGTTTAATGATTTTGCAATTTTTTTAATGTCCAAGTTAAGAGCTTTACATCTTTCAAAAATCCAAAACCAGTCGAAGTTTGCTGAATTGTACCCACCAATAATCGATGGTTTAATTTCGTCTATAATATTGAAGAACTCAACAAGACCTTTTCTTTCTTGGTCCTCTGTCGCACATTCAATAACTTTTTGGAATCCTTTATTGGTTTTAATTCCAATCATAAATATACGACCGTCTTTTGGTTCAAGAGCGGTCGTCTCCAAGTCAAATCCGAGTCTTGTAATGTCGTTGTATTCTTCATACCCTTTGAATAATCTTTTCTCTCTTGAAATTAAGTATTGCTCAACGGGGGGTAAAATCATAATCTTATCTTTGGTTTTTTCACCCCAAGGGTCAACACCACCCTCACGGAAAAATTGGATTAAAGCACGATAACCTTTTATCGATTTAACCATAAATTTAAGACCTCTATCCAATCTTTCATTGGTTGTTCCATCTTCATTTGTGGTACGTAATTTATCGATGATAATTCCGTGTTTTTTCATTGCTTCTTTTTGTTGGTCTTTTGATTTTGAATAAAAATTCAAATCTCGTAGGTCTCCAACCCAAGCAAACGGAGTAAATGTGTCTTTTTTGATTGACTTACCCTTAACCGGGTCTTCGATTACTTTGTATATTGCGTCGGTGACGTAGTCAAATTCAACAGCGACGATATACTGCTCATTATCATTACCCTCAAGGAATGATTTAATTTCTTCTTGTGATATCATAATATATTTTTTTAAAGTGGTATATTAGCTCCCATTCTTGATGAGATTTACCTTATTTCAAATAAATATAAAATAATAAATTGTTTAAGTCAATTATGACGGAGTAGGTGTCAAAGTTGGTGTAGGTGTTAAAGTTGGAGTTGGTGTGTGTGTAGTGGTAACACTTGGTGTGGGTGTCGGTACAGCACAACAAGGAAACTCTGAGGTATAACAAGTTGTGTATGTTAAATCATCAGCAATAAAAGAATCTTGAATATAAATAAATAACTTTTCTCTGATAGGTAAAATTAAATTACCGTCATCAGTTTTGATTAAAAATTGACCTTCATATCTACCTTCTATGCTAGTGTCTTGTTTAGTAAATTGATAATAAATGTAGTATTCAGGTTCAGCATTTGGTTCATCAAAAATCTTTTCTACAAATCCTGCAGGTCTTGAAGTTATTTTTGGAATACCTGTATCAGAATTAACCATAGAAAAGAATATGGTTGAAGTCTCCAACAATTCCATAAAATTATTATAGTCACTGCGTCCGTCCTTTATCACAGAAAGTTTTAAAATTGGTAATGTGGCATTTTTTTTTATGTTAAAATTCATTTGACGTTTTTTATTTATAAATAGTTGATAAAACAAAAATATTTAATTATTATTAGTTATAGTGAAACTTTAACAATAAACGAGATATTTATATAATATGGCAAGACCAACAAAATTAGAAGAAAACAGAAAGGTTAAATTTGGGATAAGTTTAGACCGAGATTTATTTGACCGAATGGTTGAAGAAAAAGTAAAAAAATCAACATTACTTAATAAACTATTGAGAGAATATTATGGAAAAAAAGATATGTAGTAAATGTAAAGAAGAAAAAGATGTATGTGAATTCGGGGTACACAATTCAACTAAGGACAGATTAAGAACTTCTTGTAAAGAGTGTCGTAAAATCGATGGTAAAATTTATAGAGAAAATAATGTGAATAAAAGAAAAGAAACTTTACAAAATTGGTATAATAAAAATCCTGAATACAATAAAAATTATTATATAAATAATACTGACAAAGTAAAAAAAATAAATAAAAATTGGTATAATTTAAATAAAGAAAAACATAGAGAATCTAATAAAATATGGGAAGAAAAAAATAAAGAAAAAGTAAAACAATATAATAGAAATTATATGAAGATTACTCGTGAAACAAACCCCCTTAAAAAAATACAATTTAACATTAGAAGTCGATTTTACAATATATTAAAAACTAACAAAATACCAAAAAATAATAGAACTTTAGATATTGTTGGTTGTTCTTTAGAATTTTTAAAAGAACATTTAGAAAAACAATTTACTAATGGGATGTCTTGGGAAAATTATAGTCGATATGGGTGGCACATTGACCACATCATACCATTATCATCCGCAACTACCGAAGAAGAAATTTATAAACTTTGTCATTACACAAATCTTCAACCACTATGGGCTGAAGATAATTTGAAGAAAAGTGATAAAATATTAAATTAAGATTCTTTTCTTAATGAACCGTCATAATGATGGAACCGGTCGTGTTCTATTGGTGATAATAATAATAATCCGGGATTAATATTTCCTTTCACTGTTTCTTGATAAACATAAGACATAGTAGTCTGCTCATATGCAAATTGCCATTTAGTTTTTAGATAACATTTGTAATTACCTTCTTTGTTTAATACTATTGGCCAATTAGAAATATATATTTCACCATTAACATATGGTAATCCTTTGTGTATCTTAATATTTTTAAATTCTGTTTTTGGTGCGTTAGGGTCTAATCCTTGAACCGGTAATTTAGGGTTATTAGGCCAATTATTTTGTCTGAAGTCCTGTGGAACGTTATACCACGAAAATTGTATATCATTTGAACCATAAAATTCAGTAAAAGACAATTTTAAAAAATCAAAATTATCTTTTTCAATAATCTCTAATGATTTTTGATAAAGATTATCTACATATCTTGGAAACCCATTTCTACAAACTTCACCTTTTTTTGGATATAAATTCATATCATCTTCCCAAAAAAAATAAAAGTCCAAATCGGTTTCATTAAAATGTTCCGCAACAAATACTCTACCACCCATAATACCAATATTGTCTTTCTTAATATGTTCAAAACCATATTGTTCACATATTTCAAGATATCTTGGTGTTGTTGATAAATCTGTTGAATTGTCCAATAAGAATTTTTTTGGTTTTTCAATAAAATCTTTATCATAATCTAACATTGATTGAATTAAAACTTCTAATTGTTTTGGTGAGTTAAATGTAATTACGTAAAGACCAACCTTTGAAGTGTCTAAATTATTAACAACCACATCCTTTGGTATTTCCGATTTAACTTCGACTGACATATTCTTTAAATCTTCAAAGAATTTACCCATCAAACCATTACCCTCAATTTCAGAATAACTAATTAGATTTGGATACTTGTAAGTCATAATAGTAAATAAAGATTCTTCAGTACCCATTAAACCTTGGGATAAAGTATCTTTCATTAACCCATAATAAATCGTATTGATTTCCGAAATCACTTCTTTTTTACCACCAAAGAAACCACCTCTAGCAACCATATTAACCGGTTTACCGGCTAACTCACATAACTCTTGATATTTGAACCCGTGGATTTCACTGTTGGTTTCATATGGGAAACAAACAAAGTGGAAGTTTTTAACTAACTTTGGTAATTTATCTAAAACTTTATCGTGGCTAAAATACCCCGGATGAATAGTATTTGTTAATCCGGCATCAATCCAAAACATATATTCTGAATCAAACTTATCTAAAATCTTTGCATCGTGTAATAAATAAACTTTGGACATCACCAAAGGATTATACATCTCTAATTTAGCTTGTGTAGATTCTGACAACCAACCAACTTGATTATACCACTCAGGGTTGGTTCTTATTTTTTGTATTTTGTCATAAAATTCATTATTCCTAAACCAAGATAAATCTCTACGAACAAATTGTGTATTTTCACTTCGTCTATTTTCTGATACAAATTTTTCTAATTCTTCATCTCCAAAAATAATCATATTCACATCAACTTGTAATAGTTGTTGAAATTTATCTAAATAATGTTGGAATGAACGAGACCATCCTTCTTGTAAATTTTCTCTTCCTATATCCCATAATCCGGTTACTAATGTTATGTTATTCATATATGTTATTAAGTTCTGTTAATATCTTATAAAAACTTTTATTATTTTTTACATGCTCTTCCATGTTAGTTCCTTCTATTCTTTCATTTTCATGCCACCAAGTTTCAAAATAAAAATCATTAAATAGCTCAGAATGGTTTCTAAACATAAGTGTCATAATATCTTCTTCATGATACAATCTTCCATCCTCTTCAGAAACTTTATAAACATATTCTCTGAATAATTCAACAATTGTTTCCCATAGTTCTTTTCTTCCACCAAACATACCACCTATTATATGAATCGTTCTATCATAGTTAAAAAAATGTTTTGGGTTCACAGTACCAGACCAAAAATTTCTATCATTCTCTTTCCCAATTATTGAAAACTTATCACCGGTTTTTTTAATTAAATTGTTTAAAAATAAATTATTGAATAATGAACTTTCATAATAACCCCTATTATGAGGACCGGATAACGTGAGATATTTGTTAGGTATCAATCCACAGTGTGAAAGACCCGCATCAATCCAATAATAGTAATCATAACTTTTATCTTCATTAAGAAACCAAATAAATTTCATATACTGAATTTCAATACATCTATCCCCTCTTTTTATTCCTTCAACATCTTTATATTTGCTTATTACATCAGAAAATTCATTTTCATACAAATTAAATTTCACAATTTGTAATTTTTTTCTATCAACATTATTTTCTTCATAAAAAAACTTTTCCAAACCCTCAAATTCTTCATGTGATGTGTAACAAATAAAATCAGCATCAGACATTTTCATTATAGATAACAAACTCCACCTGTAATGACCAAATCTATTTGGTCTTCCACCTAATTCAGTTCCATTTAAATTTGAATATATGGCGGTTATAAATTTTACTCTATATTCAGATTTTACTTCTAAAATAGGGAATTTTATTTCAACTTTTTTATTTATTTTTTTTGTGATTTGTTCAGGATATTTTTTTTCCTTTTCACAATAATTTATATCGTAATACAAAGTACTTATTTTATTTTCAGTATATAAATTCCAATTGTAAGTTATTAGATAATGGTTATTATCGTTTGTGTTATTTATATCTGAAAAACCATTTTTTTGGGTTACTATCGGGATAGAAGTTGCAAAACATTTTAATTCTTTGTATATGTCTTCGTAGAAAAATTGGTCTATAGCTTTTTGACTTTCAACAACCCAATCTAAGATTCTTTTAGCAAATTTTTTGTTTGTAATATAACAAACTGTATTATATATCCCCCGATGATGTGGTTCTTGTTTTGGTAATTCGAATAAATTTAATAAGTTTTCAGAATAATTATTTACCGGACAGTTTATACTCGGACCTAAATGTAAAAAATCCCATTCAGTATTTTTTAATTCTCCTAATGATTTTTCTAACTGATTTTTAGCATATGGCATAAAAAAACAGTCATCCTCCAAAATCATAATGTATTCATCATCCGAGTTAACGAATTCCTTAATTATTTCTTGATGAGATAATGCACATCCAACATAACCACCTTTATCTATTGCATCAAAAACTTCATAATCCCAACCGATAAAGTTCATTTCTTTTTCAAAACTTTCTAATCTATCCGGTCTACGTTTTAAGTTGATTACAATTTTTTTAATATTATGAATATTCATATTTTACAAATTACCCGTTATTCTCTCACACCAATCTTTTGACGTGCTATGAGGCCATACAACCCAATATTTTGGTTTATGGATAGTTTGAAACTCTCTCCAAATTTTACAATAACCATCCGGGTCCTTCATCATCATATTAATTTCATTAATATCCGCATCTTTTCTGAATATTGTTTCATCATTTTCTCCGTGGAAAGCAACTACCCAAAAATCATAATCCTTTTCCGGGACCTGATGAAACCCAATATCGATACAGTGTTTAAAAATGGTTGCAAAACTATTTTCCCAATCTTCTTCCGTTTCATAAATTGTTGGATTAGGTGGATAATATTTGTCTAAAGTATATTGTTGTACCGCTCTTCTTGAAAATCTTAATCCTGAATATATTTCATAATCTTTTAAAGTTCTTTCTGACCCGAAACCATAAATCCCGAACTCTTCCGGGTTATAAATTTCACCATCCATAGAGAATAGTTTTCTATTTCTTAAATGTGATGAATTATTTTTATCAACCCATTTTTTATCATCATCCCAGGACTTAATTCTTCCTTTTCTTGTATATTCGTGCCAAATTAAAACTTTATGAGGATGGAATAAAGAATAACCCCAAGTGAAAGCTCTAACACCCACAGATATTTCTTCTCCGTGAAAATAATAATTCTCATCGTGTGGGACCTCTTTACAGAATTGTCCTAACGTAAAACAAAAGTGTGCGGAATAAAATCTTGCTGGTACAGGTTCTGTCAATTGTTGCCATCCCGGAATGGTTTCAGGTAAGAAAAATACAGGAGATTCCGGTATAAATCTATCAAAAGACATTCTCCAAGGTTCTTGAACTCTTGCGGCCGGGTCGTTGTCCGGGTCAAAAGATGAAACATAACCGGTTAATAAAGGTTTCTTAAATCCTTTCTTTTGAAGTTGTTTAATCATTTTTATCATTTCAACATCCCAATTAGGTGTAAACCTCATATGAGAATCAATTTGAAGTGTATAGGTTTCACCACTATACCTTTGTTGTAATAAATTTCGAGCCCAACAAGCTCCTTTGGATTCCGAATATAAGATATTTTCAATTCTAAACCTCTCATCTTGTTGATATTCATCGATATTAAATTCATCATCAGGATGATATTGATTAGTTATTCCAAATACTAAATTGTTTGGGTATTTAGCGTTTTTAATACAATCATCAATAGTTGGTTTAAGTTGGGGGTCACGATAGGACGCAATCTGTATAAAAATAGTATTCATAATTTTTTTATTAAAAAAATAAAAAAACATTTTTATAAATACATCATTTTATTTGATTTTTTTAAATTATCTTTAGCCCACATTGGTTGAAGGTTAGTATAATGACAAAGTTTGTAAACTTCTTCATCAGTTTTTGCTGAGGATAAAGGTATTCTGTGGTCAATGTGAATGTATTTCCCCATTAATTCCCAAGACATTCCTTCAGTAAATTGTTGTTCAAGATGTTCTTTAAGATATTTTGGTGAACAACCAACAATATCAAAAGTTTTGTTTGTTTTTTTAATATTATTTTTTCTTATAAACTCATAAATTCTTGACCTAACAATACACGACAATTTAAAAATGTTATCAATTTTTTTTCTTTTATTCCCATATTCGGTGTTGCGTTTAATTTCTTTAAACTTATTATTTTGATAATATTTTTGTTTGGCACTTTTTACTTTATCAGGATTATTTAATTTCCAAGTATTTTTACGTATGTTTTCTTTATTAACATTTAATAATGAATATTTTTTTTTACATTCTTTACATTGGTATTGATATCCATCCTTAGTTTTTCCTTTATGAAATTCACAAACATCTTTATTAACTTTACATTTACTACAAATTTTTGTTTCCATAATATTCTCTAACCAATTTTTCGATAATACGGGACGGCATTAATTTGTCTTGTTTAATTAAAGAATATAATTCTCTATCTAAACTAATACTGACTTTAATTTTTTTTTCTTCTAACGATTTTTGTTTTCTTCCCATATTATATAAATATCTTGTTTTAATAAAAAAGTAGTATTTTTTTTAAATAAAAAGATAAATAATATTATTTAATTATTATGGTTGTGTTGGTGTTGGTGTTAAAGTGTTAGTTGGGGTAGGTGTTGGTGTAGGTAATATTAGTGACCCATTAATATCATACTCACAGGTAAGATTAAAAGCATAAACTTCTGTACGTGCCGGTCCTGAAGAATAATAACCACTAATAAATCCTTTAAAACCGTCTCTAAAACTAATCGTATATAAATTACCGTTAGGTATAAAACTAGTCACATCTTTTGTCTCTGTTAAAACAATTGAAGTTAAATCGTAAGGTGTTGATAATACCTGTTTTCTAATATTTAAACTTCCAAAAATATCAATCATAGAAAATAAGTAATATCCGTTATTTTGAAAAGTAAAATCAAAAGTAGTGTCAACAGATATTGATTGAATTTCTACTACCCCCGAGCTTATAACCCAAGGTGTGGTTAAACTATATTTTTTAAGAAGACTACCTGTAACTGTGACAAACATAAATAAACCATCAGGGGTAAATTCTAAAAATGATGCTCCTGTTAAAGTTGCTCCTGTAACGAAATCACCTGGAGAATAAATAGACGTTGAAACATCCCACGGTGTCGACAATGTGTATTTGAAAACACCGTTTCGGGCACCATTTGCAAAAAATAAGTTAAGACCATCCGGTGAAAAATACTGACCAATCACCGAACTAGGGTTACCCAATGGGAACCCAATTGAATTTCCAATTTTTGGTAAATTAATTGTCGAAACATCCCACGGAGTTGATAATGAATAAGCACTAATATTATCAAGTGGTGAACCATTATGAGTGCTAACGTATACTATTGTACCGTCCGACTTGAAAGACGCTCCATTACTAAGTTCCATACTAGTAAAGTTTTCACCACTATATATCATTTGTGGAACACAAGGTGTTACAGTTGGTGTTGGAGTTGTTGTTTGCGTGACAGTAGGTATTGGGGAACAAGTTTGAACATCAATACAAGGGTCACAAAAAAGATATGTTGTTCCGTGATTCCAAAATTCATTTGGGGTAATTGTTGAGGTTGATAAAATTCTCCAACAATTACCAGAATTATCAACAACCGATATTCCGGGTAAAAAATATGACGGCAAACTCATAAATTTTATTATTTCATCACCGTCACAACAAGACCTAACTTTAAAAATATTGTATATTGAGGATGTTGTTGGTGTCGGTGTAATAGTATTTGTTGGCGTGACCGTCATTGTAACTGTTGGGGTTGGTGTTATTGTAGGAGTAATACTCGGAGTCGGTGTTAATGTCGGACAAGGATAAATGAAATTAGCCTTTTGACAATGGTAAGTACTTGGTTGAGACCCTAAAGCTACAAATGAAAAAATATTAGTAGAACTTGTCCCTGTTATACTTATCGCACAACCAACATAACCCGAACTTTGGATGTAATAAATTCCATAGGTAGGAACAAATGATGGTGGTAAATTGGTTAATACAAATTCGTATGATAAATCACAAGTATCTTGGAAATACCCTACAACCGGTGGTAAGGTTGGCGTTGGGGTAGGTGTTGTTGTTGGTGTAGGCGTTGGACCTAAACAAACATCCCCGGTGCAAATCTCGGTAGATATATTAATATTTAAACCAACATCACCATAGGGGTCTTTACCACAAACATATAATGTTGTTGCGGAATATATTGGACCATAAAAAGGTAATCCATCACACTGAGTATACCCAAAATTTAATGTAACCCCGGAAGGGTTCTCAATTGAAATACAATTACACGTTAAATTTGTTGGTGTAATTGTTGGGGTTGGGGTTGGAGTTTGAGACGGTATCGGTTCATCACAAATATGATATTGAATTTCTTGACAACCAATTGAATCTGTAACAACGACTAATAATTCTGTTGTACCCGACAATTCTGTTGGTATATCAATAGTTAACGGAACACTTGTTGCTCCGGTTACCCCGGAATAACAATATGTGTTGGTAATATCACAAATTGTAATATCATAAGGAGAATGCCCCGTTAAACTAGTGATTTGAATTACTTGCATTATACGATATCTGTTGTGTCTAAAGTTATTCCATAAGTTAATAACTCCGTAATATATTCTTCTTTATTCGTAGTTGAAAATAAATTAGGTTTCGGAGTAATCATATATTGGTCCGAATTAACCTCACCATAATGAGGGTTAGTATCGTTATCTTCATATGAGATAAAGTACGTTGTAACTGGGGGGTATTTAATTTCTATCATAATTATTATATATTACAACCTTAAAGAATTTGCTTGTATGTATATGTTATTAACTTGATTATCTGTAAGACCTAAAGCGGTTTGGATAAAAGAGATTGTTGAACTTTGTCTATCAATACTGTTACCGTAGTTCCAAATGTAATTCGAAGCTGTTTTTTGTGGTTCCGGTAATTGATTCATAGCATCAGTTATCGAATCTGCAAGTTGCATTTGTGATAAGACAAATCTTAATTTCCAAAGAGCAACCTCAGAAGGTGTGTTAAATTCTAACTCTTCTTCTTCAGTAAATAAATTACTTGGTTCAACAGTACCTCCAGCTGTTAAAAACTGAACATACTCTTGATATAATGATGAGCCTTCGTCCATCGGAATTAAAGTGATAATTCCATCATCAACTTTAATTATATTTCCATATTTTGATATTTTATAAGTCATAATTTTTTATATTTTTATATGTGTTCCATACCAATCGAAACCAGTGCTAACATTCGGACCTGATGTATCGACAATATATGCTCCAAATTTTAAACCAGTTGAATTTGATGGTATATCTGATGTTATTATTGTTTCATAATAAAAAGATGTACCAAGTCTATCTAATTTGAGATAAATACCCCCTGATATTGTTTTAATATTTAATTGATACTTATCAGTATCAATTGTATTGGCTGGAAAATTTGAACCTAAATCTAAAGTTGTTGCTGTGCCAGTATTATCATTATTGATTAAATGTAAGTTATTAGAGGATGATAATCTACAGATACCAATAATATTTAATAGAGTGTCAGGCTCAACATTGGTAAAAATAATATTCGTTGTAAGTCCTATAAAAAATCTAATAGCAGTATCGGTTGCATTTTCTGACATACTAAAAGCAGTTATCATGTCAAACCCACCATTTATACTCATATAATTTAAAGTTTGTCTTAATTGTGATAAACTACCAGTCGTAGAAACAACCATACCAAGTCTTTGTCCTCTTGTTACCAAATTAGTATCTGCCCAGCTTCTTAATGTTGCACCATTTGCTATGATACCAACACCTTCAACATTATTTATACCAAGACCACCAAATGTTGGTATGTTGGTATGTTTTTGATATATAACAGGTTTAGCATCAAAATAATCAAATGGGTCAACATTTTGCCAAAAACTTCCATCAAACATTAAAGTATTACCTGTTGTAACACCTGTTGAAATAGTAACATCTGATAACCCATCTAAACTAATAGGTGGTAAATTTTGATATGTTGTTGCAGATATTGTGTTAGCGGTTAAACCACCGGTAAAGTTAGTCTCTCCTGACACAGTTCCTCCGGTAAATGATGAACTTGTTGTAATCCCTGTTACACTAAAAGTTCCACCGGTGTTATTGGTAAATATTATAGTATCACCACTATAAGTTCCACCGGTAACTCTAATATCTGTTGGTAAACCTAGATATGTTGATGCCGAAATAGTTACACCCGTAGCACCATTTGTGTTTGCCGTGAATCCCGGGGTTGATACAGAATTACCTGAAAATAACCCATCCGAACGAACAAACGAGGTTGTAGTACCACCTGAATTAATACCTTCAATTAAGTTTGTTATATTATCGGCATTTCCGGTTCCATTTTTAATTGATAATCCATCTAATGTTGAATTTATAACTATCTCAGGTGTTGTTGAATTATCGTAAGCTTGTTGTAATGTAGTAGTTGAAAGACCTCCCGTACCTCCTAATAACTCACCAAATTTTGAAACACTACTGAAATACGCCTCTAAAGGATTTGATAAATCAGTAGCATCAGACGCCACTGAAATAATACCGATTAGTATTGCATTATCTCTGTTGTTTGAAAACGTAATGAATGGTTCTGTTAATACATTTGCAACCGCACTTGTTAAATCAGAATATTTTTGTTGACCATATTGGATTCTTATTTGTCCCGAAGGGAATAAATATATTCTTTGATTTGTGGCTTGTTTCGCAGGACTACCTATGGGTGTTATTACACCATTTAAATCATAGTTAGTCGGGTCAATTAACGTTGTATTTGATAATGTACCACCTGTTTGAGTTCTATATTGAAAAGTCGTAGGTGAATTACCTGAAATAGAAACAACATCCGGATTTTTTTTGTTTAAATAATAATTAATACCTAAACCATATAAAGAACCTGCCGAAGTATTTATACTTAAATTAGTACCATTAGGTGTAACAACAATACCTGAATTAATTAAAGGAATTGGAGTAAACATATCCCTTATCACAGACATAGGTGACTGAATAAAATCAGAAGTATTATTTGCCGTTACAATACTTGTTTTATCCGGATGAGCAATACGACCTAAAAATATATTATCTCTTCTTTCTGTTGGTGTTGGATATGTGTTTTGTAATACTAAGGTTGAACCTGAATTTATTAAAACATAGGTTGCAACATCCGTATTTAAAAATGGTGTTGTTTGATTAGTAATCCCAGAATAATTAACTTCTATAATAGTCTTATTAATAGAATCATTATTAACTATATATCCGTGTACCGGAGCAACATTAAACTGAGTTGCTGACACTCTAGTTAAACCACTAAAATCATCGGTACCGGTAGATTCTACGTTATATAATGAACTAATAATATCAACTCCTTGATTGTAAAATGTTTGTGCTGATATAGTATTAACTGTTAATCCCGTCATAGTGTTGAAAAACACACTGAAAGTTCCCCCGGTATTATTTGTATATGTGAACGTGTTATTTATATAAGTTACACCGGTTACAAATGTATCAGTCAACCCTGTTAGAGTAAAAGTACCTCCGGTATTATTAGTAAATGTTGCAACCGTCCCTGATTTAGTTGCTCCGGTAACTCTAATATCAATTGGTAATCCTAAATATGTGGATGCCGAAAGTGTTGTTGCGGTTAAACCTCCAACCGTTATATTACCAGTTAACACCCATTTATTACCATCAAAATATAAATCACTAACTTCAACAAGTCTGTTATCTTTTTTACCTATAAGACTTGTTGTTGTTTCGTTTGGTAAATTGTGGATGAAAAATAATCCACTTTGTGCTATTGATGCGTAACTTCCCCAATCTAAATTATAACCTTTAATTGTTATTTTATCTTGAGCGTCAGTAAAACCCTTTATCTGAGAACCATTTTCAATTACGATATAAGATTGACCTTTATTATCACTACAATTATCTTGATAACCATTATTAAATGTAAAATATTCTTGCTTATTAGAATCAATGGTTATGTTAGATTGGTAAGAACCGTTATTAAAATCAAAATATTCTTGTTGTGAAAATTTACCGTTGTTTTGTAAATTTATAATATTTTGATATGAACCATTATTAAAATTAAAATTAAACTGATAACACTCAGGACCAAAAGTAATGTTAGATTGGTATGAATTATTAGTGAAACATAAACTATCTTGATAAGAACTATCGGATTTTAATATAATATTTTCAAAATATGAATATCCATTTAACTTTATAGAGGTTTGATTTGAACCTTTAGTTATCAATATACTGTCCATATAAGAATCATTATCTAAATAGATATTGTCTTGATATGATTGACTAAGGGTAATTTTTGATATATAAGAATTATTTGTTAAAAACAAAGAATTTTGACTTGATATTCTGGTTAAAGTACTATCATCTTGGTATGAATTATCCTTAAAATAGAAATTTCTTTGATACGAACCAACCTCTACAAAATTATTTCTCAAATAACTTCCACCTTCAAAGTAAAAATTTATTTGGTAATCACCTGTATAATTTATATTTTCATTGTATGAATTAATAATAATTTGGTTCCCGATACCTTTATCATTAGTATAAATATTACCCCATTGGAATGCTCTAATTGGATTATAAAATGATTTTTTATTAACCCAATAATCAATATTTTCAACAGTAGTACTTACTATATTAATATTCTCTTCATTACGATAAATGATTATATCATTATCTATATCATAAATAACGTCATCATAACGAATTGTGTAATCTTCAGTGTTAAGTTCATTTGAATTGGTAAAAGGTAATATTAGCTCCCAATAATTAGTATCTAACGTAAAAGTGTCAAGACTATTATACGTACCACTTGTTTTACATTTCCAAACATAACCACCCCAGATAACTAAATCAGATTCTGTATACACATAAAGTTCAACAAATATAGATATATCAGAATATTTAGGGGTATAAAATACACCAATACCAGACTCAGACACCTTGCTATTTGAAACACCTATTAAATATATCGTGGTATAAACATTATCACTTTCACTATTTGTACCATTATCATATAATACTGAGTCACATTTATTGACTTTATATGTTTTACCTTTAATTACAGCTTTATCTGCAATAACACCTAATAAATCATTTCTACTTATCTCGTAAACATCCACAAGATTTTGTATGGTTACCGTATTATTATCACTTCTGTTTAAATATAAAACATTATTTGCTTCGTTTGGACCGTGACTAACAGTACCTCCGGTAACATATATATCATCTGAAGGTTTAAAATATCCCGAAATATTAAATGTACCACCAGTATTGTTTCTAAAAGTAGTAATACCGGTTGATGATGAATAAGTACCACCGGTAACAAAAACATCCGTCAAACCTGTTAATGTAAATGTACCTCCGGTATTATTAGTAAATGTTGCAACCGTCCCTGACTTAGTTGCTCCGGTAACAAAAGTATCGGTAAACCCTGAGATATTGATATTAATATTATCTGAACGTCTTAATGTTAGTATTTTAGTACTATTATTAAATGTACCTCCGGTTACATAAATGTCAGTAAAACCGGTTAGAAAACCGGTAACATTAAATGTCCCACCAGTATTATTAGTAAATGTTACGGTACCTGTGGATGAATTGTACGTACCACCGGTAATTGTTACATCCGAAGCTAAAATTGATAAATTAACGGATAAACTAGGTAATCCGTCATTTCTTTCTATCGTTAAATCATAGTTAGAAGGATTAAAGGTAAATCCGGTTGTATAATAATCTGTGAATCCGGTAATAGTTATTGTACCACCGGTTGAATTATTTAAGGTTAAAGTATCCGTAGTATTATTAAATGAACCTCCGGTTATTGAAACTCCACTCCCACCTGTTTGTAACACTCTCCAAGACGCATTTGTATCGTCATAACCATCAATTCCTGATATTGTAGATGATGTCCAAGCATTTATAAAAGCAATCCCTTCAGGTGAGTTATTTTTTACTGTTGTTCCAAAATCTGAGATAACCACTGTTGGTCCACCAGGACCGGTTGCTCCGGTCGCGTTATTCCATAATGTCTCATAATTGTCAATCGTATATTGATAAATTTTCTCCGTTTCATATACATAAACTAACATTCCCAATTTTCTTCTACCCGAAGAAATATTGTCAGAGTTAAGTGTTAATACGTCAGGTGAGAATACAGACCCTGAACCTTTTGTAAAATGAATCGGAATTGTATTACCGGTAAATTCAATTTGACCGGTAACCGGTGGTATTGTATATGTTAAACCTGATAATGAATATACTTCCATATATCCACCAACTTGTAAAATACTGAAGTTAGTTCCAATAGTAGAACCATTCGTTACTGATGGACTACCAAAAGAAGTTATAGGTGAAACCGGTATTTTTTCTAAAAAATTACTCATATTATGGTGCTATTGTATTACCTCTCATATAAATATTTTGAGTGTCTATTATTTTAAATATAGTATTAGGATACGTTGTGTAAACTCTATAAGTTGTTTGCGGAATCGTTGTTCCTGTATAGGTGAAAGTGTAAGAGTTAATTGTTAATTCTGTACCAACACCGGTTAATAAATTAGGATTATTACTAGTATTCAAGTCAATCATAATTTGTCTTTCATTATTTGTTAATGAAACCGGAATCATCCAAGAGTACCATCCAAATCCATTAACGTAATCACTAGGTATTTCAGTTGTTAAGAAATTGTAAGCAACGATTGAATTATTAAAACTATCTTCACCACCTGATATTTGTGGAACCGTTTGTTTAATTAATGCCGGGAACAAACCGTCAGTCCAACCACTAAAATCAACATAAGTATTCATATCGATATCAAACTCAGTTTGGTCTTGAGTTGGTTGGGAATAATTAGTAAATCCAAAGAAATTTCTTCCATTATCATACATCCATTGTCCAATATCTGTTGACCCTGAAACCGGTTCTATAAATAAATACGCAAAATATAATGGTGTTGGTGTCGGTGTAGGTGTTTTTGTTGTGGTTGGTGTATTCGTTGGTGTTGGAGACGCCCCCGGACTCTGTGTCGGTGTTGGTGTTTGTGTTTTTGTTGGGGTTACACTTGGGGTATTAGTCGGAGTTGGTGTTATTTTACAAGGGTCAAATGTTGGTGTTACTGTAGGGGTAACCGTAGGTGTTGGTGTTTGTGTTGGACTTGCAGTTATTGTTGGTGTAGGAGTTGGTGTTGGTAATGGAACATTTAATATTGACGGGCAATCCGCACCCTCAACCAATATGGTATAAACACCATATACATTTTGGGGTGGTGTTAATAATGTTGGGTTAAAAATATAAGGTAACGTTTGATTCCCTAAATTAATCACATTATTTAGTCCGTAAGGTTTAAATATAATATTTGCAACCTCACCACTATAATTTATACTTTGTATTGTAATTGTACTCATTTTTTATTTTATGTTTTAAGTTACTATAACTGTTTGTAATAAATTATTATAACCCGTAATTGATTCCCATAATCCGATATTTGCTAATTGGATACAGTATTCTACTCTATTTTCCAAGCCACTATTTTTATCCGTTATTTGTAGTAACAATGAATAAGAATTACTTGGCACATCATTCGGTAGCGTAATATTGACAGTATTAAGACCTTTAGTTAGTGTTCTTATATCTAACGGTAAAAGTCTTTTATATTCGTTATTTAAATTATCTCTATATATTATATATGTTTTTTTCTCAAAAAGTATTTTTGAGTATCCTACATTATCAATAATTAATGATAAATTACTACCACTTAAAGTTGAAGAGATTAATTCTAATCTATAACCCATGTTTTTTAGTATTTCATCATAATAACCAGTTGATATCCAATTATCCCAAATTGGTAGGTAATAATCTCTATTTATAACACTAAAATTTAATAAATTAAATTCATAGGTTGCGTTTGCACCACTAGTCCTTAATCCTCCATCACACGAATTAAAACCATTTGATTCTCCGGTGTTAGGTAGATAAAAACCTGCATTAGATATAAAATCATAATCAAATGAACCAACAGGATTTGTACATTGACCACTAACATCATATGTACCTTCATCCCCATAATCATTCAATAATGCGTCATTATAAAAACCAACACGAGCCAATGGTGTATTTTGATAAGCTGTTGAACCTGATATTAAAGTACTACCGTACATTTCTTGTTTAGCCTTAGCAGTTCTTACCTGAATAGGGACATCTTCAAAGTTAGTTAACATAGCATCAACAACATCTTTTCTGTTTAACCATTGACTTGGGGATATATTACCTTGGTCTCCAAACTCAACACTACTATCAGTATAATACCACTCACCATATAATCCAATAGAACCTGCTTGTATAGATAAAATAATATCTTTATTTGCATTTATTGTACTCGCCAATGCTTCTATATGTGATATAATTCTAGCCTTTGAAGGTTGTGTATTAGCGGTTGTTACTATATTGTAACTAATTCTAGGAATCACTTTAACTCCAGCATTTCTTATTCTATTAAAATCTGTTTGTAAATTATCCAAATAAGTGGAATCTATAATATCCGTATTATTGTACCCACTCAGGATTATATATCTATATAAAACTGTTACTTTATCACTACCCGTTCTATTATTAATTAATGTGGTTTGATTAACAAAATCGTAAGAACCATTACTACTCACATTTTTAGAATATTTTTGTAAACCTCTTTCAGGGTTTGCAATAATAGATGTTGATGTTGAATATGTAACTGTTTGTGACGACATTGTTGGTGTTACAGTATTTGTAGGGGTGTTAGTTGGGGTTTGAGTTACAGTATTTGTAGGTGTAGGTGTTTGTGATAGTCCTGGAGTTGGCGTTACTGTTGGGGTAGGTGTAATTGTCGGAGTTTCGGTTACAGTAGGCGTAGGAGTTTCAGTTACAGTAGGTGTAGGAGTTTCTGTTGGAGTAGGAGTATTTGTTGGAGTTTCTGTTACAGTTGGAGTTGGTGTATTAGTTGGCGTTTCAGTTACAGTAGGTGTAGGTGTATTAGTAGGTGTATTTGTAGGAGTTTCAGTCACCGTTGGTGTTGGCGTATTTGTAGGAGTCTCGGTCGGTGTTTGAGTTGGAGTCTCGGTTGGAGTATTGGTTATAGTTGGTGTTGGTGTGGGAAATGGATTAATATACTCAATTGTATATGTGCTTCCACTTGGAGTACCAGATAATTGACTAAAACTAACATTACCATTAAAGTTATTGTAATCTTCATTTATTGTTACAATAGTTTGTCCTGAAAAATTACCTAAATTAATAGTAACACCCGTAACTATCGTAATTGGGTTGCCACTATAAACATCTAAAATATTTTCAAAAGTAACATTTATCTCTTCGGTAAATAAACGATTTAAAAATAATGAATATGAAGCAATGATAGAGCCTGGTGTATAATCAACTATAAGGGTTAATTGTGGCGGGATTGACGTAAGAGTTGGCGTGGGTGTCATTGTTGGTGTATTAGTTGGAGTTTCTGTTATTGTAGGTGTTGGTGTTAGAGTATTTGTCGGTGTTTGTGTTGGGGTTAGAGTTGGGGTATTAGTCGGAGTTTCTGTTATCGTAGGTGTAGGTGTTGGGGTTTCACCATTAATTTCGTAACTAAAATCATTTACCGGACAGAAATTTTCACCACAATCAGGACAATCCGGATTAAACATATCAAAAGTATCTTTTAATAAGTTGAAATTATGTTTAACCTCAGGTGCTGATAATGGTGATACATACATTCTGAATTGAGATACCCCCCCCTCAAATGTTCCACCGAAATTTTGTTCCAATAATATATTAGTAGTTAAACCACTATATGTGGTACCACTTAAGTCATTTGTTGGTAAAGATTCTGGGTCTTGGATATATGTTGTTCCGGTTGTTGATGAGAATGTTAAATTCTCTCTTAAACCTTGTGTTCCACCACCCCAAGAAATATTAAATGGGACTCCAACCTGTTTCTCTTTATCGGTATTTAAACCTCTCGGTATTATTTCTTCAATGTCTTGGAATGTATGGAATATCCTTCCGTTAACATAAATTTTTAATCTTCCTTTTCTGAAATCTTTATCGATTAACCATTTTTCATTTAGATTAACCAAATCGATTTGTTGTGGGTCAGTTCCGCAAGTTTGAGTATATGGTACAGTAATTAGTGCAACAGAATTTTCCGCTAAACCATCTAAGTATTTAGTTTCAGTTATATCTCCTAATCCACCTCTATACCATAAATCACAAGTATCTAACCAAGTATATCTTTCCCAAACGGCCGTTACGTGGAACCAATGTTCGCTTTCCAAATAATCCGGATTTATATTCTCACAATAATCATATATTCCGTTTGGAGTACAATAATTATCTATTGTATAACCTGTTGAATATGTTATACCTGTTGTTGAACAACTACCGGTTGTTACACAATCTCCGGTAAATCTTAATAATCTAACCCCGATTTGTGGGTTTTTTGGGTCACCACATAATTTTAATGCAATTACATTAGACATCGAATCATATAACGGGTCACTCTCACAAGTATTCTCAACCGAACCCGGTGTTAAATTACAAGTATCACACACTTTACATTCATTACAAGTTGTACAATTTAAACAAGTACAACCTTCGGTACAAGCGGTAATAGGTTCACAATTTGACGGTGTCGGTGACGGTGTAGGGGTTGGTGTTGGAGTTGGGGTAACAACCGGACAATCGTGAATTTTATATTCCCATCCACAAGTTATACATCCATTACAATCTTTATCTGTTGGTCTTGGTGGATAAACATAGATACATCTACTATTAACCACAGAATTATCACAACAAGCACAAGTTGTTAATCCGGTAACCTCTGAAGTTACTCTATTATATCCAGTTAAACATCTTGGATGTCCATCAGCATAATGATAAAATTTATTCTCAGCACGAGTTCCAAAATAAAAGAAAATATCTTTATTTTCCGGGTATATTTCGTTTAATGTTGTTTCACCTGAAGATGGTCCATATTCGTTAGTTAATCTTGGTTTTAATAACATCTCAACCGACCATCCCTTATTCATTCTTTCAGGGAAAATTTCATAATCATAACCAAATAACTTATAAAACCCTTGGTAGAAACCACCATATAATTCGTGATAATACCCAACAGAATCGTTTTTACTTACAACCTCATATAATATGGTCTTATCAAATCCCGAGAATCTAACATTTGAACTGGTATATCCCGTAACTTGGAACATTTTTAATCTTCTATCAAACGATAATCTATCAAATTTGGTGAAATCATTAATTCCATTCGTAAATGTTATTGTTTGACCCGTCATATCCGTAACCAAACCATTGTCAATACCTGTTAAACCGATATCACAAGATGTGTTTGCGGTTAAACAACTTAAATCAATGTTGTCCGGGTTATAATAATTCGTTGATACAAAAACATTATCAAAATCATATTGTTTGTAACTCAAATCTAATGGTTGTACCGAATCTGAATTATTAGTATCAAAAGAAAAAGGTAATCTATTACCGTATGTTTGAGCAATAAGATATGGTGAGAAAACCACTTCTTCATTATAGTTTCTCTCATCATTAACTAAGGTCATATCACTAGCATCAATCGCTAACTTTATACCCCAATTAGGTCTTGGATATTGATTTATATTCTGACTCACAATCTTTTTTACAATAAATAGTTAAAAATAAAATAATCTGTAATTAAATTAGGTTTTTTCTATTTTTTATGATATTTATTCTATATAAAGAAAATAGAATAAATGTTAAAATCATATAAATATAAATTAAAACCGAATGAAGACCAAAAAGTACTTTTAAACAAACATTTTGGTTCCATTAGGTTTGCTTATAATTATTTTCTTAATGAAAGAAAAAAAGAATATGAGAATAACAAACAAAACTTAAATTATTCCGATAATTCTAAATCATTAACCGAATTAAAAAAACAAAAAGAATATTTTTGGTTAAATGAAATTAATTCTCAATCATTACAATCATCGTTAAAAAATTTAGACGATGCTTATAATGGTTTTTTTAAAAAAAGAACAAAATTCCCAAAATTTAAATCAAAAAAATCTAAAAATAGTTTTAAAGTTCCACAATTTGTTAAGTTAGAAGATGGAAAACTAAAAATACCTAAATTTAAAGAACCGATTGATTTAATTTTATCAAGAAGTTTCTCCGGAATAATTAAATCCTGTACGATATTAAAAACACCAACAAATGAATATTTTGTTTCCATTTTGGTAGAAACAACTCATAAAGTCTTACCAAAAACAGGAAAATCAATCGGAATTGATTTGGGTTTAAAGGATTTTGTGATTACATCCGAAGGATTTAAATACAAAAATAATAGATATACAAAAACCTATGAAAGAAAACTTAAAGAACATCAACAACATTTAAGTAGAAAAACTTATGGGTCAAATCGTTATTTAAAAGAAAAATTAAAAGTTGCAAATATTTATAAGAAGATAACCAATTCTAGGTTAGATAATTTGCACAAAGTATCCACAGAATTAATCAAAAAATACGATGTAATTGTATTGGAAGATTTAAACATTAAAGGAATGATTAAAAATCATAAATTATCAAAACATATTTCAGATGCTTCGTGGAGTAAGTTCATAGAACTTTTAACATATAAAGCGGAATGGAATGATAAAGAAATAGTTAAAATTGATAGATTTTTTCCTTCCAGTAAAACTTGTAATTGTTGCGGATACATTAATCAAAATCTAAAACTTGATATTAGAGAATGGACTTGTCCATCTTGTAAAATAAAATTAGATAGAGATTTAAACGCAAGTATAAACATCCTTAAAGAAGGATATAAACATAAATCGTCAGGGACTGACGATAACAGACGTGGAGATGAAATAAGACCAACTTCAGTTGGCACAATCGATGAAACGTTTAAACTTCTGAATAATGTTTCAGAATCCAAATAATATTGGTAGTCCAAATAGAAAAAGTTGATATGATTAATTTTAATACTGAATATTTTGAAAACAATTGTTATTTCTATTTGAAAGATAGAGGTGATAAAATATCATTATATTATAATGTGGCCGAAACTATAACCGAATCAAGGAAATCAGATGAGAAAATTGATTTTGATAAAAAAGATGAGAAAAAAGTTAAGGGAGTTGTTTCAAGTGCAATGAAAACAAAATCAAAAGTTACCAAAAAAGCATTAGATAAAAAATTAAAAGGTATTAAATCTAAAAAAGAAATTGACGAATTGGTAGATGAAGATGGTAATATGTTGGGGTCAAGAATCCCTCGTTATAATCAATATTTAGCACCTAAGAAAACTATGGACCAAACGGTTCAAGCTGCAAGAACAACTAATGACCCGGTAATGAGAGGTTATAGAGTTTATTATGGTGAAAGTACTGAAGGTGAAGATGTATTAAATGAAGTGGATTACTCTGAGGCATTTGGATACGAAGAAACTAAAGATATGGATTACAATGATACCGTCAAAAAATTAAAAGAGATGGGTGTTGAAAATCCTGTTGAACGAGCAAAACAATTTGGTAAATTACCAAAAGAAGAAGTTGAAGATGGTGAATTAAGACAACGATTATCAGAAAAAAATTCACTCGAAGAACAACAAAAACAAATGATGAGAAAAATGGTTGAAGATATTTTAACCAAAAAATCAAAATCAGATTCTGATGTTGTTAGAAAAGATGTTAGTGTTAGTAAAATATTAAAGAAAAATCTTAAATCCATTAAAAATATGGCAAAAAAAGAAGGTATTAGTATAAATGAACTAATTAAAGTTTTAAAATCATCGGATAATGAATAGTGAATTATATGGTAAAACATATCCGGTTCCTCAAGATGTTCTTGAATATTTAGACAAATGTTTCAAAGCAGTTGGAGAAGTTGATGAGACAACCGAAGGTTTCAAACGAAATAAAGATTTACGTGAGAAAGGTGAAATAACTTATCAACAATTAAAACGTATGAAAAATTGGTTTGATAATTTCAATGGTCATCAAGACGAAATTCCTCATATTTTAAATGGTGGTCATTATGTAAGAAATTGGGTTGAAAATACTTTAAAAGGTGATAGAGATTCATTGGAATCGGCTAAAAACGCCAAATCCGAAGTACTACCAAACCAACATATTAAACCACACGAAAAAGACGGTATTGTTAGTATGAATAGACCAAGTCAAAATCATAACTCAACAATTAATAAATATGATACGGCAATTACCGAAAATCTGAAAAGAATAAACGAATTAATGAAAAAAATATTATAATTATGGCAGTAAATGAACCATTAAATTTTGAACAACCATCAAACGATTTATCAGCAATTGCCGATATGCAAAGAGCTATGTTGTTCCCAAAAAACGATTATAAAAAAAATTCAAACGAATATTCGACCGTAAATCCTGACGCATTGGCAACCGGAGATGCTCAAGGTAAAGGTACCGGAGGATTTTTAGATGTTTATAATCAACAAGCAGGAGCTATTCAAGATATTCAAGAAAGAAATTCTGAAATAGTTATTAATGAATATAAACCAAACGCACCTTACACAACTCCAAGTGCATAATGAAACTTTACAACACCATAAAATCCCTTATTTTAGAAATAGCATCAATCGATTCGATTGTTAATGCTATTAAAAACAAAGATAAGGTTATCATTTATTATGATGGTGATGAACCCGGAGGACGAGGTTTAAGAAGTATTGAACCTGTTTGTTTCGGATACTCTAAAGCAGGAAACCCTGTTTTAAGAGCTTGGGACGACGAAGGTGCTTCACACACCGCATATAAAGGAGAACAACCCTTACCTGGTTGGAGGTTATTTAGAGTAGATAAAATACAATCTTTTAAACCTTCAGGTGAAAAATTTACAACTCCGAAACCGGGATATAATTTTAATGGTGATAAAAGTATGACTAGAGTTATAATTAACGCAGTGTTTGATAATCAACAATCATCACCATATACAAATATTATAACATCAGTGGTAAATCAAATGTTAAATGATATCCAAAGACAAGGTGGGTTAGAAGGTGTTGATTTATCAAAAGCCGCAGAAGCGTATAGAAGAATTTATGCGGGTATTGAATCTAAAACCAATAAAAAATTATCTGATGAAGAGAAAAACTCATTAAGACCTCAAATTGCGGACATCATCAGACAAACACAAAATAGATAATTATGAATAGTGAAGACGATTTAATTAAAAAATTAATGATTTCCAAACAAATAATGGAAAAACATAATCATATGCCAAGGTCAGGAGATATGACCGCAGCTGCAACATATAATATTCCTGAAGTAGAATCATTTGAACCTGTATCAAGTAGATATAATATTCCACAAGAATTATTACAAGAATCAGATGTAACACAACCTTATTTATCATCAGTTCCAAGTCAAATTAATATACCACAACCTCTAACATCTGATAGAGTTATGGCATCAAAATTACCGGATGCAATTAAACGATTAATGATTGAACATCCAATAGAACAACCGAGCTCAATGGGTGGTAATACAGTTTTGTCTGATGACTTAGTTGAAAAGGCATCGAGATTGATGGGAACAAAACCTAAAAACAATCAACCAACACAAAATAGACAACCATTACAAGAACAAGTATTACCAAATGTTAATCAATTAAAATCTTTACTTAAAGAAGTTGTTGAGGAAGTTCTACAAGAAAATGGAATTCTAACAGAATCAACACAAAAATCAAATGAAGTCTTTTCTTTTAAAGTTGGAAAACATATATTTGAAGGTAAGGTTACTAAGATAAAAAAAATCTCTTAACTTTATTTACTCAACAAAACAACCTCAATCTTAATCGATTGGGGTTTTTTAATGTAAAAAAGTTTCCTTTTGATTAAACCTCTGATATTTATTATCATAAAAAAGGATTACGTTATGGATATTAAAACTGAAAAAAAAATTATTTCAGAATATAAGAAGGGAAAAAGTAGTTTAGAAATTGTTAAAATAGTTGGTTTATCAAAACCTACAATTCTTAAAGTATTAAACAAACATAATCTCGTTAGAAAAAGGGATAGATGTTCTACATTAGATATTAAAAAAGAAAGTGGTAAATATTATGTAACTCGTAAATGTCCAAGTTGTAATAAAAACATCAAAACAACCTCAAAAGATAAAGCTATTGCTTGTAGAAATCACTTTAGAAAAATAAATGGGACTTCATTATGTAAACCCTGTTCGTTAAAGTTACAAGTAGGTAAAATGAATCCTTTTTATGGTAAAACACATACCAAAGAAACAGTTGAGTTAATTTCAAAAAAAATATCTGAAAACCCCCCAAGACAAAATTCGGTATCTAATAAAGAAAAAAAATTATTAACACAAGTTAAAAAATTAAAGTATAAACCAACTGGTTCATATTCGGTTGGTAGATATGTTTGTGATATTTATATTGAATCATTAAACTTAATAATTGAATTTAATGGTGATTATTGGCATTGTAACCCTAATAAATACGATGAAGATTATTTTCATCCTCATAAGAAAAAGACAGCTAAAGAAATTTGGGATGAGGATAATTTAAGAGTTGATAATATTAAAAAATATGGTTATAATTTAGAAATTATTTGGGAGTGTGATTTAGACAAACCTAATAATCTTAAAACTATATTAGAAAAATATGAAAAAAATTAATGTATTAGTTCTGCCCTCAGATACTACAGGAGTCTCGAAATTTCGCTCTGTTGACCCTCACGTTATGTTACAAAATCTATATCCGGATGATTTTCACGTAGATATTGATTATGAACCTCAAATAAATAATATTGAATATTGGAAGAAGTATCAGATAGTTCACGCTCATAGAACTATTGGTCAAGATTACGATATGTCAACTCAAATTATTGAGTGGTTAAAATCAATTGGTATTATTGTTATAATCGATTTAGATGATTATTGGTTACCAACCAAAGAACACCCAATCCATAATATTATAGTACAAAATAAAATTGATGAAAAAATTAAAAATAATTTAAGGGTGGCTAGTTATGTTACCACAACGACACAAATTTTTGCGGACGAAATTAAAAAATTAAATAAAAATGTTATTGTTTTTCCAAACGCTATTAATCCAAAAGAACTACAATTTAATCAACCTACACCACCATCAGATAAAATTAGAGTTGGTTGGTTAGGTGGCTCATCTCACTTACACGATTTAATGTTATTAGACGGATTCGTTCAAAAAAACAACGACATTAACGATAAAATTCAATATGTAATTTGTGGTTTTGATACAAGAGGAACTGTAACGGAAATTAACCCACAAACCAATGAACAAAAACAAAGAGATATTAAACCGGAAGAAACTGTTTGGGCTCGTTATGAGGAGATATTCACAACAAACTACAGAACTATCGAAGATGATTATAAAAAATTCTTATTAGAATTTAAAGAAGGTGAATATCAATCAGGAAATGATTTACCATATGTCAGAGTATGGACAAAACCTGTCAACACATATGCTATGAATTATTCAAAATTTGATATATCTTTAGCACCAATTAAAAATCATATCTTTAATCGTATGAAATCACAACTTAAAGTAATTGAGGCAGGGTTTTATAAGAAAGCTTTAATTGCATCAGAAGTTGGTCCATATACAATTGATTTAGTACACTGTTTGAAAAATGGAGAGTTTAACGAAGAAGGTAATGCAATCTTAATCCCGGAAAGTAGAAACCATAGTGATTGGTCAAAAGCCATTAAAAAATTAGTTCAGAACCCTGAGATGATTAAAGAACTTGGTGAGAGATTATACAACACAGTAAAAGATAAATACGACCTTAATAAAGTAACCGATGATAGAGCGATTTGGTACAAAAGTTTAATTAAATAAAAATAAAAAAATGATTAGAGTACCGCTTACAAAAATTTTGTTTCTTGATATAGAAACAGTTGGAATTGAAAAAGATTATGATACTTGTCTTGAAAAAAGACCGGAGATTGCAAAACAATTTGATAAATATTATGATTGGTTTTTAAAACGATTTCCGGAGGATAAAGACAGAACTAAAAATGAAGTATTTGCAACAAGAACCGCTTTGGTTCCGGAGTTTGCGAAGATTGTTTGTATTAGTGTTGCTTTCGTTATGGACAACGGAACAATCAAAAAACAAACATTCTCGGGTGATGATGAAAAACAAGTATTAAAAGAAGCTCAATCATTACTTAATCGTTGTGGTAAATTAGATTTCTATTTGTGTGGTCATAACCTTAAAAACTTTGATATACCAATGATGGCAAAAAGAATGATTATTAATAATCTTATGCCACCATCAATTTTACCATCTTACGACACAAAACCTTGGGAAGTAAAAGCTATTGACACCAAAGAAGTTTGGCAATATGGGGCTTATACCGCTATTGGTTCCTTAGACCTTATGTGTACAAGTTTAGAAGTTCCATCACCAAAAGAAGGTGATGTTACCGGAGATAAAGTTCACGATTGTTATTGGAATAAAGGTATGTTAGTTGAAATTTCAGCGTATTGTGAGAGAGATGTTTTAGTTTTAATTGACGTAATCAAAAAATTAATGAATTTAGAATAATGGAGAATAATTTTGAACAATTAGAAGAACTTAGAAAAAAACTAATGGGACTTCAAGAAACTTTCTCATCAGAAACAGGTGAGATTAATTATAATGACATAATGAAAGAAATGGATTATGATTTAGAAGAACTTGAAAAACAAATGATTGAAGGTGGAGCTAAATTACCATTACCATTTCAAAAACTACACCCTGACGCTATTACCCCAAAATATAATTACGATAGTGATTCCGGATTTGATTTACATTCAACGGAAGATGTTGTAATACCACCTTTTGGTAGAGCATTAGTTCCAAGTGGATTATGTTTCGATATTAAAGACGGATTTGAGATTCAAGTTAGAACAAAAAGTGGATTAGCAATTAACCAAGGTCTTATGGTATTAAATTCCCCGGGAACCGTAGATAATGGTTATACCGGTGAAGTTAAAGGTATAATATTTAATACTAACCCTACTGAAGTTACAATACCGAAAGGTATGAAATTTGGACAAGCGGTTGTTTGTCCTGTAGTAAATGGTGGTTGGGTCGATTTAACTGAGGTTAGTGAAATAAATAAAAAAGAACGAGGTGCCAACGGATTTGGTTCAACAGGTTTAGTATGATTTCAATAGTTTATTCAACTCATAAAGACGAACAATATAATAATAAATTTAAACAACATCTTTTAGATACTGTAGGTCTAAAAGATGTTCAGTTATTAGAGTATCTCAATTACAATCAGTTTAGTTTAACTGAGGTTTATAATAAAGGATTAAATGATTCTAAATATGATATTGTTATTTTTTGTCATAATGATATCATTTTTGAACAAAAATATTGGGGTAAAAGAATTTTAGAACATTTCACTAAAAAACCTGAATATGGTATTTTAGGGGTTGCCGGAACAACTTACTATCCAGAATCCGGAAGATGGTGGGATATACAAGGTGAAATGGTTGGACAGGTATATCACCAACACAATGGTAGAAAATGGTTATCAGAATACAATAGACCTTTTGGGTCTAGAATTATTGATTCGGTTATTGTTGATGGTGTTTTATTTTCGGTTAAAAAAAGTAATCTTAAAACAAATTTTGATGAATCGTTTAAAGGTTTTCACTTTTATGACACCTCATTTTGTATGAGTAATTTTATTCAAGGAGTTAAAGTCGGGACCATTTCTAACGTACCCCTTACCCACTTATCAATAGGAATGACTAATGATGAATGGGAAAAAAATAGAATACAATTTGTTGATACGTATAAAGATAATTTACCAATTAAATTAGAATCTCAATACCCTACGATTAAAATTAATCATAAACAACCTCTTGTATCTGTTATTATACCGATTTACAACTACGGGATTCAGTTTGAAAAAACATTACAATCCGTTTTTAATTCCACCTATAAAAATTTTGAAATTATAATCGTCGATGACGGTTCTTCAGATATCTACGTGAAACTGAAATTGGAAAGTATTAAAAATCATCCTAATATAAAAATTATTCACCAAGAAAATCAAGGTCCGTCTTCTGCAAGAAATAATGGTGTATCACTTTCCTCTGGTGATTTTATATTACCCTTGGATGCTGATGATACTATACACCCGGATTATATACAATCTTGTGTTAATATATTAAAAAACAATAAAGATATTAGCCCGGTATATTGTGACACACATCACATAGGTCAATTACAAGGTATTGAGCAAAGACCTGAATGGTCATTGGAAAGATTAAAACAAGGACCTTTTATTGTGAATTGTTCTATGTTTCATAAAAAAGCTTTTGAAATATGTGGAGGATATGATGTGTCATTAAAAGGTTGGGAAGATTATGATTTATGGATTAGAATGGGAATAAATGGTTATTCCGGTAAAAGAATCCCAAAACCTTTGTTTATGTATTTTCATCACGAAAGTGATGGTACGGTTTCAACCGAAGCAAATAATAACCAACAAGAGTTGTATAATAAAATAATGAATAAAAATTTTAATAATGTTTTGATATGACGTTAAATTACTTAACCAATAATATATATGTGATTAACCTCAAACATCGTGAAGATAGAAGAAATCATATTATCTCAGAATTAAAAAAAACTGAGTGTAACACTTACGAAATAATAGAGGCTATTAACGGTCACGAACTACCTAAAATAACAAGAATAACTAATGGAGCTTTAGGATTAGCAAAAACTTATTTAAAAATTTATGATAAGTGGATAGAAAATAACGATGGTGTTGTTTGTTTAATTGAGGATGATTGTGTTTTTTTAGATAATTTTAATGAAGATTTAAAAACTTTTTTAAATCACACACCTAATGATTGGGAGATTTTATATTTTGGTGGTAACCATAATTACCATATGGGTCATAAAACCGAAAATATAAATGAGTATTGTATTAAGTTAAATCATACATTTACAACTCATTGTTTAGTAATGAAGAATTATGTTTTTGAAGAACTTATTAAAATTATTACACCTATGGACCTTGAAGTTGATGTGGCAATGACTTATTTACAAAAAAAGTATAACACTTACTGTACATCAACTAAAATAACTACTCAACTTGTTGGACATTCTGATATTGAAAATAAAGTTGTTAATTATGATTGGTTAATAAAATAAATGATAGTAACAAAAATACAAGGAGGTTTAGGGAATCAATTATTTCAATGGGCGGTCACTAGAAATTTATCTATCACTCATAATACCGAATATTATTTTGATTTAAATCAAATAGGTAAAAGTTTCCCCGATGTTAGTAGTAGAGGTTTAGAACTTGATAAATTTAAAAAACTTAGTGTTAACCACCAATCATACAACCCCATTTTAAATAGAATTACCGATGATTTTACTTTTAAAAACATAGGTGATAATACATATTTGGACGGGTATTGGCAATCTGAAAAATATTTTAAAGAAAACGAAAATATAATCAGAAGTGAATTAGAAATACCTGAGGATGTTAAAAGTTATTTAAATAAAAAATACCCATTTTTAACTGAAAACACTATTTCAATTCACGTTAGAAGAGGTGATTACGTAAGATTATCTAATTATCACCCAATACAAAGCGTTAAGTATTATGAAGATTCATATGATATAATTAACGATAAAAATGTGAATGTTATAATATTTTCTGATGATATAGAATGGTGTGAAAAACATTTAATTTTTGATAACATCCATTATATTAAAGGTGAGAGTAACATTAATGATTTATATATGATGTCATTGTGTAATCATAATATAATATCAAACTCTACTTTCAGTTGGTGGGGAGCTTGGTTAAATAATAACCAAAATAAAAAAGTAATTGCTCCGTCATTATGGTTTGGAGATTTGATAAAACATCCAACCACCGATATAATACCTAATGAATGGATAAAAATATAAAATAATCAAAATTATTATGATTAAATGCACATTTGACGGGAGCTTTGAATTTAATAAAATTCACGGTTATTATGGTCTCCACTCAATAAAACCTGAATATTTTTATGAGGATAAGGGACAAACACTTGATAATACTAAATATTGGCTCTTCATAGATATGCCGGAAGAAATTGGGGTCAGAAAAAATGAAGTAATTTTAGCAAAAAAACAAGGAATAAAAATTGTATCGTTATTTTATGATGAATCAAGATTTCCGTTTGTTGATACTTTAATTAACGAGAATTTAATTGATATGATTATTTTATTTGATAAGAAATATCAGGATAGATTCCCAATTTCCACCTACATAAGTGACTATTACTTACTAGACACTCATTTTCCTGATTATAAAGAAGAACGAAATAATAGACAATGTTACTTCGGTCATAAATTATATGGTAGAAATATCCCGGAAACGTGTGAGTATGTTCGGGGAAATACTCTTAAAGACGTTTATGAGATTATATCAACATATTCAAAAGGGTATATAACAACTGAAGGTAAAGGAGAGAAAAATGATATTACTTATCAAAATAAAGCAAAATTTTTGGAAATGATTTTTTGTGGATTACAAGTGGAATGTCAAAATGGTATAGAAACAATTAATTATGACAAATTTAAAAATAAAAAAATTACCGGTAACGATTTAATTGAACTTCATAAAATAAATAATATGGTTAAATTAAAACTTATTGAAAAAATTATAAATTTATAAACATATAAATAAATGTATGATTTATTAGTAAATAGCACGTTCGATTTAGGTTTAAATTTAAAAACCCCGATTCCTTGTGAATTATACGTTGATAAACCTAATCCATCATTGACGGACAGTTTTAAAATTTTATGGGTTATAGAACCTAACGAAATTTCCCATATAAAAGAATCGGTAATAAAAAATCATAAAAATTTTAATCTAATATTAACTTGGGATACCGAGATTTTATCTAAATGTAGTAATAGTCGTTTATTTCCTTTTGGTACATCTTGGATTTTGGATTATTCTTTTAATGATAAAGAATATAAAATAACTACATTAATTGGTAATAAATATTCATTAATTGGTCATCAGATAAGACATAAACTCCCCCAAATACTGAAAGATTCTAAAATCCCTGTTGATATTTTTAATAGTAGAAATTCACCTAACCCAAACTTGTATGAATTTAAAGAAATCAAAGACCCCTTTAAAAAAAATGAAATATTCTATTCCCAATATCACATATCAATTGAAAACATTAGACATAACAATTATTTTAGTGAGAAATTAATTGATTGTTTCCAAACTAAAACGATACCTATTTATTTTGGTGCACCTAATATAGGTGATTTTTTTGATAAACGAGGAATGTTTATTATTGAAAATTATGATGATATTTTACCATTAATAGATACAATAACACCTGAAACTTATAACTCAAAATTAGAATTTATTGAATCCAACTACATAAAGAGTATGGAATATCTTGATTTTAGAGAAAGGTTAAAAACCACGATATTAAATGAGTTTAATAAATAATAATATGAAAGAAATTATACTAATAACCGGAGGTTCCGGAATGGTTGGTAAGTCATTAAAAAAAATTATGCCGTATGCGATTTATATATCATCAAAAGATTATGATTTAACCATCGAGAGTGAAGTTAAAGAAATGTTTGAAAAATATAAACCAACCAAAGTCGTTCATTTAGCCGCCAGAGTTGGTGGTATTATTGATAATATAGAAAACCCTCACGATTATTACATCGAAAATATTAAAATGAATACTTATATGGTTGAGCAATCATTCAAATACGGAGTTAAACAATTTATTGGGATTCTATCAACTTGCATTTATCCCGATACCGTCCCAAATTACCCGATGACTGAGGACGATTTACATTTAGGACCACCAACAATTACTAATTTTTCATATGGGTATTCAAAAAGGTCATTTGCCGTTCAAATAGATGCTCTAAATAAACAACACGGAACCAAATATCAATATTTAACACCTTGTAATTTATATGGTGAAAATGATAAAATGGGTCACAATAGTCATTTTGTGGCGGCTTTATTAGAAAAAATAATGAAAGCGGAAAATGAAAATAAAGATGAGATAATTTTATTTGGAACAGGAAAACCTTTACGTCAATTTATGTACTCAGATGATTTAGCTTGGGTGATAAATGAATGTTTAACAAAAAACATATACGAAAGTTTTAATGTTGCCAATAGAGAAAATCTTTCTATTAAAGAAATGGCGGAAATCACTTTAAAAGTATTAAAATTGGAACATATAAAAATTAATTTTGACACAACAAAACCTGATGGTCAATATCGAAAAGATGTGTCGATAGATAAGTTATATAATTTACTTCCTAACTTCAATCCATTACCTTTTGAAAAAGGTATAAAACAAGTTTATGATAAAATTAGTAAGTGATACAATAGATAGGGATGATATTAAACATCTTATTGAGTGGTTATCTCAAGATGAGATACCAAGGTTAACTAAAGGAGATTTAACAATTGAATTAGAAAAAAAATGGGCACGTAAAATAGGAACAAAGTATTCCGTATTTGTTAATTCAGGCTCATCCGCAATTTTACTATCCTTGGCGGCATATTTATATTCCAAAAATATTCAAAATAAAAAAATTGTAATACCATCATTAAGTTGGGCAACTGACGTAAGTTCACCAATGTTATTAGGAATGGAACCTATTATGTGTGATTGTAATCTTGAGGATTTATCTTGTGATTTAATTCATTTAGAAGAAATTTTTAAAACTGAGTCACCCTCATCATTTATTTTAGTTTCTCCATTAGGACTAGTACCTAATATGGATAAAATTATTAATCTATGTGAAAAATATAACGTAACTTTGTTTGAAGACGTTTGTGAAAGTATGGGGTCTAAATATAAAAATAAATATTTAGGGTCATTTGGATACGCCTCATTTTTCTCAATGTATTTTGGTCATCATTTGAGCACTATTGAAGGTGGGTTTGTAAACACCGATGATGAAGATTTTTATCATTTATTATTAATGATGAGAAGTCACGGGTGGGATAGAGATTTACCTGAATGGAAACAAAATGAATTAAGAGTAAAGTACAACGTTGATAATTTCACATCATTATATAATTTTTATGTCCCGGGATTTAATTTAAGAGCAACAGATTTACAAGCATTTATAGGTTTAAGAGCTATCGATAAATTAGATAATTATTCATTAAAACGAAATGAGAATTTTAAACAATATTTAAAAGGTGTTGAAAATTCAGAGTTAAACATTGTTAATTTAAATGAAAATTTTATATCTAATTTTGCATTTCCTATCGTACATAAAAATAAACAAAAAATTATTGATAGATTACAAAAAAATAATATAGAGGTTAGACCGTTAATTGCTGGTGATATGAGTAAGAAACCAATGTGGTATGAAAAATATGGTAATCAATCATTACCTAATTGTGAGTTAGTAAATGAGTATGGTTTTTATATCCCCAACCATCAAGATTTAACAGAAACTCAAATTAACATTATTTTAAATATTATAAATGATGAAGTATAAATATATAACAAATAAAATTTTAGACCACGGAATTGGGTCAAGGATTTTAAAAATAATCAATTTGATATCATATGTTGATTATTTAAGAAATAAAGGGTTTGATTATGAATTTGTATACACACCTTTAACCTATGAAGGCTTTGGTATCAATTTTAATTCTAATCAATTTATATTATACCATTATAAATCCATTGAAAATTTAAGAGATGAGTATTTAGATGTTTGTGATAGATGGGAAAATTTTTTACAATTTTCGGGTAAATTAATTACTGAGGTTAATCATACCGATGTTATTTTTTTAGTACACCCTAATTTAAGTGGTGAAACGGAATTAGAAGTTTTTAATCATACTATATTAATAAAAACAAAGTTAAAAAATGAAATATTTAAATTACCTAAAAAACAAAAAAAAGATTTTTTAGATATTAAAATTCATATAAGAAGGGGAGATGTTTCTCAAAATCATCCGGAAGATAGATGGTTGAGTGATGAGTATTATTTGGATGTTATCAATAAATTAAAAACAAAAATAAATAGTGATTATAAAATTACCATATACACACAAAGAAAAAATTTTAATAACGAATTATTTAAAGAGTATGATATTAAATATGATGATAAAACATTAGATAATGAAGTATGGTTAGATTTTATAAATTCAGATATTTTAGTTATCGGTAAAAGTGCGTTTAGTTATTCTGCCGGTATTTTAAACGACAACACGGTAATATACCCAACTAATGGTATGTTTCACCCTAAATTAAATAATTGGAAAACAATTGATGAAATATGAAAAATAAAATTGCTTTGATAACTGGAATAAATGGTCAAGATGGTTCATATCTTGCTGAATTTTTATTAGAAAAAGGTTATGAAGTTCACGGAACTTTAAAACGAAATTCTGTCTCTGAAAATCAAACATCTAGATTAGATAAAATTTATGATAAAATAAAATTACATTACGCTGATTTAACTGACCTATCATCATTGGTTAGAGTCGTAAGTGAGGTTAATCCTGACGAAATATATAATTTAGCAGCACAATCTCACGTAAGAATTTCATTTGACCAACCTTTATATACCGCAAATGTTACAGGTATAGGGACTTTAAATATTTTAGAATCAGTCAAATTAATAAACCCATTGATTAAAATTTATCAAGCATCTTCATCAGAAATGTTTGGTAATTCTATTGATGAGGATGGTTATCAAAGAGAAACTACACCAATGAATCCGGTATCACCTTATGGATGTGCCAAAGTATTTAGTTACAATATTTGTCGTAATTATAGAAATTCTTACGGAATGTTTATTTCAAATGGAATATTATTTAATCACGAATCACCAAGAAGAGGTACAAACTTTGTAACTAATAAAGTTTGTAAAGAAGCGGTTAAAATTAAACTTGGTTTATCAAATGAATTAAAATTAGGTAACTTAGATGCTACACGAGATTGGGGTCACGCCAAAGATTACGTGAAAGCTATGTGGGAAATATTACAATTAGATAAACCTGATGACTTTGTATGTGCAACAGGTGTTTCACATTCAGTTCAAGAATTATGTGAATACGTATTCGGTAAATTAGGTTTAGATTGGAAAACATACGTTAAACAAGATGAAAAATTTTTAAGACCTGAAGAGTTACATAATTTAAAAGGTGATTCTTCTAAATTAGTAAAAGCAACCGGTTGGTCTCACGACTATACTTTTGAAAGTATGTTAGATGAAATGATTAAACATTGGTTAGATTACTATAAACAACAATAATTTAAAAATGGCAGTAAGCAACAAAAACAAACCTAAACCAACTCCTGAGGTTGTGTCAAAACCAATTAATAAAAAAGAGTTTATAACTCAAGTAATTAAAAGGAAAACTAAAGAAAAATTCCTCACAACAAATCAAAAAAAATATTATGAGACTTTGATTAGTAGTGAAGTAACTATTTGTTCAGGACCCGCGGGTGTAGGTAAGAGTTATATAACTATGAAAGCTGCACTTGATTTGTTGGCCGACCCGGAAACTCCATATGAAAAAATCATCATTGTTAGACCGGCTGTGGAGGCTGAAGAAAAATTAGGTTCTCTTCCCGGAAACGTTGAGGAAAAATTAGACCCTTATATTTTTCCATCATATTATTTAATGAATAAAATTATTGGGAAAGAAAATAGGGAAAAATTAAAAGACGCTGATATTATCGAAGTATTTGCATTAGCTTTTATGAGAGGTATGAATATTGACAACTCTATTTTAATTTTTGAAGAGGGTCAAAACGCAACTCCAAGTCAAATGAAATTACTTTTAACAAGAATTGGGTTTAATAGTAAATTTTTTATTTCCGGGGATGTTGAACAGTCCGATAAATACAAAAATAAAACACATAGTGGATTATGGGATGCAATTGAAAAATTCAGAGAAGATAGGGATATTTCTGTTTTTGAATTTAAAGATAAAAAAGATATTGTTAGAAACCCATTAATTAGTAGAATTTTAAGTAAATACGATAAAACCGAAGAGGAAGATGAGAATAGCAATTGAGATTAATGGTGTTTTAAGAAACACCATTGGTAAAATAGAACAGACATATCAAAAGTTTTATATTGACAAAACAGAAGGTATTGAAGATGATGAATCATTTAAATATGAAATGAATCTACCGGTAACATCGTTAGAACTTAAAAATCATTTTGAGTTTCCTTCTAATGATGATTTATATTCTTTTTTGTATGAAGAATTTCCGATGGAAATTTTTGGACACGCACAATCAACCGAATATTCAAGTTTTAATGAATTAAATGACATTTATTTAAATTTACGAGATAGTCACGATTTAATAATCGTTTCAGATGAAATAGGTAAATCTAAACCAGCATCACTATTCTTCCTTTCTAAGTTCGGTTGTTTAATTGAAAAAGTAAAATTTTATAGCAATTCAACAATAAATTCGATGTGGAGTGAAATTGATGTTTTACTTACCTCAAATCCTGCACTATTATTAGAACATCCGGAAGATAAAATAATCATAAAATATCAAACGGAGTACAATAAACATATCAAATCAGATAATTCTATAAAAACAATTAAAGAATTAGAATTTGAATTAACAAAATTAATGTAATGTTAAAAGTATTAGGAGAAAATTATTATTTGGATTTAGACAAAATAGATGACTACGTTCAAATTAAAGGGGACAAAATTGTCACATCAGGTGTTACTGAATCGGCACATATTAGTATAATTAAATACGAAACGGTTAAATTAATGATGGAAATCATTATGGATGAACAGGAAGAGATTGACGAAACATTGGGTGCGAAAGCGACAAATAATATATCAATACCATTTAAAATAGCGTTTAATACACTACTATATAAAAACTTACTAAATAAAATATAATATGAATCAAGAACAAATTACAAAACTAGAATTGTCTATTGAGAATATGAAAAATAAGCAATCAAGAATTTATCTTATCTCTCAAGACACAAAAGGTAATGCCAAAGCATCTATCGCATATATCTATAGATTAGGTTTATCGTTACTAAACTCGGGTTATAATCCAATTATTTTACACGAGACCCCTGATTATACAGGAGTTTCAAGTTGGTTAGGTGAAGAATATATGAAATTACCACATAAATCTATTGAAGGTCAAAACTTAGAAATATCACCAGAAGATTTAATTGTTATTCCGGAATTATATGGTTTTGTTATGTCACAAATTACAAACTTACCTTGTGGTAAAATTGTTTTGTGTCAAGCATATGACCATATATTAGAAACATTACAACCGGGACAATCGTGGTCTGATTTAGGGTTTTTAAAATGTATAACAACATCAAATAAACAAAAAGAACAGATTGAGTCTTTAATGAGAAATGTATCTTTTGATATATTAACCCCATACATTTCAGACGAATTTAAACCTCAAACATTACCTTCTAAACCTATTATTTCGGTTCATTCAAGAGAACCTAGAGATACCGCAAATCTAATTAAATCTTTTTATGTTAAATTTCCACAATATCGATGGGTTACATTTAGAGATATGAGAGGATTAACAGAAAAAGAATTCGCCAAAGGATTAGAAAGTTCTTGTTTATCAGTTTGGATTGACGAAACAAGTGGTTATGGTACATTTCCGTTAGAATCTATGAAATCCGGAGTACCGGTTTTAGGTTTAGTACCTAATTTAATCCCTGAGTGGATGACTGAAGACAATGGTCTTTGGGTTAATAATAAAATTCAAATGGTGGATTTCGTTGCCGATTATCTACAAAATTGGTTAGAGGATAATGTTAATGAAAATTTATATGTTGAAATGAAAAAAACAATAGACTCTTTACCAACCAAAGAATCATTTGACACTGAATGTGTTTCATTATTTGAGAAATTCTTGAACACAAGAAGAGAATCATTTGAAGAACAATTATCTAAATTACAAACAATTGAATAATATGGAAGAAGTAACAAAATTTGACGTATCAGTAATACTACCAATCAAATCATCAAAAGTTAGAGATTTTGATGAATATTTTAAAAAAGCTATTGAATCACTACGAATTCAAAAAACAGAGATTAATGAATTAATTATCGTTCACACTAATGAAACTTCCTTGGTTGAATATTTAAATAATTTTGATTTCGGAGATTTACCTGTGGTAAAAGTAGAATGGACTAAAGAACCTAATTATTCGGCTCAAATTAATTATGGTGTTAGAAGTGCTAAATCTACTTGGGTTTCATTGTTTGAATTTGACGATGAATACTCATCAATTTGGTTTAAAAATGTATTGAAATTTTCGGAATCATATCCGGATGTTCAAGTATTTTTACCAATAGTTGTTGATGTCGACCAAAATACTAAATTCGCCGGATTTACTAATGAAGCAACATTTGCAGCTAATTTTACTCCGGAAATGGGTATCTTAACCAATGAAACTTTAATGGAATATCAAAATTTCCAAATTTCCGGAATGGTTATTAAAAAAGATACTTTTATTGATTTTGGTTTATTAAAACCATCTTTTAAATTGACATTTGGTTATGAGTTATTTTTAAGATTAACTTACAATTCGGTTAGAATTATGTCAATCCCAAGAATTGGATATAAACATATGAATTTAAGAGAAGGGTCAATTTTTTGGAATTACAAAAATGGTGAAGATGTATTAACACCTGATGAGGTTAAATTTTGGGTAGAATCAGCCAAAAAAGAATATTTTTTCATTAATGATAGAGCCATAAAATACGAACCGGTAGAAGTTTAATGGTTGACATAATTAATTTAACAGGAGATACGAATGTTGAGTTAAAAAAGAAAGGTAGAAAACCCACACAAACAAATTATTTTGATGTTAGAGAAGAGATGGCGGTTATTAGGTTTTTAGAAACTGAATCATCTGAAGAACGAAATAAAATATATAATGAGTTTTTAAGAAAACCTTTAGATAAAATGATATCTTCAATTATTAGAAGATATAAATTATATAGAAAAGATATGGACTTCGAGGAAATCCATATAGACACTCACTCATTTTTAATGACAAAAATTGATAAGTTTAAGCCTTCTAAAGAAAAGAAGGCTTACTCTTATTTTGGTACCATATGTAAAAACTATTTGATGGGTCAAATTATTAAAGACCAAAAAGACATCAATAGAAAAATATCTTACGAAGATATTTCAACTAATTTGGAGAATAATGAAGAGTATTCCTATTATATTGAAAATGATAATTTAGATTCTGAAAAAGTTATACATCATTTTTTAATTAAACTAGAAATATTTATTAAATCAGAAAACTTGAATGAAAACGAAATAAAACTTGGTCAAGCGTTGTATGATTTATTCGACAATTATGAAAATATTTTTGTTGGTAACGATAATAATAAATTCAATAAAAATATCATTTTACTCTCATTACGAGAAATGACTAATCTTTCAACAAAAGAAATTCGAGGTTCTATGAAAAAATATAAGAATATGTATTTTGACTTAGTTCAGAGTATGGTTAAATAAAATATGATTTTTAATATTTATTAATATGGCAAGACCGACAAAAAAAGAAATCAATCTTAGTAAGGAATCAATGTTAGCGTTGATGCAAGAAATCTACAATGAACTTGTGGAACAAAGAAGTACCGCTATTAGAATCCAAAATAAAATGCTTACTATGATGAAAGACCCGGAAGATATGACAGTCATAGGTCCGGTTATCGAAAAACAACAAAAAATAATCAATGATTGCGTTGAGAAAAAATTAACTCTTTCAAAATTACAATCCTCAATATGGGAAAAAACGGTTAACAGTAATGATGGGGGTGGTAGTTTTTCAATTACAGATTTAGGTGATGATGAATTATTACGAACTTTAATGGAAAAAGATATTTCCAAAGATATGGATTCATATAAATTGAAAAAATAATACCGTATGCCGTCATTAGATATTAACTTTGATTATAATAAAATTCAAAAAAGAGTTAACGCAACAAAATCATTTGGTGATGTTAAATCTCAATATAATGACGCAACTAAAAAAGCCGGTGAATCATTTGAGAAAACTAAATCAAATGTTTCAGAATCATTAACAAGTGTTAAAGAACAAACCAAGCGTTATCAAAGACAAGTTAAAAATCAATTTGAGCAACTTTTGGATTTATCCAATACTACAGGTGGAAATGGTAGTGGTTCTCCAAAATATATTAAAAGATTATTACTAAGAACCATTAAAAATGTTCAACCAAGATTACGAACAATCGTTATCAAAGATTGTTTAACTGCGTTAGGTTGTGACCAACAACAAACATATAACCCGGGTCCTGTTTATGTTAAAGTAAGTTCTATTGATTTATTTAATAGATTACTTATTGACCCCCAAGACGAGGTTGGAGTTATTATTTACGAAAAAAAATCAATTCAAATAGGTCAAGTTCCATTCTCAATGAATCGTGAGTTACATCAATTAACGATGAATCCTACGACAACCTATTCTCACGTTGGTAAATCAGGTCAAGATTTATTTGATATTAAATATTATGAATTACACCCTGTTTTAGGTACGACTGGTCCTTGGTTTGAGGTAACATTAAAAAATAGAAGTAATCCTTTAAAAGTTGGTGAATTTATGGTTGATTATTATGATACCATAAGAATGGCAGAGGATACTGATATTATTGCATCGATTATGGAATCATTATCAGGTGTAATCTCAATGAAAATTGATGCGGGTATTTCACAGGTGGAAAACGCTAGTAAGTTTGAATTAATCCTTGCAAGAATATTAGGATTGTGTTTTGATAATAGAGGAAACGAAATTGATACTAGTGGAATAGCTAAGGTACCTGAATTAGATGGAGCTATTGATGATGCTTTTTTTGAGTTCACAGAAATTGATTTACGTAATATTGAAACTCGAGTACAGAATATTAAAAATGGGGTAATCCAATTTGAAGATTGTGATAATATATTATTACCGGTTAATTTTGATGAAATAGTATCGGCATTAGGAACATTAAATTTTTATGAAGGAACCGAATTTGAAAATGCTGCCGATAACATTACTGATGTATTAGCTAATAATCCTGCTTGGATTGGTGCTGGTATTAACGTAAACCCACAAGTTGTGGTTGATACTAATTTTATTAAGTTAATCACCCACGGGATGATTAGTGCATTAATCACTCCAAAAATGATATTACCTATAATTGTGATGTATAAAGCCTTAGGTAATATTTTGGCGGATAGTATTACAACATTTACTGACTTTGCTAAAATATTTAAAAAATTCTTCATTAATCTTGTTTCTAAAGTCGGGGCGATATTTGTTGAGGAATTGTTTAAATTAATCAAGGAAGATATTTTAAAATTGATACAACAAATTATTAACGATATTGTTAAAGAAAAAGTGTTTAAAAAATACGCAATGATATTAAAATTAATCGCGTTGTTATTAGCTATCGTTTCAATAATAAGTGATTATAGGAAATGTAAAAGTTTGGTTGATGAGATATTCGCGATTCTTAATTTAATTAATCTTCCGGGACTTGGTGGTGGAGGTATTCCTTTACCATTGTTATTTGCATCCCAATTATTGGATGGTTATTCAGAATCAAGAGCATTTATTGGTGTTATTGAGGAAATGCAAAGTTTGGGTATTCCAACCGGTGCAATGCCAAGTGGAGCCCCTAATTTAGATATTTTAGGAAAATTCGGACAAATGAAAGCAATGGCAACTGAAGATGCTGAAAATAATAAAGTACAAATCGCCATCGGACCATTAACAATTACACCGGCTATGTTAACGGTTCCGGCAAATGCTTACGGTAAAAAATTCTAATTATGGATAGAAAAGAGAAATCAGCAAAAATATTAAGTATAATCAATGATTATAAAAATTCATCAAATAAAGATTTGGTGATGGTTATGGACCATCTTCAAGAAGATTTTGAATTTACCAAAAATATGGTATTAAAAGGTACCGAACAAATTGATAGAATTGAGACAACATATAATATGATATTAAAAGAATATCAAAAACGAATGAATCCAAATGACAATAGATAACGAAAATAAATATCAAATATTATTTCCGGGGTATGTTTATGACAACCAAGACCCGATGATGTTAGGTAGACTTCGTATTATACCTGAAACGAAGAACTATCAAGATATTATTGCGTCAGTTCCTGATTGGAATGAAGAGACGGATAAATGGACATCTAAAGACCCGTTAATCTTTTTACCTTTATTACCTTTCTATATTAGTCAAACACCTAAAATAGATGAGTACGTTCATATTATTTATATGAATAAAAAATACCCATATAAAAATCAATTTTATCTTCAAGGTCCGTTTTCATCCCCAATGACTTCACCATTTGAATATTACCAAGGGGCTAAAAAATTCTTGGCAACCGGTGATAGAATCAAACAAGGTATGAGTTTGAAAAACCAAGACGGGGAATATCGTAATGATAAAAGTAAAGGGGTATTTCCGGAACCGGGAGATAATGCTTTATTGGGTCGTGGAACTGCCGATGTTATTGTTAAAGAAAATGAAGTTTTAATTCGTGCCGGAAAAACAAAAGAATTATCAAAAGATAAATTCCCGGTTGGAAATCAAAATAGAGCGTTTTTACAATTAACAAGATTCACTCAAACAAAAACAAATTTACCAAAAGAAACAAAATATAGATTAGTTGAGAATATCCAAATGGTTCAAAAAATGATTGTTTGGGATATTACTACACTAAACTCGAGTGCCGATTCATTTACCGGTTCTGTTAAACTATATAATCTAAAACCAAGTTCAAAAGTTAATACTCAAAATTTTAAGTTTGATACAATATTAGATTTAACTAGTGGTGAGGATTATGGTGCCGAATTGGAATCAGTTTCTTTTATGGGTAAACCTTTTACTGAATGTGTGAAAATTATTAATGATTTCATATCACTAATATATTCACCAAACATTTTATTTACCGGTATAACCGTTAATAACATTCAGAATTTAAGAAACGCATTTCCATTTATTGTAACCCCATCAAAACAAACCTACGAAACCGGTAAAAAATTCTCACCATCAACCGCATTACCTGATGTGTTGGAATATATCAATTATCGTCGTTTCTACAACAATATAAAACTTAATAACTCAAAAGAGGAAGGTTGGTTTTTAGTTTCCGGAAATAAAGGAGGAAAACCATTATTTGGACCTCAGTCTGATTTAAAAGAAGAAAGTATAACCCCTTCAAAAATACAAAGTGAAGATATTAGTTATGGGGTATTAGGGGCTCAAAAAGTTTATTTATTATCTCAAAACTCAGGTAGTCCAAAAGGTATTATTAATTTATCTGATACCCTTTATGGTATTCCTCAAGATAGATTTGTTGGTGTTGGAGATACTTTATTTGAAAAAACGTACTCTTCTGTTAGGGGTGAAGAATTAATCAAGTTAATTGAAAAAATTGTTGATTTTATGAACAATCACGTTCACCCTCACTCTAATATGGTACCGGATGAAGCGACCCAAGGTTCCAAAACAACCAAAACCAGTATTAACCAATTATTAGCCGATGTAAATAATACTGTTCTAAATCAAAATATTCGTATAAATTGAACCACCTTACAATTAATTATTGTAGGGTTTCTTGGGCTGACCGACTATTGTCTTTCATATCTCCACAAGCGTAAATTTCTGCCGTTCCAGCAGTATTATTTTTTGTAAAAGCAAAGTGTTTAATATTGTTTGCCGCTAGAATATCTCTATTATGTGTTGTTCCACAACTATTACAAGTCCAAACTCTTTGATTTAATTTTAATTCTTTATTTATAACACCACAAGAACACATTTTAGAACTAGGTTCAAATTGTCCTATCCTCAAAATATTACATCCATACCATTCGGATTTATAATCAATCATCTCATTAAATTTACTAATAGATATATCACTAAGAGCTTGAGCCAATGTATGATTTTTCATCATATTACCGGATTTTAATGTTTCCAAACATAAAGTATCAAAATTTGTAACCAAATAATGTGATGTTTTATGTAAGAAATCCATTCTTTTATTGGTTATTTTCTCGTGAAGTATTGCTAGTTTTTTAACGGATTTTAGTCTGTTATTACTTCCTTTTTGTTTTTTAGAGACTTTACGTTGTAATTTCTTTAATTTTTTTAATGATTTTTTTAAATGTTTTGGATTTTCTATTTCCATTCCGTTTGATAATGTTGCAAAAGTTTTAACACCTAAATCAATTCCTATGGCTTGTTTTTCACTCAATGGTTTTTTCTTTGGTAATTCTTGTTGCGACTCAACCAAAACAGAAATAAAATATTTTCCGGTTGGTGTTTTACTTATTGTACTGGTTTTAATTGTTCCATCAAAAACTCTATCAATCTTAACTTTAATATCCGTTTTAAATTTTGGTAAATTTATTTTTCCGGATTCAAAATCAATTATTGTGTTTTGTGGTATATTAAAACTTTGTCTGTTATCTTTTTTTGACTTAAATTTTGGAAATCCTTTTTTATCTTTAAAAAACTTGGTAAAGGCTTTATCTAAATTTTCTAATGACGCTTGTAGGGTTTGAGAATTAACCTCTTTTAACCAAGATGTTTCTTCATTTTTTTTAAGTTCGGGTAGGTCTTTTTTTAAATCAAATTTGGATAACCCTTTCCCGACTTGTTGGTAATGATGTATTTTTCGAGACAACCCATAATTATAAATCCAACGAGAACAACCCATATGTTTTAATATAAGTTCTTCTTGTTGTTTGTTAGGATAAATTCTATATTTATACGATTTATAAATCATCTTATATATAAATATCACAAATTTAGTAAAAGTTTAGATTTTTTATTAATTTTATCTAAAAAAAAAATATAAAAAAAGTTTTTAAGTTAGAAGATATTTATTGTTAAAACATTTTATGTCAATTAACAATTCCTATTTTAGTAAAAACAATACAATCATATCAAATAGTTTAACCAACACCGGAAGAAACCCGGTGACTGAACTATTTTATGGTTCGTTGGCGACATCACAGTACCCAAATGGTTATAGTCGTTTCATATTTGATTTAGACCTTACACTTCTTCAAGAAAAGGTTGCCGATGGAACAATATCTACAACTTGTACTGATGGTATGACCCACACATTAAGAATGGTTAATACTTCAACATTTAATCTTGAAACATTAAATACGAGTACTTCCCAAGGTAGATTACGTGCAACATCATTTGACTTAATTCTATTTAGAATACCGGATAACCAAATATGGGATGAAGGTGTTGGTTATGATTTTGCCGACTTAATTTACGATTATAGTAATTCAGATAAAAACTTCTCTACAAGACCTTCCAATTGGATTCAAACAACAACAATCGGTGGTTGGACTGAACCGGGTATCTATAACAATAAGAATACCGGAATGTTCCCTTATAGTGCATTAACAATCGTGGATACTCAACATTTCCAATTTGGTAATGAAAATATTTCATTTGATATGACGAATGAAATTAACAGTATTTTAACCGGTCAATTAACTAATGTTACCGGGTGGGGAATTGCTTATCTACCACAAGTGGAAAACCTAACAGGATTAACTGAGAACTACGAAGTACAATTCTTTACTAGACATACTCAAACATTCTACGAACCATTCTTAGAAACTAACTATGATGACTTAATTGAAGATGATAGAAATTCATTCTCATTAGGTAAAGTTAATAAGTTGTATCTATATCTTTATGAAGATGGTAACCCTATTAACTTAGACTCATTACCTTCAGTTTCTATATCCGATGCAAATGGAACACCAATATTAGGATTATCAACCCCTTATTTAGATGTGTGCCAAAGAACCAAAGGTGTCTATGAAGTAACAATTCCCCCTCTGATTGGATATCAAACCCCTTGTTCTTTTTATGATATTTGGTCGGGATTAACTTTAAATGGTTTTTCATTACCAAATGTTACAAATTCATTTACAATTCATCCATTGAAAAAATCGATTCAAATTGGTACCACAACACAAGAACCCAAAGTGTATGGTTTTGATTTTTACGGAATTAAACAGGATGAAAAAATATATAATACTGATATTAGAAAAGTCGGAGTTGTTATTAAACAAGCATATACCACTCAAAAATTATTACCAAACGTAGAGGCTTATTATCGGGTATATGTACGTGAAGGTCAAACCGAGGTTGAAGTTCAGGATTGGACTAAAATAAATAGAACACCAAACGAATATTACTTTATATTTGACACTAGAGACAAAATACCTAATGAATATTATATTGATTTAAAAGTGATAAGTAGTGGTGAAATAAATACATATAAAAAACAAATTAAATTCCAAATAGTAAATTTAAAGTATTTGGAATAATTAGATATTTATAAATAAAAAACATTATGGCAAATAGATATTTTACAGCAACAACTTGTAATGATAGTACCTCAATAACTTTCATTACGGATGATTTAATTATAACTGCAAACCCGATTAACAGAATTTATCAAGTTAATGATGGTAGATGTATCACAATATCATCATCAGGTGTAACAACAACAAATGATTCTACACTAACATTAGCATATGGACCATACACTTCTTGTACACAATGTATAACACCGGCCAATAGTGCAGGTATTACGTCAATAAATTGTACAAGTTGCGATTCAGTTGAATCAGTTACTGCAACAACTGTTCCTCACGCAATATATGTTAATTCTCAAAATCGTGCAATTTCCCAAAATAATACGGTGAGTATTGGAGGTTTTAATGGTTTAAATAATTAAAAAGTTATAGGAAAAAAATTATTTAAAATGGAAAAATTAATTTTTTTCCATTTTTTTTTGGTGTTTATTTTTTTATTCGTATATTTGTCCAATAATTTTAAAGTTATGATAAAATTTTTAAAACGTAAAATAAAACGAAGAAGAGTTAAGAAAAAACTTTTAGAGTTAAAAAACTTTTATGATATTGTTGACCCGGGAAGATTAGCCGATATTAATGATTGTAAATTCATTTTCCGGAACGTACTTAGACATATTAACTCAATTTACGAGATTGCACCTTTATCATCACACAGAATAGTTGAGAATAAAAAATTGGGCATTTTTATAATACTTGATGATAAAAAAATAACAATAATTAATCACGTATGTTATTATAGTAATATACCATTAAGTGATAGAGAATGGAAAAAAATGATTAATATGTACGACAATAAAGTACAAGAAAATAGAATGAAGAGAATTGACCAAATGAAATCACAGGTTGAATATTCATTATCAAAACTAAAAAATAAAATTTTGATTAAAACAAAAAACCCCTCTTTAGAGTAGGGGTTTTTTATTCTATAATAGTATCTTGGGTTATCTCAATCCATTCTCCAATAATTGGGACAATGGTTTTATTTTTACCGGGAGTTTGATTTATATTATTACCTTCATCATCACTAAATGTTGAATTTGGGTGTTTTTTAATATAATTAGTTACTTTTTTTGCTTTGGATTCTATTTTCTTAATCTGTTTATTTGTTTCATCCATCGAACCATCATAACTATCGTACTCTAATTCCGGACTATCGTATTTGGATACCGGAATGGTAAACGGCCCCATCTGAGATTTTTTAAATTGTCTAATACCCAATTGCATTGGTGCGACATAAGAACCTCTTCCCCCGGAACTATCACCGGTTGCTTCTGTAATCTGTATTTTGTTATTTTTTTTCATATAATTATAAATATCTAAAAATACTAAAATGGAAGAACAATCTTTATTCGGAAAATTATTTGAATCTATCCCAATACAAACAGAACAACATTTGGATGCTATCATATCAACTATGACAAAAGAACACGGAATTTATTATTTAACACAAGCCGTTAAATACGCATATCAATCCGGAATATATTCATTGGGTGAATGTGAGGTCTTATCCAAAGCGATTAGGGTAACAAATAAAAAAGAGGACATATAGTCCTCTTTTTTTATATTTTAAGATTTTGATTATCTCAATTCTCTTAAATCGAATGTTCTAACACCATCAACTGTGATTTTACCATAGAAACGGTCGTTAACCATTTTCTTAGCGTAACGTGTCATTATACCTTTAATAGGTGTAAAGTTGAATGGGTTGTACATTGTTGGTGTTAATTGTAACGGTACGTACGGAGCGTAGATGTAACCTGTATCAAGTAACGATGTACCTTTGTGACCGATTAACACAGTGTTTGCTGGGAAGTAAGGGTCACGGTATACTTGGTAACGACCTGCTAATGTACCAACTCTTTCAATACCCATATTGTATTGGTCTTGCTCAGGAGACGCGTTAGATACGTGGAAGTATTCTAAATCGTCAAAGATAGCTGAAACCTCAGATGAAACTACAATCCAGTTAGCACCACCTCTTAATGTAGATTTGTGGATTTGTGCTGATAATTGGTTAATCGCAGTGATTAACGTTTGGTTCCAATCTTTTTGAGTATAAGAAGTTGTTGCTGATAATCTTCTCCATCCGTTGTAATCCCAACGTAATGTCCAAGCTGCACCTTTACGTAAATCACGTAAGATTTCACGGTCAATTTCTGCTGCAACTTGTTCAGATAATAAAGCTGTTAATTCAGCTTCAGCATCGATGTTGTGGAAAGCCGCAACGTCTTGAGCTAACTCAGGAGACCATTGTGCTCTTAATTTTCTTTCAGTAACAGAAACTGTAACAGATTCTAAATCGAAAGAAACTTCACCGATTTTATCTTCAAACTCTAACTCTTCGTAACGTCTGAAAGCCGCTTTAATTGGTGAGCTAGCACCTGTACCTGACCAAGCTGCTGTTGTAATAGTAGCTCCTGAATAACCATCAGGTGTTGATTGACCACAAGAAACACAAACCGGTACTTGAGTATCAATTTCTAAATAGATAACACCTGTAGCGTCACAAATGTTTTTAAATGAACCACCATTACCATCAGTAGGCCAAGTAGTAGTTGTTGTAGTTCCATATTGTGCAATACCTTTACCGTATTTTTGAGTTACAACTCTAAATAATAAATTACTATAAGTTGATGTACCTAATTGTGTTGCCACAGTTGAGTCAGAAGTGAATAATCTAAGACCTGATAAAAACTCTTCAGTATCCATTTCTTGACCGTTAGGTCCGATTAATTTTCCATCACCCGTAGATGAGAAACCTGACATAGCAACTAAAATTTTTCTAAATTCTCCCGCAGTATATGCTGATGTTACTAAATCACCATTAGACCACGCAACAGTTTGACAGTTAGCCGTAATAGCCGACCATCTACCTTTTGAATAGTCGAATAATCCTTCAGGGTCTAAACCTGGTTCAGTACCTTCGTAGAATAAATCATAAAGGTTTTTTTGGTATGCTCCTGCACCTGTATAACCATTAGTTGGATTACCAGGGTAATTACCCGGAGAACCTACCGGTGAGTAGTGGTCACCTGATTGACTAATAGTTCCACCTGAGAAACCTTGAATTTTAGGTACAAAGTAGAATAATTTACCGATTGGTAAGTTCATTGCTTGTACTGATACGATTTCGTTCGCTAATAATTTAGAGAAAACTCTTCTTACAATAGGGAATACAACCGTTTCGAATGAACCGTTTGAACCTTCACCTGTTGCCTCGTTAATTAAGAAAGACGCTTGGTTCTCATATAACTGAGCTACGTTTTCTTTTAAGTGTCCTTTAAGACCTTCTAGGAATCCTAATTTATCCCATTTGTTGATAGTATCTTCTTTGATAACTTTAAGGTGTTTTAACCCAATATTACCAACTAGACCTGATTCTAATAATGCTCCCATTTTTTTGGTTTTTATTTGTTTTTTTAGTTTATTTATTATTTAATTTTTGACATTAAATCTTTCATTCTCAAGAATTGTGGATTCTCGTATGTTTTTGATTCAATTAAGTTAACCGCTGAACCTGTTGAAGGTGCTTTAGCAATTTTTCTTTCAAGTGATTCATTAACAGACTGAGTTTTAATTCCAACTTCTGATAATTCATTTTTAATTGTCTGATATAAATTTTTAGATTCTTTGATTGTTTCAACACTATCAAATCTTCTTAAAATGTTTATTTTTTCTTGTTTTGAAGTAGAATGTTCTGTAAATAAACGAGTAGCGTAAGCTAAGTTTGAATTAAATACCGCAACTTCATTTAATTTATTTCTAAAAATATCTAAAGCTTTTCTGTATTCTTCATTCTTTTCTCTTAAAACTTGTAATTCGGTATTTGAAGTATTTTCTTTAATTGATGAATTTACTTTAGAATGTGCTCTTGGTTTTGGTAAACCTCCTTTTCTAAATGCTGACCCATTACCTAATGTTCTTGAAGCTTCTTTAGTTTCTGTTTTTTTAACAGTTGAACCTTCTTTAGTTTCAGATTTTTTCACCATTTTATTTTTACTTAATTTACTTCCGGCGTTTTCACCATCTTTATAAGTAAATTTAGCTTTTCCGGTACCCATAGTTTTTGGTCCCTCTTTCATTTTAGTTTTAAAACCTTCACCTTGATTTGGTTTTGAATCATATGAGAACTTAGGTTTTCCCATACCAACACCTTTAGGTTTGATTGTTGATTTTGACTCATAAATAGATTCTTCAATTTCTTCATCCATTTCAATTTCATAGACGATTTCTTCGTCCATTTCCTCGTCGTCAGATTCATACATTTCTTCATCCATTTCCTCATCATCTTCGTCATCAGAATTAAACATTCTTTCTACGATAGATTCAATTGACTCGTCCATTTCTTCTTCGTCTGATTCATAATCTTTATAGTGTCCGTCAACATCACCAATTTTATGACCATCACGTCTTTTAAAATCATCTTTGTTTCCGCCCCACTCTTCGTCCATTTCCTCATCCCAAGACTCGTCCATTTCTTCTTCTTCACTTTCGCCAACAATCATATACTCTTTACCTGTTTCTTCATCTTTTAGGTGGGTGTTTCCTTTGTCGTCTTTAGTAACAACAATATTATCATCCGGTCCCATTAATTGAAACACTCTTAAAACTTCTTCATCGTCTGCGTCAGTTAAATCTATGGTATCTTCGTCGTCCATATCTTCGTCGTCCATATCCTCAATATCTTCGTCGTCCATATCTTCGTCATCAATATCCATATCGATATCTATATTATCCATATCTGTATCATCATCCTCATCATCTAATTCATCACTATCCATTTCAATGTCAGCAATATCCTCAGAACCTGAAGGTTCTTCTACATCAATGTCAGTTTCAATCTCATCCTCGTCTTGTTCAGTAAGAGATTCTTTTACTAATTCTTTGATTTCTCGCGACATTGTTGACGCAAGTATTCCTTTTGCATTCTCAGCGACAGCTTCTTCCAAATTTTTCATTTGAATGATAGCCTCTTCAACTAAAGATTTTTCGTTTGCCATTTTTGTTTTAATGTTATTTTAATATATAAATATCTCCCATTATGAAAAAAGTTCAATTTTTACTAAATTCATAACAGGTTTTTATATTTCTATAAATATTATCAAAAAATTAAAAAGCATAAAAAAAGAGGACGATATGTCCTCTTTATTAAATTATTGAATAAAATTATTACTCTATCACTTCATCAATTTTACTTTCAACAATTGCAGTGATTCTCCAATCCATTGTGTAGTTTTCAAAAACTTTAGTAACTTTTGCCTCCACATCTGTAGGGTTGTACCCACTCACTAATTTTTCTTCTCTTTTAATTTTTACTTTACCGGATTCATTATCCACGGTCTCTAACGCAATTTTTGCAATGAAATACTTTTCGTCCATATTTTTTTCTATTTAGTTTAATACCCTAAATAATCGTTTAATTTTTTCATTAAGTCAAGAGATTTATTACCAGAATCCCCAACGTGTCTTTCAACACTCATTTTTTTCTCTTCTTCAAGATTTTCATCATAAAGATGTTTGTCTTCTTTATTTAAAAATAAATAAGCCCCCGGAGTTGAAGGTGAAGATACTAAGTCAAAACAAATTAGTTCAAAATCATCCTGAACTTCGTTTTGTTCTCCTACTTTTTTTAATGACCCAACACCTCTTGATGATATACCTAAAGTTACACCTTGTCTTAGATAGTTCGCGGCCAAATCACCTTTAGTAGAACAAATCCCACTTTCGTGAAATCCCGGAGAGGTAAGTAATTTAATTTTACCCATTAACACATTACCCTCCCACCAAACATCTGTGATAGCGTGAGAAACTCTATCCAAGTCAATTAAAGATGATTCAGGGTGATTTAACTCTGAAAGAGCAATTCCCTTATTAATCATCTTTTTATAATTTTCTGCTTCTCTTTTTAATATTTTTTCAGGATAAACACGACCATTTCTATTTGGTGTATTATATTTTTGTAATACAGCATAAAACTCAAATGGTTTTGAATGGTCTAACATTTCTCTAGATTCACGGATTATTTCAATATTTCTTGTTTCTGTTGGTGAAATATAACCCGCATCATATTCGATAAGAATACCTCTTCCTGATTCATTTGGTTGTAATATTTTTAAATTCATATTCAATGTTTTAATAATAAATATTAAACATTATCACTTTGTAACAATTTATCTTTTTTTGTTAGATAAAATTTGAATATTTCATTGTTCAAAAAGTTATCCATAAAAATTTGATTTGTAATATCATTTAACGTTTCTTTAATTGTTAGGGATTTAAAATCTATAGTATTATCGATTAGATAAAAATTAATTTCAAGATTCATAAATGATTTTTTATCAACGTTTAAACCACTTGACCGTAGGTCTAAATCAACTATAAATTTTTCGTCGAAGATTTTTTTGTTTATCGTCTTATAGACTGAGTGTTTTACATTTCTACTCATATTAAGAACAATTCTGTTCCAATTTTCACACTCAATTATTGGCTCCACCCAAGTTTGAATATTTAAGTAAAGTGATTTTAATGTTACCGAATCTACTGTTCCGTATAACACTTTTGCGGTTTTAAAACCCTTTAGTTGAGAGGTTTTCCCCTTCTTCATTCTTTTTCATATTATAATGTTTATTGATTATAATAAAAAAATAAGTATTTTTACCCCCGGAGTCAAATTTTACCGAATTTTGTGATATATGTAGTATATGATTATAGTTAAATTAGAAAATAATATAACAATTGAGAAAGCTTTGAAAATTTACAAAAGTAAAGTAATCAAAACAAGACAGAGTTCTGAATTAGCAAAAAGAAAAGAATTTAAAAAACCGTCAGTAATTAAACGTGACGGTCTTAATAAAGCTAAATATGTTCAGAAAAAATTTAAATCAAACAATAATTAAAGATTTTCTTTTAGTCCTTTAAGTTTGAAATAAGTTAATTTGTCATATTTTTCAGATAATACTTTAGTTAAAGTTTCATCTATTCTATTTTGCATTGTGGTATCAGTGCTAGCATTTTTCATTTCTGTTAATTTTGAAACCACGTCTTCTTTGATAACCTCAAATTCTGAACTTAATTTTGAATCATCTTCACTTAATAATTTTTTTAACTCTTCTCTTTCTGACTCATTAAGAGTTTCGATATAAGATTTAATAGTTTTATTAGCAACACTTACCATAGTACTTAATGGTAATTCAATACCCGTAGTTTCTTTAACCGGTAATTTTTTTAATGACTCAACAATAATATTACGACTTTTAATTTTTGATTCAATCGTTAATACATCCGTAGAAAATAATGTATCAATATTTTCATAAAGATTTTCTACCTGTTTATTACCAACCCAAGATTTAATTTTATCTAAATCTGAAGGTTTTACTTTATTAATTGTGTTCTCATACATCTTAATACATTCATTGATGTATTCTCTTGCATACGACTCACTTAATGATTTTGGGGAATTTAATTCATCATACAAGTAAAATAATTTACTTACATTTTTATTCTCCAAAACTAATTTTTTGAAATTTTTAATTTCATCTTTAAATGTATCGTTGGCGTATGATTCTAATAATACGTTCTCTATTTTTGATTTTAATATTCCGAATTTCATAATATGTTTTTATTATAAATATCAATCTTTTAGAAGTTTTCCTAATTGAGACTCAATTTCACCTAAAGAATTTTTACCCTTGGATAAATCAATATAAGAGGATTCTTCAATCAGACTATCATTTTCTAATAAGATTTTAAGGTTATCTCTATTAAATGATTCCGGAGTTAATTCTTCTTCTCCTTCCGGTGGTGTTTCTGCCCCCGGTGTTTCAGGAGCACCTTCCGGTGTTTCAGGTGTACCTCCTGGTGTTTCAGGTGTACCACCTAATTCACCACCTAAATCAGGTTCAGGACCTCCTCCGAAGTCTCCACCTCCAAAACCTCCTCCACCTCCCGGTGGTGCCGGTGATGATGGTTCTACACCACCTCCACTTGTTGACCCTGATGGGTTACCATATAATTTATCGATATTATCAAAAATACCGGTATGAGTAATAATTGTCGCAGTGTTTGTTAATTCAGCACCAACCGCTTTTTCAATACGTTGTTGTTGTAAATCTAGTTTAATTTCTTCGTCGGAGAAACCTAAAATATTTTTCTTAGCCCAAGAAACTGACACAGGTGCAATACCATCAATTGCAGCAACCGCTTGTTGATACAAATTAATTTTTTCTTTCCATACCTCAACTTTCAATAAATCCGCTTGTGTTGATGGGTTGATTAATGTTAAAGTAAAGTTTGATAACTCATCTTCAAAACCTAATAAAAATAAATGTATAATTGCGATTTTATTTAATTCGGCAACCATAGATTTTTGTATTTTATTAATCGTTCTTGCAAAACGAATATCCTGTAAAGATAAATTTTTACCATCACCAACAGTTTCTTCAAACCCTAAGAATGATTTTGGAACACGGAGTGCTGTAAGTAATTTCTTTTGGATATATTCGATATCAGCAATTTCTGATAAGTTTTGAGCTCCTTGTAAAGTTTCAATCGGCATTGTTTGTGCCGGGTCACGTACCGGGATAAAATAATCTTGGTCAACAGCCATCTGATTAAATCTCATATCAACATTACCTGTCTTAGCATCTACAACTTGGTCTCGTTTAAATTTGTTAGCCACACGTTGTACGTAAGCTTCAACATCCTTATCATCCATATTACCAACGAATACCTTGAATACACGTCTCTCCGGTGCCCTTGATGTTCTATAAATTAACATTGCATCCTCAGATAATAATAATTGCTTCCAAATACGTCTCGCTTTTTCCAACATAGAAGTACCATAAGGGAGTTTTCTATCATCACCTAATAATCTAAAGTGGGCGATTTCCCAAGAGTTAAATTCCATATCTTTAGCCTTCCATTTGAAACGGAGACCTTTGTTTTCAATAGGTTCCTCAATATTTGCTGATTTCGCAGCCATACCTCGTTCCAAACGTTCGATTTCTATGTTAGGTAATTGCATACATCCAATAACACCTTTATCAGAATCTAATTTAAGATATACAAAATTATCACCATATTTACAAGTATTTCTTGTCCACATAGTTAAATTTGTATTAATATCTAAAACATTATTAAACAAATCATCCAAGATTGATTTAACCCTTTTTGACTCGGAATAAATACGTAACATATGACCGGTTTCATCTACTGTGGTAGATTCTTCACCATAAATGTCTAAAGCTGCGGAAATTTCCGGAGTATACTCCATAGATTCATAATCATAAAATGACGCTAAACGTGTTGGCTCATAATAAACCGCTTGAGTATACAGATTACTCTCAATTTTAGTCCATTGGTTGGCTAAGTAATAAGTTTGTTGTGCTTGTAATTTTTCCCTTTCATATTCGGCTTTAGAAGTTGTTTTTAATAACTCCTTTTTATCTAATGAATATGTTGGGTAATCTTGATTTAATAACGAATTTGGACCAAAGGCTCTAGATAACCTCTGCCAAACTGTTAAATCTGTATTTTGATTATTTTCCATAATTTAAATTTAAATATTTTTTTTCCTATATAAATAGTTGTATAATATGTTAAGGGTATGTTGTTAGTAATTCAATTGGTTGATTTAATGGTTGTCCATATAATTTACTACCAATTGTAAATACTGACGTATATGAAGTTGTAAATGTTTGGTATATTGTTCCATCAGAATTAAGAATAATAGTACCATTAGAAGATACCCCGTTATATGAAGTGAACGCACCATTAAATAATAATTTATTTACCCATATAACACTACCAAAAGAAACTACATTATCAAATCCGGTACCACTATTAAATGTGTTGTCAATAGTACCATTTATATTTAATTTAATAATTCTATTTGCCGACACTCCACTATATGTTGTAAAGAATCCAAAGGCGTAGAACGACGTTTCCCCGGATATTCTCATTAATCCATTTGGTTGATAAATAATTGTATTAAAACCTGTTCCACCACTAAAAGATGTGTCAATAGTACCATTAGATAATAATTTTGTGATATGGTTCGGAGTTGACGTTCCATTATAAGAACTAAAGTATCCTGATATAAACATAGAATCATCTGAATTCATTAAAACTTCAACTCCGGTATTATCTAATCCTGTACCAACTACAAATGTTGAATCATAAGAACCATTACTATTTAATCTTGCAATTCTTGAACTTGAAGTTCCACTATACGAACTAAAGAAACCAACAACAACTATTCGACCTAACGAATCTATTGCCGTTCCTTCTGTAATACTATTAAATCCTGTACCAATATTAAATGTATTATCAATTGACCCATCAGTATTTAATCTAATAATTCTATTTCTGGATACGCCACTATACTGAGTAAAAGTACCTGTTGCAATTAATTTTCCATCAGGTTGTTGTGTCAATGAATTATATAAGAACGGCCAAGGACTAATATTAAATTGAGTACCACCTGTAAAACTATAATCAACAGTTAAATCTTGATTTAATTTAATTATGTAATTCACAGATGTGTTATTATAAGTGTAACCGGTAAAGAATCCATATAAGTAGGACGAAGTAGTATTGTCTACTTGGTCTGTTAAATAAAAATAATTAGGACCACCAATACCCGATAAGTTTTGACTAGTAAATTGGAATATTGGAGTTGGTGTTGGAGTTGGAGTTGTGGTTGGGGTTGTTGTCGGAGTTATTGTATTTGTTGGTGTTATTGAAGGTGTTGGGGTTGGTGTAGGTGTTGGAGGTACACAACATATACCATTATTATTCGCGGTACTGCTACCAAATTCTTGAGAATTATTTGCATAATAAGAAGTTCCAGGTGTAGTACTTGAAACCGCACAAATATCATTAAGGAATGTCCCTTCCGAAGTGTATTTTTTAGTTATAACTGTATTTGTACCACAGTTTCGGTATTTAACAAAAACCGCATTATTTAGTGATAAGTCAGTATTACCCACCGATAATATTAAATCACTTTCTGTAATAGTAACATCAAGATAAGTACAATTACAACTTGAAGTAGGAGTTATTGTTGGTGTTGGTGTTAATGTTGGGGTTACAGATGGTGTTGGAGTTAATGTTGGTGTTGGAGGAATCCCCCCATTTACCTCAATTGGTTTAGGTAATACCTTAGTAAGACCTTTTATTACTTTAACATTATAAATTCCTTGACCTTCAACATTAAGTTTAGACCCCGCTAAAATATTACCTGATTTTTTTCGAGTAACAAAATCCCCACTTTTAATGTTGTTATCAACTAAAAATTGATTAGGTTTTATTTCTTGGTTTAAATCTAAGTTAATGTTAACGGAAACATCAATACTTCGTTTTCTATCACTAAATCCCATTTATTCTTTTTAGATAAATATTATCTCATACCAAATAACCAACCATATCTTTGATAATCTTCTCGACTAAGTTGTTGTCCGTTAAATTGGTTAATTCTATCTTGATAATGTGGAATTACTGGGTCAAAATGAATATGCTCTTTAACCGTTTCATTATTACTAACAGACCAAGACTCTAACATAGCCTTAGTTTGTTCTGTAACTTTAGTTAGTTTAGCAAAGGATGATTCCCCCACGTATGTTGCCATCGAAATAGACATAATCATATCATCGTGATGACCTTTTTGGTGGTCAGGACGACCATTAATATAAACAAATGTATTCATCTCGTTATATAAACGAGAACTATAAATTCTAAATTTGTGTCTCATCGCTTCCTCAAACGAGGCGATGATTTGAACACGTTTATTATTAAAGTTAATTCCCGGGATTTTTTCTGCTGCCTTAGGGTCATATTTCCATTGATTACCTAATTCAACACCGTCAACATATAAATCCTTATAATTCATTTCTTGTAATTTTCTTGATGTTGCAACACCCATACCTCCGGTAATATCAATAACAACATATGCCGAATATATTTTAGCCCATTTAAAACAAATTTCCGCCATAGTATCAGGAGGTAATTTACCAACGTATTCCGCAACTTGTTCTCTTTCGTCAAAATCTATAATTTGGAACGAACTAAAATCTTCAGAATCCCCGCGGGAAACATCGACACCCATTATATATTTATGACCAACAACCGGTTCCTTCCAAATCCAAAGAGCATTACCCATAAGTTTTTGTATTGGTTCCAAAATCATATTCTCACGAATATCTTGCATCATTAATGAATCAAATACGTTATCCCCGGAACCTAAGAAGTTACATTCTAACTCCTGAGATACTTTACGTTTATCGTATTTTAATTTCTTAACCATCGCCTCAAACCAAGAAGAACAAGGTTTGTAACCGTCAGCCATTAATATTTTGACCTCATCAAAATTCCTCGAGTCATAAGATTTAACACCCCAATCAATAAACGTATTAGGGTCATACTCTTCTTTATTTAATAAATAATGAATAATATTATCTGTTTTAACAAAAAATAAATCTTTAGTATATCTTGGGTCTCTATACCAAAACATTTCCGTAATTTTGAAATCATTCATATTACGTAACGCTTGGTCATATATCTCATAGTAAATTGCGTCATAACCATTCGGTGTAGAAACAACAATTACTTTACCCCCTGTAGATAGGGATGCCATACACGCAGACCAAAAGTCACTGTCTGCTTCGATAAACGCGGCCTCATCAAATACAAGTATTGTAGGTGTAAAACCACGTAACGCATCCTTAGATGTCGCAACGGCTTTAACCTCACAACCATTTGTTAATTTATAATGTTTTTGGGAATTTTTGGCTTTATCAAAACCTACACCGGTCCAAGATGGCCATTGACCAACAAATGAACGAATTTTATTGGCCATCTCTAATGAGGTATCCAACTTATTCGCAATAATTAATATTTTTTCAGGAGTTTCTTTTCTTGCGAAAACCAGTCTTTTAGACATCCAAGCCGCGGTAACTGTTGATACCCCGGCTTGTCTGTATTTTAATGCTATGTTTTCATTGTAGTTTTCATAATCATCTAATAGAGTAATTTGGTCCGGAAAAAGTTCTAATGGAACATATTTTTTTACCGTGTTATCATACGTTTCTAAGTAAGTTCTTAATGCGTATTCAGTATCTCTATTACATTTTACGTATTCAATTAATACTTGTTCTTTAGTTAAATTCGACATACATACGTTGTCGGTAATTTTTTTAGAATCCTAATGAAGACAAATCGATATCATCTAAATCGTCAAAATCATCATCGTCATCACCATAATCATCATCGTTTTCATCGTCATACATTTTTGTCTCGTATTCGTGTTTTTTAAGAATATCGACGATTTCATTAACCATTCTATCAATTACCTGTTTTGCTTCTGGTTTATCGGCTAAAATAGCGTTAGCCAAGTTTAGGAATTGTCTCGCGTCTAATTGAGACAATCTCATAAATAAATATTGTTGAAGATGTCTTTGGTCGTCTTCATATAATTTGTCAGGCCAAGCGTCTCTAAATTTCTCCCAAAAAATAGGACCTAACCTTGAATCCCAAATTTCCGATGGTAAAGAATCCTCAGCACTAACAACCATATTTCTTTGAACCGGGTCGTTAGGTAATCCTTGGTCACCATATAAAGAATAAATACCTTTAACAATTTCGTGAACTAATAATGGGAAAGTAACCGCCTTTGCTTTAATTGTTGGTGGGTCAGTCTCAGGGTCTGATTCTGATTGTCCTAATTGACCACCACCTGAACCAGCCATTCCTTCCATATCAGGATATAACCAATATAAATGTTCCATTAATGATTGGGTAACACCATATAAGTTTAATAATTGAGGATTTAATCTATTGATTTCATCACTCACTAATACGTACATATGCCCACCTTTAAAAGCCGCACCTTGAACTAATGAATTAATCATTCTTCTCTTAGCTTTTTCTAAGTTGAATTTTTCCATAGCATCCATAAAGTCTTCCATCTCTTCCTGATGTTCTTCACCTTCCTTAAATGCTTCTTCAACATCTTCTTCGTCCGGTTGTTGAGGTTGTGTTTGCATTCCTTCTGCGGCACTCATACCTCCACCAACTAATTCAACGTCAAATTGTAATTGACCTTCAGGGATACCTAATTCTTTTTTAACTAAATCGACGGCTAAATTTTCAAGATATTCTTTATGTTGTGATTGAATCATAACAATTTGTCCTAAACTACCCATAATGGAAGAAATTAATCCCATAAAGGCGTTATTACCTTGGATTGGTCTAGTATCACCTAAAAATTGTCTAACTTTCTCAACAGAATCTTTAAATCGTTGAGAAGAAATTAATTCAATATAATCTCTATCACCATCAGTTGGTAATGCCGGATGTTCGTGATATGGTGTTCGTTTTTGAGTTATTTGTCTCTCAATCCCGGGTTCCATTCTTTCAGGTCCTTCATAATCAATAGGTGCCTCACTTAATCTACGATTAATCTCATTTAACATCTTAGTTTCGTTTTCGGTCAATCCTTCACTGATTAATTTTTTATCTAAGTCACTTTTGACTTTTAAAACGTTATCCATTTTTAAATTTGCACTCATATTATTTGTTATTAAGACCTATTGCGTTAAATGTTAAAAAACTTGGTAATTCTTTCTTTTGGGCTTTTGGAGCACCTTTTTTATCCGGATTAGGTTGAAATGGGTGTTTAGGTCTTGGAGTTGTACCGGGTTTAACTTTAGGTTTGACCGGTGCAGTTTTAGTGTCCTCATCCATTTCAGTTTTTTTAGCCTTTGGAGCCCCTTTCTTATCCGGGTCAGGTTTAAAAGGATGTTTTGGTTTTACTCTTTCTTTTTCTTTTGGTTTTGCAGGTGCGGTTTTAGTATCACCTTCAATTAAATTAACTAGTTCTTTTTTCGTCATCTTTGGTGTAATGTGTTTTTCCACTAATCTTAAAATTTGTTTTTCAATTTCGCTTTCCCCAAAAGTTGGTTTCGGACCCATTTGATTAAGTTTACTTTTCATAACTTTATTAAACGCACCACCTACCATATCTTTATAACCTTCATTGGTTTCTTTCTTTTTCTTTTCAGGAAGTTTTGCAAAGTTAGTTTTTTTTGCGAATTCATCCGCCATTTTACACCATTTTTTTTGTTCTGTTGTTTTTCCATCACCACATTTAGCGAAGAAATATTTTTGTTGTTTTTTTGATTCAAATTTTTCGTCAATTTCTTTTTCCTCAAACATACCCATACCATCAGCACTTGCGTCCGGGTCTTGGACTAAATCAATATCATCATCTTCTTTAACTTCACCTTCTTTGGTAACTGTTACAGACCCATCCGTATTAATAGTAGTCGTTCCGGCAAAACTTTTACCTTTCGCCTCACTATTACTATACGTTGTTTTTTGAACATTTTGAGTCACAGCCTCGTCAGTTTCTTTCTTAGATTCCAATAATCGATTAAATAAAATGTCGACTTGTTTATCAGACATTTTATTTAAAGTAGAAGCTTTGATACCTTCTTTAACTAATTTTAATTTTTTCTTATTAGTGTTCATATTTTAATGTTTTTTCAAATTCTAAAACGAAATCTCGTTCATATAATTTATCTTTGACTGATTCTTCGGTTTCACCGTATTTAAAAACCAATCGTTTTTGTTTAGCAAAATCGATATCACTACTATCGTTTTCGTATGCTAAAGCAATAATACCGTCAATCGAATCTAACATCGTAAAATAGTCAGAGTTTTGAATTACTGACAATGTGATTTGGTCATTCTTCAAAACTCCTACTTTTTTTATGTGTTCTAAATCCGGTGGAAGTGGGTTTTCATTTGCTGGAGATGACTCCCAATTTTCTCCCCATACATCTTCCAAATCATCCGAAAAAATAAATTCGTATATGTTATCTCCTTTATAGTTCGGTCCTAATTCATTAACATATATTAAATAATTCATTATATCACCTGACCTTTAGTATTTACTCTATATTGTTTTCCATCCATTTCAAATACTAAATTTTTCTTATTGGTTTTACCAACTAATTTAGCTTTAGGATTTGAATTTAAAAATTTAGTCGAACCTACTTCTTGAGAAATACTTTCAGATAATTTTTTAATTTTTGATATTTTTTGTTTTCTCTCCTCTTTTAACAATTTTTCATTTCTTTGTTTTGATTCGATTAATTGTTTTTCTTTTTCGTCAATTTTAAAATACCCTTCGATAATTTTATCAACTTTTGACTCAGTAAAGATACCTTCAATCATATCTTCTAAATGACCTGCCTCATCATCCTTAATATCAGGATGTCTTAAATTTCTATGTTTCGGGTGTCTTGGTTCAAAATCAAAATCTTTCTCAAAATCAATTTCTTTAAAATCATCATCGTCATAATCACTGAATTTGGATTTAACTTCAAAATCATCAAAACCTTCCGCCATCTCACCTTCTAAATCCGGTGTTGGAGTTGGTTCTCCCTCAGGTGTTGGTTCTTCACCACCCATTTCATCAGGATTAAATCCTCCCATATCACCTTCATCTTCAACACCTTCAAATTTGTTCATAATTTCTTCCTTATCCTCTTCATCTAATGAATCTAAATCTAATGAAGATAATACAGAATTAATAACATATTTAATATCATTTGAACTCATTTGTTGTCCTTCCTCAGTTTCACGATATTCTCTAATTCTTTGAGCTAACCTACCTGTGATTTTTTGAATAAGTTTAAGACTTACCGGTTCATTATCCTCTTCCATATCAACATCTACATCAACGTCAACATCATCAATCGGTTCCTCAGGAGCCGGTGATGGTTCAGGAGATGGAGCAGGTGCCGGAGCGGGTGCAGGTGCCGGAGCGGGTGCAGGTGCCGGAGCGGCTTGTTCTGATGTTTCACCACCACCCATTTTTAAAATGTATTTAGTGGCTTCTTCAGGACTCTCATAAAATAAATTAACATTTTTATCGTTACCTTCATTAATGTTAACCTCTTTTGCAACTAAATTTAAACGTTTGAACGCTTGAGAATATGATGAATAATATTTTCTATTTTTCATTGGTTCCATATAATCAAATTCATCAGTTGATTCAGTTAAACTTCTTTTGATAACGTAACCATTTTTTTCCTTATCGATTCTATAAGTTTTACCATCAGCTAAAACTTTTGTATATTCAGTTGATTTGTCTTCATTTATAGGCGTAGGAATATTTTCTTTGTATCTAGCGATTTCCATAATACGTTGGATTTTTTCCAAACCTTCAAGTTTTTCGCTACCAATCGGTTTTAAATTGTTTCCCATTTTATAGTGTTTTTTTCGGAATTATTTTATATATAAATATATTCGGAATTAAAAATGTTATAATTCCATTAGGTTTATTATTAATTATATTGTTTTTTCGGCTAAAGAAAGTTTTTCATCTTTATATTCAGTTTGAAAATCAAAAAGTTTTTGGATATAACCGTTTCGTCTTAAAACTTTAAAAACTAAATTTTCATCAGACATTTCACCACCTTTTTCTAACCCGGCAGTTCTATATTTCTTAATCTTATCTTTATACTTATCAATTAAATCTATTGCAACATCCAATGGTTCTTTTTTCGCGTTTTCAATAACCATATCAATTTGGTTCATCCATTGTTGTGACTTCTTCTTGATTAGTTCAGTATCAACTTCAGTATTATCTATTTTAGGTTTCGTTATCCATTCATCATATAATACTGAGTATTCACCGCTACTAAAATGTGATTCTGATTCATTTTGAACGTATAACTCAACATCGTAACCAAAAATGGTGATATTGTGCTTATCGTTAAATAAAGTTTTTTTTAATTTGAAAAGTTCTTCATATAATGGTAATTCTCTATCTGAGAATTGTTCAAAATCAACGATTATATGTAAATCAATATCTGAAAATTGAGACCAATTATAATTAGCTAATGACCCGGTCATCATTACATCTGATACTATCACATCTACACCTAAGAAATCTATAAATTCGTCAGCGATATCAATTAATCTTTCTCTGACTTTAGGTCTCATAGTCTCCATCTGTCCTTTTGGGTCGGACATAGCTCTTTCATTAGGTAAAACCCAAATCTTAGGATTTAGTTTATCCTTTAAATGAAAACTTGATAAAATACTTTTTAAATTACTCATTATCCATAAATACTTTAAAAAGTATAATTGTTACAATTTTTTGTGTTTGTAAGTTTTAACTATTTTTGAAGAGAAGAATTTTCCTTGAGATTCTGCCATTCTGAATTGAGTATATATTTGATGAGGAACATCATCATACTCGTACTTTAATCCGTTGTTAAATTCCACAACTAATTTTTTTGTTTCAGTGTCGTATTCGGTTTTTTTTACGTTTGAAGATTTAATTTCATTAATTATCTTCGTCCCTTGAATTGTTTCTTTTAGTATCGCCATCTTTTAAAGGTATTTCTAAATCAATAATACGAAGTCTTTCTTTTAAGTAATCAGTGTATTCATTAAAATCTTTTATATCAAAATAATCTTTTAATAAATGAAAAACTCTGGTTTGCTCATCGGAATATCTTTGAAAATTTCTCATTATATCTGTCGGGTAGTATGGTGGTTTCTCTAAATCCTTTTCAGTCCAACCCTCACGTCTAAATGCGTGACGTAATTCACGATAAATTGATTCCAATTCTTTCAACTCATCGATTACTTCCAAATATTTTTTCCAACCGCTTTGTAATTTCATATCAATAAATATTTGGATTTAAAAAAAATATGTTTATCTTTGCATCATAAATTATTAATTAAGTAAAAAATTATGACAGATTCATTAGATGGTGGAGCAAACGGTGGTAATAAAGCAGTCAAAACAGACTCTTCTACACCTGTATTAGATAATTTTAGTAGAGACCTTATTAAATTAGCCCAAGAAGGAAAACTTGACCCGGTTGTTGGTCGAGAGCGTGAAATTACTCGAATTGCTCAAATTCTTTCTCGTAGAAAGAAAAATAACCCAATTATTATTGGTGAGCCCGGATGTGGTAAGACAGCGATTGTTGAGGGATTAGCCATTAAGATTTTTGAAGGAGATTGTCCAAGGAATTTAATGGATAAACGTATTGTATCATTAGATATGACTTCAATTGTTGCCGGTACCAAATATCGAGGTCAATTTGAAGAAAGGATGAAAGTAATTATTGAGGAACTTCAAAACGCCCCAAACATAATTGTATTCATCGACGAAATTCATACAATCGTTGGAGCGGGAAATTCATCCGGTTCAATGGACGCATCAAATATTTTCAAACCTGCACTTGCCCGTGGAGAAATTCAATGTGTCGGAGCAACAACATTAGACGAATATCGTAAAAACTTTGAGAAAGACGGAGCGTTAGAGAGACGTTTCCAAAAAGTAATTGTGGATGCTGCAACCAAAGAAGAAACCTTAATTATTCTTCAAAATGTTAAATCAAAATATGAAGATTACCATAAGGTAACTTATTCTGATGAGGTACTATCAACTTGTGTTGATTTGGCGGACAGATATATCACCGACAGAGAATTCCCGGATAAAGCTTTTGATATTATTGATGAGGTAGGAGCGAGAAGTCAGGTTGAAGTTAAACTACCGGAATCCATCGAAAAACTTAAACAACAAGCCGCGGATATCAAACAAGAAAAGATTGATGTTGTTAAACAACAACGTTATGAAGAAGCAGCCAATCTTCGAGATAAGGAAAAACGAATCCTTAACAAACTTGAAGCGGAAAAGAAAAAGTTTGAGGAAGAATCCTTAAACAATAAAAAAGAAATTACCTTAGATTTGGTTTATGAAGTGGTTTCCAATATGACCAAAATTCCGGTAACCAAAATTAATTCAGATGAAACCAAAACATTATCTGAAATGGAAAACATTCTTTCTGATAAAGTTATTGGACAATCTGACGCGGTTTCAAAAATTGTTAAATCAATTAGAAGAAACAGAGTTGGTATTAAAGACCCAAATAAACCAATTGGTTCTTTCATCTTCCTTGGTTCAACCGGTGTAGGAAAAACATATTTGGCAAAACAACTAGCCAAACAAATGTTCGGTAGTGAAGACAATATGATTCGTGTTGATATGTCCGAATACCAAGAGAAACATTCTATCTCACGTTTAATCGGAGCACCTCCGGGATACGTAGGATATGATGAAGGAGGACAACTTACCGAACAAGTAAAAAACAAACCTTACTCAGTTATCCTTTTTGATGAGATTGAGAAAGCAAACAAAGACATCTTTGGTTCACTACTTCAGGTATTAGACGATGGTCACCTTACCGATGGTATGGGTAGAAAAATTAACTTCAAAAATTGTGTTATCATTATGACATCAAACGTGGGGGTTAAAAAATTACAAGACTTCGGTTCCGGTGTTGGTTTTAAAACCGGTAATAGTTCATACGCGGAGGAAGAATACAAACGAGAAACATTGAAAAAAGAACTTAAAAAATTTTTCACCCCGGAATTCTTAAATAGAATTGATGAAGTTATCATCTTTAATTCATTAGGTAAAGATGAAGTTAAGAAGATAGTTAAATTAGAATTAGATAAATTGTCTAAACGATTAATCGGACTAAAATATAACATCACTTTTGATGATACTATTTTAGATTTAATCTCGGAAGTTGGTTTTGATGAAACCTATGGTGCTAGACCAATCAAACGAGCAATCCAAGATAAAATTGAGGATTATGTATCCGAAGAAATTATTAAAGGGAATGTTACCGAAGACACACCTTACTCATTGTGTGTTGTGGATAAGGAAGTGAAATTTCAAGAAGTAAAAAGTAGTAAAACAAAAAAGGGGGATAAATAATCCCCCTTTTTTTATGCTATTATATTATTTAAATCTGTTTCTGAAAAACTACTACCTCCTGATTGTTCTTTATTTTGAGTTTGAGTATTATCCGGTGATTTAATAGTTTGTGGTATTGTTTGTTGACTTGTTGTGGCCGTTTTAACCGCTGCGTCTGATGGTGTTGTCGGTGTTACTGGTTTCTGTTGTGGTTGAACTTGTTTCTGTTGTGGTTGAACTTGTTTTTGTTGTGGTTGAGCTTGTTTTTGAGTCCCCATTGGTTTTTTATCAAAAAGGGCTTTAATTGCATTAATCGCACCAAAGGTTGCTTGGTGCCAATTACCATCTTTATATTTTAATGCTCTTTTATCTGTTGCTGTAGGTTTAACTCTAAAAAAATATGTCTGACCATTTTTTTGATAATCATAATTTTTATCGTTATCAGTTATCGTCACTACCTCTTCCTTTAGATATTGGCGTTTTGTTGCACTTTCGTGAATATTTAAAATTCTTTCCTTTTCTTCTTCGGATATAATAAATAAGTTTTTCATAAAATATTTTATTTATAAATATCTTATAATAAAAAAAGAGACCGAAGTCTCTTTAAAACAATCTATATTTTGTTTCCGCGATATAATGATATTTTTTATTACCTAATTTCTCAATCATTTTTTTACCGGTTTTGATTCCATTATAAACGTCTTCAACTACAACATATTCTCGTGGAGTGTGATAGTTATAATATCCGATTGCAAAATTTATACAAGCAAAATCAAAACTATTTTTTAACGCATATACATCGGTATATGGATTGGAATGATATACCGGAGTACTAATGAAACATTCATTTAATATCTCATCACAAGTTTTGAAGAAATCACTATCTCTATCGAACAATTTAGTACCCATACAGTATTCGGTTACCATAGTATTCCCGGGAGCGTCAAATTGAATTCCATATCCAACATTGATGAAGAAATTTGGGTCAGCCTTTTTAGAACCGTGACATCCGGTTTCTTCAGACACAAAAAAAGCGGCTTTTAGATTAGGTAATTCTTTCAGTAATTCTAAACAAGCATAAATACCACATTTATCATCACCACCAATTCCGGTTGGGTTACCTAAATGATTATACGCTTTTAAGGATGGTTTAATCACACCCTGTTCATTTGGTAATGTCTCTTCTTTTACGATAATATTATCTATTGAATGTACCGTGTCCGTATGAGCAATTACACAAGGGAAGTAATCCACAAACTCATCGGTTTGTTTTATTGCGTAAATATTTTGATGTTCATCCACATTAAAAGGAATCCCATTTTCCTCTAACCAATTGATTAGAAATTCAACCATAAAGGTTTCTTGATATGTTTTAGTCGGAACCGACAAAACATCTTTTAATAATTGATAAGCTCTTTCCATTAGGCAAAGATACAACAAATTATTTGAATGTTAATGTTTTTTTACGAATTTTTTTATTTTCAAATAATTCCGGAGAAACTAAAAAGTTATTAAATTCATCTTCGGTATAACTTCTTTCTTGTCCTTTACCACCTCCCATATCAACCGCAACGTGAATTTTATTATCCACCGGGTTTATTTTTATAATTTTAAAAGATTTTCCGTATTTAGTTTTATAGTTAGTATCTATCTTATATTTTGAAGTTATTCCTTGATATAATCTAGAATATTCTGAAACGTTAACAAAGTTCTCATCATCTTCCAATCTATCATAAATTTTTTCCAATCTGTTTGTTACGTATGTTTGAAACGAATCATCATCAAAATCAACACAATCAACTTCAAACATATGTTCATCCCACCCTCCAATGTCTTTATCTTTAACTAACTCACTTAACAATTCGGTTAACGTTAAAGTACTATCTTTAACCTGATTATATAATGATAATAAAATACGTGCGGTGGTTAGATATTCTTTCATACATTCTTTTTCCACTAAACCATAATTACTAAAAATACCACATAAATCAGATTGAATCCATTCAACACCACCACGATTTAAACAATAGTTGTACTCAGTTACCCAATCATCATATATATCACTAATTTCACTAAACATCTCATCCATTAATTCTGCCGCTTTTACTTTGGTATCCTCGTCATTTAAATTACTATATTGGGGTGCAACTAAACTAACAATTTCTTTAAACTTTTGAAGATTTTCATCATTAAAACCATCAATAATATATCCTTGTTTCCATTCTTCATATGCGTGGTGACTATCATAAAAATCATAACTATCATAACTACTAAACATTCTATCAACAAACCATTTATCATTTTCATCTATGTTGAAAATCTTAAAGAAGTCATCAGTATCATAAAAGGTTAATCGAATTAAACTTTTACCCGGATTTGATTCGTTATATGTGAACTTAGTAATTAGGTCATCGGAGTTTTTCATTTCATACGGACCGACTGTACGACCTGAAACTATTTTTACCAATAACTCATATAATTCACTATTACCAAGAATATTATTTATTTGTTTAATTATCTCATCGGGAAAATCTTCAACGAATGTTTTTTTGTTTTTTATATCTTTACCATTCCAATTATAATATTGCGTAACGTCATCATCCAAATACATCATATAGGTTTTGAATCCACCCGCATATGTTGCATTATTATTTTTATCCACGATAAAATAAATATACCCATCTCTAAATTCACCAAACCTTGATTTCATATTTTCCGGAGCGTGATATACGTAAGATTCGTAATCTAAAGGGTTCACAATTAACCAATCATAATCTTCGAAAATGATTCTTGATTCTCCGTGGTTGTCGTTTTCGTTAGGCATAGATATTTATTTTTAAATAAATATAAAAAAAATTTGGTTTTTCAATTTTTTGTATTATCTTTGTACCATAATAATAAGGGGATGACCGGTATTGATTGGTATTGTTAATCATTCGGGGCACGCAGTGAGATGTTCTCTATCACTTAAATCTATGAGTAACAAAACTATAAATGGCAACATTTTAGACAAAATGTCAGCTATCGGTTTAATCCGTGCTGAGGAAGTTGTAGTAGCCTAAGCGGAAACACAACACGGGGTCGATGGACATATAACCTTGCAACAGAAGTCTCTACAAAGGTGTGGTACCTACCCGAAAAGGTACGAGTGGAAGATTAGTTCTCAGTAAACCGAACCACTTAAAAAATAAGGGAATTGTGAAATTTCGGATTGTTAGCTAAACAATGTCCTAAGCGTGTAGTCCTTAATTTTTAAGGTATGCAAGAAAGGGGTTCGATTCCCCTCATCTCCACCAAAAGAAAAACCCATCATTACGATGGGTTTTTTTGTTATCAGTTCAATGTTTATTTTTTAATCTTGTAATAAATCCTTTTTTGCCGGATTTAATTTATTTGTTAATCTATCTAATCTAGAATCCATATTTCTATATACCTCTTCAATATCTTTGTATACACTATCAATTCTTCCATTGACGTATCGATTAGTTTCTTCATACATTTTATCAGTTCTACCAATCTCACCATCAATACGACGATGTAGGTCATCACCTGTTCTATTTATTTCTGTAAAAATATGTCCCTGAACTTGTTCCAATTGAGCACATTTTCTTTTTAATCTGTTAATTTGAATGTACATCATAACCACAACCCCAACTCCCAGTACCCCGAGAACCAAAACTATACCCATAATGAACGATGTTAAATCTACCATAATTTCTGTGTTTTTTAATTTGTTTATTTGAACTGATGGTATAAATATAAACAAAAAAAGAGGTAATTAAATACCTCTTTTCATATCCCGGTCAATGTCCCGGTTCTTAATCGTCTCTCTTTTATCGTAGAGTTTTTTACCACGTGCTAAAGCAATCTCCATTTTAATCAATCCTTTATCGTTCAGGAATAATCGGTATGGGATGATGGTTAAACCGTTTGTGAGTTGATTCTCCAAGTTGTTTAACTCTTTTCGTTTAAGTAACAGTTTTCGGTCCCGAGTTGTATCGTGAGAAGAACCAAACCCATAATCTGAGATGTTCATTCCTTTAACAAATAACTCACCATTATTGAAATAACAATAACCCTCGGAGATGGATGCCTTACCACCCCTGATTGACTTAACTTCAGAACCTACTAGTTGGATTCCACAAGTTTCTGTTTGGAGAAACTCGTACTCAAACTTGGCTTTCTTATTTACTATACTAACTGATTTTTTCATCTTCCACAAATTTTAACATTACCCAACTAGTTCTCCATCGACCCCAATAATGACAGTACGACCATCCATCGTCAAACTCCAAATAACGGTCTTTGACTTTTTCTTCAAGTATTGTTGCATACTTAAACCATTTACCTGTCCAATGGAAATCACCCTTCAAACCACTTACAACAATAAATGGTAATATGGACAACACTTTTCTTTCACGAAACTTATTCGTGAATTTTCTTTCCCAACTATCTGACATTTTTACTTTCATAGGACAAAGATATAACATTAATTTTAATTTACAAAATATTTTCAAATATTCTGACTTTTTAGATTTTTTGAGATATTTATAATAAAGAGATATTATGAACCCAAGAAAAAAAGAAGAAGATAAAAAAGTAAAATTTGGAATCTGTGTTGACCCGGTTATTTACAAAAAAATGGAAGATGAGATGATTAACAAATCTCGCCTGATTGAAACATTATTAAAAGAACATTATGGAAAAAAAGGTTTGTAGTAAATGTAAAGAAGAAAAAGAAGTTTGTGAGTTTGGAAAAGATGATAGATACTTATCCGGATTGAAAAGTATTTGTAAAAAATGTAATAGAAATTATTCTAAAAAAAATTATCAATTAAAACGTGATAAAATTTTAGAAGAAAAAAAAATATACTACATTGAAAATAAAGAACATATACTTAAAACTCATAAAGACTATAGACAAGATAATATTGAAAAAATTAGAAATCGAGACACCAATTATAAAAAAGTAAAAAGAAATAATGACATCTTATATAAATTAAGACAAAATATGAGAGTTCGAACTAAACAATACTTATTATCAGAAAATACAACATTTGAAATTATTGGATGTACTCCGGAAGAATTAAAAAACCATATCGAAACATTATTTACTAATGGTATGACTTGGGAAAATTATGGTGTTTTTGGATGGCATATTGACCATAAAATACCATTATCATTAGGTAAAAATAAAGATGAAATTATTAAACTTTGTCATTATACAAACTTACAACCATTATGGTCTGAAGATAATTTGAAAAAATCAAATAAAATATTATAAACAAAAAAAGGTGTTACATTTCTGTAACACCTTTTGGCTTAATACGATGAGAATACTCGTCTTATTGAGAATCTTTAGAAGGATTATTTGTTCCCTTCGTTTCCACCACCTTTTGAGTGGTAATCCTCAGTGACAATTGGTTAGACCAATTACTCCTTGAGATATCATCTACTCTCTTATTATTCAACTCTCTTCAATCTTGCGGACTGACTCGGGATTCGACTCCTTAGAGGTTTTTCGTAAGAATACATTCAGACTTGCGGTCATCCTGTGCAACGAACAGCTCGTTACTATGTAGTCACCTTGTCGATGATACCTGACAGACACTTTTGCTTTTATATCTATATTTAGTATAATTTTTACATTTTCCTGTGTAAAGTTATAAAATGTCTGTGTTGTGGATGTGTCCAAGTAGAGGTCTGTCATAAGCTTCGTTATCTTTTGAACAACAAAATACTAATCTACTCGGTAGAGTGTCCCCACTCTCATATTTTAAGATTACTTCAAACTGACACCTTGGTAGATGTTTCGTAAGGATAGTAGCGACACCACTCGTTCTCTATCATACCTTTCGGTTTTAAGTCCCCTCTGATATTGGAACCCGCAATTATAAGGTTGGATGACCCTATTTCTTACTTGATTCCTATCGGTTATTCTTATTGATGTTCCCATCTCAACCTGACGACCCACATCGCCCGGTCACCCAACCACTTTCTCTAAAGCGTTGCCCTCAATACTGAAGGTCAGGTGATATCCGACTTGTATACTCGAGCTCCTTTTCAGAAGCCGCAGAACCAATAACACTGATGGTTCCACTTTAATCCCGGTTTCCCGGTTTATTTAATGACGATATACCGCCAATTATCGTTTTTCAGTTATCTCAGAATCAACCCGAGGGTCTCATCATCAACTTCCTGATGGATAATCCAAAATTTTTAAGAACGTCTGAGGTAATCCTCAATTGTTGTACAAAGATACGACATTTTTTTCATTTGTCAAGCACTTTGTGTAACTTTTTTTATTTTTTTTGAGAAGAGGAAAACTATACAACGTTTTACGACTCCGGTCAACCTATTTCTCAAAATTTAATTCAGGTTTTGGTATCGATGACATTCGGCCAATTTTTATGTAGTGTCTGCTACTCCTGAATTGTTCGACAAAGGTAAAACAAATATTTTAATCTGCCAAACTTTTTTTATTTTTTTTTATTAGTCTTTAGGTGTCGAGCATCACTCCTTTTTTTTGTTAACCATTTTTGCCTGATTAACCCTATTAACTAATAAATTATGTGAATACTCTAAGTTCATCTCTCTCCTTCAAATATAACTTAGAATGTTTTGGGAGGTATTCACATTTTGTGTTGTTCTAAAAGACCAATGGCATTACCGGTATTGCCGTGGATTTCCCACTATTCCTAATAGAATTCGACTACTTTAACGACTTAAAGGTTCGGTTAAGAACCAATCGGGATTTCATCACTAACCCTTACGGGTCAACACATTTTGTGGTATCGGCGGGATTCGAACCTGCGGCACAGAGCCTTTCAAAACTCCTGCTCTACCAAGGGAGATAAATCTTCCACTGAGCTACAATACCTATTTAATTCTAACTTGTTATGGCGGTTACATTTTTCAGTAACACATTAAATGCGAAGGACCTCTGCTTTATTTCGTACAGTTGTATGTTTGTCCCGTAGTCACTTTCCTCACATACCATCACAGCCCTACGGACCTAGACTTTTAGTTAGAATATGTTTTAGTGAGTGTATGCTCTAACACTGAGCTACTTGCTTTTCATCAAGATACACAAGGACGGAATCGAACCGGCGACACAACACTCACCTATTTTTTCAATATTTTTTCAATATTTTTAAGAACTTAAAATCACTTTCGCCCCCTGTATAGACATTCGTCGGATGTTTAAGGTCAGCCTTAACTATTAAGGGAGCCACCCGTGATTTGTTGTACAAAGGTAAGACATTTATTTTAATCTGTCAAACATTTTAACATTTTTTTTTGAGAATTACTTATCATCTGTCTCACCGGGATGATTGACTACTGTACTCATATTTATGGTACCCCCGAATTATATTTTTAGTATGATGTGTAATTCTTGGACAAAAGTAAGACATATTTTTGTAACTGCCAAACTTTTTTTTTATTTTTTTTTATTTATTCACAATATACATCTCGGATGTAATAATTAGTAAATAAATCTATAAAAAATCTTTTCTCATCATCAACCATTTTATACTGAAATGAGCTGAAATCGTTTCCATTTATATATCTAACGGTATCAATTTCTTTAGTTTTCAAAATAGTAAATTCCAATTCAGTTAATTTAAAATAAACCGTATGGTCTGATGATAATTCACCTCCGGATTCTAATCGTAATTTATTACCATCTTTAAATGAGAAGAATAATTGGTCTTCTTTACTTAAACTACCAATACCCATTCTTATAACATTAAATCCATCACAAGTTAGACGAGTTCCATCTAATCTATAGGTAGGTGTTAATGTGAACCATTTTGTTTTGGTATCGTTTGAACATATCACACCAATCGGACCTAAAATCTCGGATTTATTGATACACCTATCAATTACCACTTTTCTATTTTGAGAATACGTGGTGTGGAATGATATCAATAATAATAGTGTGATAAAAACTCTTTTCATTACGATAATAAATTGATTAGTGCGTGAATTCCGCCTAAAAAACACATTCCGGCAACGAAATATTGAAATCCAGGGTTTCTACCTTGTTTAGTTTGTTCTTTTGCGAAATAAAGGTTTAAACCCATTAATCCGAATTGTAATATTAATAATAACATAGTTTTTATAATTTGATGTCTAATTTTAGACGGTTACTAATTTCTTCAAATCTTTCTGTGATTATTTTATCGGAGTTTTCACCATAAGCATTATCCAACCACCATCTTAAAAAATCTGATTTAGGATTAATTGAATAATCTTTTACTCCGTTAATATAATAATCTTTTGGGAAACAACTATCAATCTCAAGAGTTTTTTCAACGAACTTCCAACAAGCTTGTTCGATTAATATTTTTTTACATTCATCTTCAGAAATCCATTCTTTCTCCGGATGATATGATTCATCACTAATCGTACAGATTAATTGATATTCATTATTATCGTTTTTTTTAACTTCAAAACCCATTTTAATTTGTTTTTTGTTCAACAATCTGTAAAGCCTCATCACGACTTTGTGCTTCAAATGGACCTACCACAGTTTCACAGAATGGACTCTCCATCGCTTCTTGAATATCCAACCTATCAAAATATCTTTTAGCTTGATAAGTTCCGGAGGTGTGTTTATAACCCCACCATAATAATTTACTTTCCATAAGTTTATTTTTTTAATTCGGTACAAAGATACAACTATTTTTTAACCTGCCAAATTTATTTTGAAAATTTTTATATTTTTTTTGTTATCATCCAACCGTCCGGGATTTTTTTATATTTCCCGATACATTCAAAGTATATACCTCCATCGCTGAATATCTCGTACTTTTCGTCGTACCCGTTAGTAATTTCAAGACACTTGGATTCAAGAGTTGAAATTAGTTCATAATTACGAAGGTTTTTTGGTAACTCATTCTCTTCAGAGATGATAACTCTCAAAGATTTTAATTTTAATCTTTGTTTTGGTGTTATGTACCATCGTTCCTGAACAACGTATGGTTCTTCACGTAAATTATTTCGACGGATTTCAACTCTATACTTCATATTAGTTCAAAATTTCAATCTGTAACGCTGGGTCATCAGCTTCAAGACCCCACTTTGATAATACTTGAATACCTCCCTTAACATATCTAAATACGATTGGGTCTTTTTTGATTTGGATGGTCGTTTGGAAATATCCTTTTTTCTTATCAAAGGTCAATCCGGTTAAATCAAAATGGTCCTTTGGTGCCGCTATAAACAACCCTGAACGAGAACTAGTTTCAACAACTTCTTTTGTAACACACATATCATCATCGGATAATTTCACACGACCAACTTGCCAAAAGAAATCACTTGTATTATTCCATCGTAATGAAATTCCGTGTTTCTTAGCCAATTCACGAATCTCATCATCAGTAAAACTATTACCACCAAGAAGTTGTTTAATATAATTGTAACCACCTTTACGATAATGTGAATCATCATAATATGTTCGGGTAACAACATCCGGTTGAACATCGGTTGATTTTAATGGTTGAGCATTTTCAATCTCTTTAAGATTCTTGTCCGGAACCGGCATCTTATAGTGTTTCACCGGAGCATAAACCAATCCGTATTTATCACAGATTCTATCCAATTCACTAACGGGTAAGAATTTTAGGAATGGGTAAGTACGAGCGTAATACCTAATCTCGTTAGCCATTTTCATCTCCATATTAATGATTAAATCTTTCTGACGATTTCTCTCCTCAATCTTTTCCAATTTATCAACAATACCATTTTTAACAAACCCAAGATTTCTTAAACGAAGTGCTTTATCCTCAATCTCACTTTCCAATGAAACTTTAGATGCTTGTTGTTCACCAATAATCGATAATGCTTGTTGGAGAATTCTCTCCGGGGCAGTATCAAACTCATTATGAATTTCCTCAATTAACTCTTCTTCTGTTTTTTGAGGTTGTACCGGTTCCATAACTAATGTTTCAGAACCACCAAATAATTTCTTAAAAATTTCCATATATTATTTATTTATAATTAACGAAAGTAACAAACCAACCGGGACACCAATCCACGTCGCGTGATAAAATGCCATCCAAAAACCAAACAAAGATTCGTTAAGACCATTTTTAACCCCACTAGGACCAAATGATTTTAAATACTTGAATATAGCGATAATTGGAATGTAATAACCCATACTTTATTATTTTGGGACAAATGTAAATCTATTTTTCCAATTGGCAAAATTTTTTTAACAATATTTTTTACTAAAACGATTACGTAAATTTTTTTTGGTATTATATTTGACTTAACAAAATAAATTAACTATTTATTTAACGAACTTAAAAATTAACTTAAAAAACTTATTATGAAAAAAGTATTATTAGCACTTACATTGATTGCAACATTATCATTAACTTCTTGTAACAAAGTAAATAAACCGGAAGAAACAACTGAGGTATGTTGTGATTCAACAACAGTGGATACTACATCAGTAGATTCTACAAGTATTGATACAACACAAGTAGATACTACTCAAGTAAAATAAAAAAAACCTCCGATTGGAGGTTTTTTTTTAAAGTAATTTTTTTATTCGGTCAATATTATTAATAACCTTAGTTTGTTTATTTTCATTTAATCCAAACATTTTTGAAAGAATTTTTGTGACGTATTTTTTTGACTCGTTTTCACTATTAGACTCATCATTATTTTCATCCTCAATTTCTGATGATTCAACATCTGAAGTGTTTGAAACGTGAATGTGATTATAATGGTCTTGAACTTGCCAAAGAATAGATTTACTTTTTCCATATTCAGACCCACTAGTATCGTAACCTAATTTTTCTAATTCATCAACCAATTTATCACCAAGTTCTTTTGTGATTTTTTTACCATTGATTATTGAAATATCAACAGCTTCCCCGGTAGTGTGTCTACTTTTATTTCCTGATTTAGTCATTTCACTATGTCCTGACTTTGCGGTTGTGATAGTAACATTTAAACCCGCTCTTTTGGCTGCGGTATTAATATCCTTAACTAACGCGTCTGATACCGTATCATATTTAGTATTATCATTATCGGTAGTCACATTAGATAAATCTAATGATGATATAGTGGAAAAGGTTTCTAATAATGTTTTCATATTACTGAGATAGATTATCCATCAATACTCCACCCAAGGATGTTGCACTAACTTTTAATTGAGTTATTGATTTTTCATCTAATTTGGTTTTTCTTTTTGTAAAATCGATACCTAAAATACCTATAAATTTCTCGTCAATAGTTTTTATAGCGAATAGATAGGCTGATTTACATCCTGATTCCTCCGCGACGTATTTCAAACCAAATGTCGCTATAGTTTCATCTTTGAAATCAGGTACTTCAATAATACAATTATCTAATAATTGGTTTATTGAACGGCTAAATAAATTTACGGGAATTCCTTGGAAATTACTTTGAATGGATGTTACACTACCATTCACAACTTCATAAATAATACTAAACTTGGTCATAGATTTACCTGTTGGATAAAAATGACCCCCATTGTGAAATTGTGCAATCCAAACTCTATCAGCTCTTAATTCCTCACGTATATCCTCAATTTTATTATTAACTAATTCGCTAATTCTAAGAGCGTCTTTAACCATATCAGGTTTTTCAGGTTTTTTCTCTAATTTATTCTTAATAAATAAAAGTAAAACAGGTCCTAAGACTCCTGTAATAAACGCCACAATAATTGATGCACTCATATTTTAAATAATATTTTTTATATACTAAATAAATACCTAATAAACAAAAAAAAGTGGAACAAAAGTCCCACTTTTTTAAAGTTTCTTAAATTCCGGACGGATAATCCTCCATATAATTTCATCGTAGTTCTTTTTATCCCACATCGCAAACATTACAGGTTGTAACACTTTTTGTTGTTTGAATACGAACTCAGCAAATTCTTTTTTGGATGGTTCCGGGTCAACATCACCATATTTCCCATATCGGAATCCATCGTGAAGTTTTCCCGCTCTCTCAGATATTTGGAAATGAGCGTATCTCAAATCTCTAACATAATCTTTGATTTTTTTATAGAACTCATCCGGAACATCTTTCAATAGAGTTTCAATATCATCACCATTTTTCAGACACTCCCAAACGGCAGTGGTTGACATATTGGTCATAATTTTGTGAAGACGTAGATATTCTACCCCTTTGATTTTAACTCTATCTCCATTGGTGAATTTCACCACGAACCCTTCTTGGTCATCTTTTACCATAGCTTTAAGTTCTTTGAAGTCCTTAATTCCATCGTATTTTTTAACCACGTCAAATCCCCATTCATCCCAATCTGAGATATCATAATCTTTACCCCACCGGTCAAACGCTCCCAACATAACAAGTTTTTCATCATCACCATAATCCAAAACAATTCTGTTCTCCGGATAGATAATTTCAAAACAAAAAGTCATATGTCTAAACAATATGTCGGTGTTGTATCTCTTTAAGATTTCGGTTCCTTTGACTGCTTGGTCTGAGGTGAATGAACCACGGGTTGCAAGTATCCATTGTCCTTCGTACCAAAATACGATACCTAATGAACCATCCATTTTTTCAAATACCTCAAAGTTTTCAGTTGGAGTGTATTTTCCTTCCTCTATATTAAAAAATTTGGTAAAAGGTCTTGCAACAATATTTCCTTTATCATCCGTTACCAACCCACGGCACATCAAAGTTATTTCGTCCCACTTTCCTTCAAACTGCACGGTTTCTGTGTAGTTCCATATGGTTAATGGAAGTGTTGGATGTACTTGTTTGTAAAGTAATCCGTCTTCGTAATATTGATTTAGTTTTTCTAACATCTTATTCTATTTTTTTTAAGTTTTCGTCCAATCTACTCAAAAATGATTCCTCACCATCGTCACCTGATAATAGCCAATCCACTCGTTGAGCATATTCTTGAGCTATCTTAAGAGCCTTAACCGCCTCTTTCATCTTCTCAATAACCTCATCCGGATATTTGTAATGGAATTTATCTTCAGGGTATTTTTCATACCACTCATCATTATGCCAATCATCTTTTATCTCTTCCGGGGTCTTCTTAACCCCATTCTTAATAATTGTTTGTTCTATTTGGTCTGCGATACGACCAATATTATATTGCTGGTATTCAAATGCACCTCCACTCATCTCTTATTTTTCGTGTTTTAATAAAAATTTATTTGATATTACTTTGAATGAGATTTTTCTATCCAAACTTCTAATCACAATACCCTCTCTATCAAAGTTCGGATTTAATTCTGATTTACCATCAGCCATCTTCAATAGTTCATCAATAGTATCCGGTAATTTGAAATTCGTATTTAACACCGGTACTGTTTCTAACCCTAATTCTTTCATAGTTTCTTTGAAGACAGGTAATGAATGGTATACCTGTAAATCAATATCAAACAAGTTGAAGAATCTTACGGTTTGACCTTTGATTTTATATGGATTTCCCTGCACCCCTTCACCTATGAGCTCCCCCTGAAAAGATATGTTCATACCATACTCTCTCATTTTGTTCTCCAAATCTAATTCACGGGCAACTTTCCAAAATGTGTTTCCTTCAGTTTCAAGTAATTCTAAATTACGAGAACATACACCAAATTCACCATTATTGTAGAAGAATGTCGCGGAAGAACCATCCAACTTTTCAGTTTCGTAGTAAGTGTGTTTTTTCATTTCTTCATACTCAGAAGCCAAGTTCTGAATCCTTTCCTCATCGGTTTTACGGATGAAAGATGGAAATAATCCTTTAACCTTTCCGGCTAGTTCTGCCGGGATTGGTGGTTCGTATTTAACAATACCCAATACTTCTGTCACATCATTACCAACAACCAATTCAATCATTTCAGATGGTGATATAACACTTTTGTTAGGTTCCAGTGCCGGATTTTCGTTAAGTAAATCTTCGGACATTCTATAACCATATGCACCAAAAACTGATATTGGTAAAATCAACCCTTGAGATACCTGACCTCTTAATTTAACGGTTCTTAATCGGAAACCCTCTTGGTCTCCCATTTTCTTATACGAACTCTTACGTAAGAATTCAAATTCTTCTTTGATTGGTAAAAATGAGTCAATCTCACAATATACAACCAAATTACCAACTTTGTGACCAACATCTTTTGCCACAACAACTTTCCATCCATCAACAAGAGCCAACTCAATTAAGTCGGCTCCCGGGATTTCTTGGATGTCACTAATTCGTCTAATCGACGCTAATTTTCTTTCCATTATACTCTTACCATTTTTTTAGGGTCTTTACCCATTTTTTTCAAAATTTCATTTCTCTCGTATGTGTCTTGGTCGATGATACGTTTTGCAACTTTCATCAATTCCATTTTAGACATATCACCATACTCGTTATACACCTCCGCTTGTAATTTTGAGTAATCACTCAAAGCTCTCTCAGATTCACCCATAAGACCACGGAAGTTGGCTGATTGCATTTTTAAAGAACCTAATGAAGAACCAATCCATTTTGCCAATGAATTTTCATCTTTCAAATACAAACCATAAGTTCCGTATTTTGTGTAATAGAATGCTAAGATGTTATCTTCTTTTGTCCATTCGTGTAATCCTAAAGTTTTGCTACGTGTTGCCATAATTATTATTATTTGATGAGACAAAAGTATAACTAATAAAATTAACTGCCAAATTTTTTATAAAGAAATTTTAATATATTTTCTTTTAAACTTTGTTTCTTTCTTATTTAACACGATAATATAAGGAGTTCCACGTTTAGTTTTATAAACTTGATACCGGATATTATTTTCATAATACCACTTATCAGTATAAGAATAATCTTTAATTCGTTGTTCAACACCGCAAGAAGTTAAGATAATGAATGTGATTAATATCAAAAATTGTTTCATTATAAACTTTCTAAATGTTCAACAACTTTCTTAAATTTACCCACATCTTTTTTATCAATAATTATTTCTTCAAATGCACCATAACGAGATTGATATCCAAAAATATATTTAAGACCATACTTAACCCTTTGCCAAAAAGGTCGTTTATTTAGTAATATGTGAAGATATACTTCCGGATATCTCTCACCATCAAGAATATCTTCACTATACAAAATTACCATCTGATGTTCCGTGCTATGACAAGCACAAATAACTAAATCTCTTTCTTTTTCCATATTAACTTAATTTTTCAAATATGTGAAACACTAATGAACCTCCATACATATGTACGGTTCCAATAAACTTTCTTTTAACATCACCCGGAATCGGATGACCGGTTCCGTAAACTTCAAACTCTCGGGGCTCTAATCTGTCTTTATATTCTTCCGGGAACTTACCCCACATAAAAACAAAATCCCCTTGAGAACCAACACTTAATATCTCACATCCGTGAGGTAATTCTACCTGAGAGTTTGTCTGAGCAGGTATTTCAAATTTCCAAATTAATTCGTTCATATTATTTACGTCTTTTTCCATCTTCAGTTTCAACCTCATCCGTGTGGTGGTCAAATAACATATCTGACATAATCTCACGTTTATCCATCATTCGTATGATATCATCCATATCATATACACCAAACGTTGGGTGACCATCTATACCAACATCCATCTTTTTACCTTTACCAAATCTTAGGTTTGTAGGTAAGTGAACGTGTCCGTGAAGGTGAATAACACCTCTATTTAGATTTTCCCAAGAAGCAATTGGAAAGTGAAACAATTCAAATGTTTTGAATTTGTAGGTCATAATATCTGAACGAGAAACACTAGCAAATAGTTCCTGACAACCTTCCCGGTTATTTTTTATGTGATGGTCGTGATTACCTAATATAAGGTGAATCTCTTTACACACAATTCTATCTCTGAACTTTTGGATATTTTCAAATCCACCAAAAGACCAATCTCCCAAGTGAATTAACACATCGTCTTCCCCTACAACATTATTGATTCCACTAATAATGGCTTCGTTCATTTGTTCGATTGTTTGAAAATCTCTAGTTTGAGATATTGGAATACTACCATCCGGTAATCTCCAAGCCGTTACTCCACGGCAAATGTTTTTGTGTCCGTAATGTGTATCGGATGTTACAAAAACTTTTCTTTCTTTATCTATTTTAATCATATTGTAATTCTTTTTTTCCAAACCAAAATGGTTTCTCTCGGTTTTTCCAAGATGCCAAATTATCTTTAGCACCCATATAATAATTTCTATAAGATTCCACAACAGAATCTGTTTTGAACTCATCCGGCATCGCCATTGCCGGAGTAGTAAAACCAATATCCGGGATGTTTGGTTTATTAATTATACACCAATTAATCACATCTATTGATTTGTGTCTTTTACCGTACCTATGAGTATATTCAACACCCAATTCTAATCCTAACTCACACAAATACAAATAATTCGATAAACTCTCACGAGCCCATACCGCACAAGGATGATTCTTATGTGATAACTTGTACGGAACTTGGTCGGTATTTTGACCGGTTACGTGATGAACCGAACATAATAACTGAGCCGTTTCTAAAATCATTTTTACTACGTGTTTATCTACGTGGTATTGTGCCGATAGTTTTGGATTCTCATCCAAGAAAAATATATTCATTATACGTGTGGTATTTGGACTCTTATACAAGTTTGTGCTTGACCCTCGTTCATATAAAAATTGTTCAAATATCCCATTATGTTCGCACTACCAATTGGGTTTGCCGAATGAACATACACCAAAGGAAATACAAATTTGTCAGCTTTTCTCTCACTTCTACTCATATTGAAACGAGCTTCGTTTGTATTGTGAAATAATGACACCAAGAATTTAGCAGCGTCATACCCGGTCTTCTCCTTAATGTTATCATAATTCAATTCATAATTTGGTGAAACATTATTGAAATACTCATCCATTGCAGTATCACCCAAATCGTGGTCAAGAGAAATGATTTCAATATTAGGTAGCCCAAGTTCATTAACCTTATTAACGAATTCGTCGTAATTCCTTACAACAATCCAATTATCTCCGGTTGGGGTTCTAATATCGTCTAAATAAATTCTGTACATAACATTTAATTTTGCTACAAAGATAAACAAATTTTTTAAATAAAAAAATCCATCACTAAAAAAATGATGGATTTATTTTGAAACCTTGTTATTTGTTTATTTTTTAGAATTTGTTCCCACAAGAAGAACAAAATTTATCGGAATCTTTTTTTCTTTTTTTTCCGCAGTTAGTACAATATACTTTTAATTCTTGTTTATCATACACCTTTTGTGACATAGGAAGAATCTTCCATATAGAAGTTGAGCAAGTGTAAGGTAAAAAAGTTTTATCTACGGTTTTGAATGATTGGTCAGATGAACCACCTTTTTCAACTCTACCGGTTTCGATTGAGTCCATAGATAACATATCCATAGTAACTTCACTACGAGAATTACCTTTTGATTTTTTTAATCTTGATGTTGTACTTCTTAAAAAATCTCTTTTGTTTGGGCCGGCAAAACTTGTAGAAGTAGATGATGATGTAAATGACACATTATTACTTAATGTTGTATTAGCATAACCACCTGAAAAAGTATTGGTACTATAAGTATGAATTGGCCCACCGAATGAACCACCATAATATGTTATTGGATTATTCCACACCGGTTGTTTATACTCATCAAAGAAGTCGATAACAACATCCCCATTTCCGGCGATTGCATCCAATACCTCATTTGATGTTCCGTCAACCTCATAAGTTTCAAATTTGAATTTACGTGGGTCATCAAGATATCTCTCAAGATAAACTCGTTGTCCCGGTTTAAGAACAATTCCTCCTCCTGAAATATAACTTCCGTCAAGTTTGATTTTCGCTAATACTGTGGTAGTTGATGGGTTAAATAATTCAAGTTCGAATTCATCCCCATTGTTTAGATAGACATTTTGTCCAAATTGTTTAAGACGTTTTCTGTCTTTTGTGATATACGCATAAGGCGTACCTGTTTTTGTTTGTAAGTAATACATAATTTCCTTATTTTATTTTTATGTTTATTGAACTTCTCTTCGTTGGTATTAATTCCAACTCAAATGCCTCTGTGGACACGAGAACCTCAGCAACAAGGTTTCATTTATAATTATAAGGATATTTTGTTTTTAATCAATAATAAAGTAAAAATCTTTTAATAAAGCTATCAACTTTATTGAGCAAAAACAACTTTATTATAAAAAAACCCCCAAGTTTCCTTGGAGGTCTATTCTGATAAACGTAGGGTTCCCGGGTACCTACACTGATTAACGACAATCAGACCACCGTTCGCGACCTGTAAGAGTCCAACGACTGATATTATACCTTGCTTACACTCAAATATCGATTGTTGTCCCGTTGGGAGTCGAACCCAATTCTCCTGATTATGAGTCAAGTGCTTCTACCACATAAGCTACGGGACGAAATTTAGGTTTTGATGTTAAAAACACCCTACACGACTTTAACCTAAAAAGTACACTGAGTAATTTGAAACCCCCAGCGGTTTTTATTGATTACTGATGGTGAGGTTTATACCTACCAAATTTATCAACCCTCACAGAGAGTTTCTCCAATCGGAATTTCCATTCCTTAAACCTAGACAAACCTGATTTTAATCTTGCTTGTCTCATTGCAGATTCTTCTGCCTTCTCACGTCCGTCTTCCGTAGTTTCTACGAAAAACGTGGGAGCCTGAACACCGTATCTCACGGGAACTACTCTCCAAATTCTCAATTTCTGAGTCATAATCCTTATTGCTAACAATAAGGGACTATGAGGAGTTTGGGTCTTGGTTTTTCATACTAATTTAATTTCTATATCCAATTATATTTACAAATGTTTGTGTTGAATGAGCCGGTCTATTCCACATCTGTCCTTCCTTCCACGTATACCTTTTAGACACTAATTCTTGTGGGAGAAACTTACCGTTAAAATCAATATTCTTAACTGTTCCATTTTCACACATTACTTTAAGATATCCCGTTTCCGGAATTTTATTCAAGTCAAAACACCAATTTTCTTTTTTATCAAGAATATTTGTTAAAATGTAAATTTTAACTTTTGATTGAATCGCTCTATTACCTTGTCGATTACAATAACCCCAATTATCATAGTGGTCGGAATCTTCAGATTTAGTTAAGTCAGTAACATCCTTACCCCAAACGTGATATTCTTTTCTGTTAGGTCCGTAGATTACCATATGTAATCCTTTTCCGGGTACATAATTTTGTCTCCCGTAAACCCAAACATCATCTCCAATATTTACTTTTTTGAGACCTTTATGTAAAGAACCATTTTTTTGTCTAATTTTTCTCATACCGGTAATATAATCATTAAATAATAAATATCAAACATATGGTGGTCTATCACCTCGACTTTCGACTGATACTATTTTATGTGTGCCCCACGTGGTCTATGTGTCACTGTCGCTTTAATGTTTGAATATTTTGTATCATTTCCATAATCCCATAATTTCTACACCACTTTCTAACCGCATTATCACTAACATTGTAATGACGACCAACGGATGTGAATGTTTTATATTTTTCAAAAATTTCCAATAATTCAGGAACTTTCGGGATTGTGTTATTTATTCTTTTTGCTTCGTAATAACATTCAATGGAACAATATTTTTTACTTTTTCCGGTATATTCTCCGTTACAAGTTAAACATTGTTTAATTTCTTGTTTTTTTATTTGTTTTGTTTCATCATCACTCTTATTTATAACATATTTAAGTGTGGTGTTGACCCATTCTTCAGTTGGTTCTGTTTTTTTTGTTTTAATATTTCTACCTCTATAATTATCAGTCATAGAATGACAATTTGGACATAAAATTTGTAAATTATGTAATTGATTATCATTTGAATCCCCGTTGATGTGATGTAATTCCAAACCAATTGGATTTCCCATCCATTCTGATAAATTACAACACTCACACTTAGAAGTTTTTAATCCTTCATCAATCAATCTTTTTTTCAATTTACTACTACCATATACAGACCCCTTTACTAATATTTCATTCAAAGGTATTGGTAATATAACTTTTCTATATCTTTCACCAGTATTCCACCCTTTACCGGTAAAGTGTGATATATTAATATCAAATTCAATTATTTTGTTTTGTATCGTTTTATAATTACCACCCGCAGCAATAATACCTAAATTTTTACATACTTGTGATATTGATAACGATTTTTTAACTACATCCTCAAGTTCTTCTTTTGTGTGTCTATATTTCATAATATCCTTTTATTATAAATATCTCGAACCTACACAAAGTTTAAGTTTTTTATAAAAAAATTTACGATTACCATTTAGTACCCGGAGAGGGAGTCGAACCCTCACGTCAATGGACACGGAGGCTTAAACTCCGCGTGGCTACCGTTACACCATCCGGGCAATTTTCCACCAATGAGATTACTTTGGTGTGGATATTTCCGGTTTTCCTATTGAAACCCTGTGGTTCTTACACCTTGTAAAAGTCAACCATATACTCGGAGGTCAAGATGGTTCTCTTGCCGTTTTTCCGAAGACCCCCTCTGTAAAACCGTTTGAGGCGTCAGCTACATCTTTGTTTAAGAAACGATGCCAAATCTGTTGAGTATCTCAATCTCAATTGTAGTCAGGACAGGATTCGAACCTGTATGGACATCAGCCAATATCCTGTGTGATAGGAATTTCACCTATACATATCCTTAAAGCGTCTACCAATTCCGCCACCTGACTGTTTTTATTTTTGCCCTTCCAGTGGGAGTCGAACCCACATACTCTTAATACATTCTTGGAATGGTTACCGTAGGGAGATGTATTCGTCTCTGTGTTTTGCTCTTGTTAAACTACAGAAGGTTTTGTAGTCAGGACAGGATTCGAACCTGTGACCGACAGATGGAGGATAAATTCCCTATCACCTATCTACGTTACCATTACGCCACCTGACCATATAGGACACGGGTTCGGTTTCCCCATATGTGCCCATACTTTTAGTAGTTGTGTTATTTTAAGGGAAGTAACCCGGTACCCACCGAAGAACCCGTATTTTTTGTCCGCACAAAAATTTGTAAAAAGGCCGTATTATCGTTTGGTTTATTTCACCCGTCCGAGTTCAACATTTTACATCCAAGAACCCATACCCTCATACGGAGAGAACGAAAGGAGATGACCTGAAGTCAGGACGGGACTCGAACCCGTGACCTTTCGGCAGTTTCCCACCGAACGAAGTACCAACTCTTCCACCTGACCTACCGGAAAAACTGATGAACACGTTATTCATCTTCGGTTTGAGTTAACCTTGACCATTCTTCCATTTTTTTTGAGAGATTTCCCCAATAAGTATTGTCTATCTCGTCCTAAACCGAACCATCCTTTCTTTTAAGGGTAAGAAACTTCTAACTACCTATTTGTCCCCACTGATTTTTCTTAACTACAAAAAACAGACTCACAAACTGAACCCCCAAAAAACGACTCGTGGATAGAGTAGGATTCGAACCTACAATAGTACCATACTTTTTCACCTGCCGGCTACTTCGAGGACTCGAACCTCATCTCCCGGCGCCCCGGACGCTTTACCATTTACCATCTACCCATTTTTCTTCGACAAAGATAAAATAATCATTTTAATTAATCAAAACTTTTTTATCTTTTTTTGAGCCGGTGATTGGATTCGAACCAACGTGACCTTTCAGTTCCTGATTACAAATCAGGTGCAATCAACCTCTATGCGACACCGGCCTGTCGCAGAGCATTTTTTTTAAGTAGAAGTCAGCTCTGTCTCTTAAACTACTGATAACCAACAGGACTCGAACCTGTAACCAAGAGACAAGCAGTTAGCCCTTTACGGGTTAGGGATTATGTCTATTCCCACATTTAACACACCACTTCGTATACCACTTCCGACATAGTTATCTTTAAGTTTACATTATCACTTCGGCCACATTGGGAGAACCGCAGTTCCCACGTTGTTTAAGGAGATATTTGGCGGTGTATCACACCGAGTTATGATAATGTATTTTGTACCTCCGGTGGGAGTCGAACCCACAAAATCTTCTGAGCCTAAATCAGACGGCTTTTCCAGTTTGCCCACGGAGGCGTTTGATAGGACTTTCACCTATCCGTTTTTCAATTACTTCGTCTCAACAATATTATAAGTTCCTTGAACAATTCCGAAACTTGAATCCTCGTGGAATTTGTAAGTTTCTGCAACGTCACCTTCTCTCATTGGTCTTGTGATGGTCCAAAGATGGTCTTCTTTCCAAGTTACATTTACCAATTTTTCACCCTGAGGTAAATTGATTGTTCCGGTTCCACCAAAACTTTTCACTCTTTGATTCTCCGTACAAGATGCCAAAGATACTAATAATATCAAACTTAAAACAATTTTTTTCATAAAAAATAACAAATAAAATTAAAAATTTTGTGATTCCGGAGGGATTCGAACCCCCAACCCTCAGATTAGAAATCTGATATTCTATCCGGTTGAACTACGGAACCAATTAAAATACTGCTGTGGAGCATCACCACAATCCACTTTAAGTTTTTCCCCACTTGGGTTGGCCGACCCGGGTTATTCCCTTCTATCTCTCCCTACGATTCGCTGCAGTTACGTAGTATCCTGAGATGTGTGATAACAGGTGCTGATTAACCTATTTCCGTCGTATTTTTTTGAGCGGATATTCGGATTCGAACCGAAACTTCAGACTTGGAAGGCCCACGTGCTAGCCGTTAAACACCATACCCGCAAATAAAATAGTTTGACCAAATTTTTCACCATTGCGGTCTAAAGGAGCTATGACATCATCTCCATATCCGTTACGGGTAGCTACTCCCGAGAGGACGACCGGTGCGCCGTTGTCTTTCATTATACTTTCACCAACCTATGTGTTAAAGGGTTCCGGCAGTCTCCCCGAAGGTTACTTCATATAATTACTTTTTCACTATTTTGAGCGACTTACGGGACTCGAACCCGTACCTCAACCTTGGAAGGGTCATATGCTAGCCATTGAACACCAAAGTCGCAAATAAAACAGATTTCGCTGCGGCGATTATCAATCTTTACGATTAAATTGAAAGAGTTATGTCGTATCATAACCCTACACCCAAATCTATTTTGAGCGAGTACCCGGAATTGAACCGGAATCTCCATCGTGGCAGGATGATGTAATACCTTTATACCATACTCGCAGTTAAGATGAACTTCGGACTTGTGTACCGAATGAGACCCTTTAATTAAATCACTAATCCCGGATGTGGTCTATTCATCTATTTTTTTATTATAATTTGGATTGTAAAATTCCAATCTCTTTTTCTAACCTCTTTCTGTCTAAATCGGTTAGTGGAACTTTAACGTCCCTTGTTCCTTTTTGGGTTTTTACACCACTTTTTAATTGATGTTGTAACATCTCTAAAGCTCTCGCTTGTCTCGACTTTTGTTGAACTGTCGCCATACGTAGGTATTTAATGTTAATAAATTTTTTGTTAATCTCTCAGCCAGCATAACCTGTTTCCAACAATCACCACGTGGAGGTGGATTAACTTCGATTATCTAGCGGATTAAGGACTTGCACCTCGCCTTGGGGTTATGAGCCCCTTATGCTACTAATTACACCAAACCGCAATATATTATAATGTTATCTTACCATTATCAAATTCCCAATGATGATTAGGACATAATCCAACTAAATTATCAATAGAATTTATTTCACTTATTAGAGTATCATCACTAAAAGATGATACTGATTTTATATGACAAACTTCAACGTGTGTGTCATAACCACAAACTTTACATTCTTGATGTTCGTGATGTTTATTATACACATAATGTGCGTGTTTCCGAATTACTGCTCTAAATTTATAATAAATTTCGTGTTTACTTATTAAATCTTTTTTAGTTAAACTTAATATAAATTCAAATTTTTCTTTTTTAGGTTTAGGTTCTTTTATTTTCTTAACCTTTTCTTTAATTTCTCGTAATTGATTATTAAATGTTGCCGAACAACTATGGTCACAAAAAATCTTTCTCCTAACTTCCCTAACTTTTTGTTTTTCACCAACCGGAATTGGTTTATTACAACACTTACAAATATTAGGATTACTATAATATTCTTGTAGTGATTTTTCTCTACGTCTAGTATTACTTACTAACGCTGCTTTCTGATGTCTATTTAATTCTTCCATATTATATAAATATCACGAAAAACCCGAAAATCCTATACACAACCCGAAAAACCTATACACATAATGTCTATTTTTTGTAGCAAAGTACAGGTACCGCCCCTGTCTTACGTCGAGTTTATGAGACTCGAGGAAACTCTATACCCCCCACCTGCGATGTATGTTAAAAATTAGTGACCAGCTGATGGTAAAAACCATAATCGTCCATTGGGATTAAATAAACAGAACGGTCGATTCTCCGTTTACACTACACTAATTTTTTTTTGATAGTTAATAAGGACTCGAACCTTAAACTTACCCCCTTTTTCACTTGCCCTTTATCCCTATTGTGTGCTACTAACACTATCGTCGTTCAATACTCCAAGTTACTCGAGCGGGTCGTGCCGTGCCTACACTCTAACTACTTTACGGTTTCGAACCCGTCCAAGATAGGTTAATTACTCCTATTTTATGTTTAGGATAACAGAGCCGGTTGTAGGTTATTATCCCCATCACAAGATATCTGTCTACTTTGATTGTCCGGATACAACCGCCCGGGTCATTATAGCTTACGACTCTTGTAATGTTTGGCGGTCTATGAGGGAGTCGAACCCTCCTCTCTACCGTGACAGGGTAGCATCCTAGCCGATGAACGAATAGACCAAATTTTGGTAGAGTTACTTGGTACCTACCCCCGGACATTACTCCGGACCGACTGATATGAATAATCAGATAGTCTGTAGAGGTGGTGCTACTAACACTAAACTAAACCTTGCGAGCACCTCTACTTAATTCTTCGACAAAGATACGAAATAGTTTTTAATTAACCAACAACTTTTTCAATTATTTTTTTAACTAATTGTACATCCGCTCTTCCTTGAAATTTCTTGTTGAACGCTCCCATCGTTTTACCGATTAGAACTTGTGGATTTGTTGTTACCTCCATCTCAACAATTAATTTACGAACTTCAGATTCAATTTCGTCCTCCGTCATTTGTTTTGGAAGATATTTCTCAATAACTTCCAACTCAGATTTCTCTGATTCCACCAAATCCATTCTTCCGGCCTTGGTAAATTCTTGAATTGATTGATTACGAGTTTTTGCAATTGATACAATTACTTTTAACGCCTCATCATCCGTCAATTCACTTTTCTTGATTTTTTCAGCGTCAGATAATTTAGATTTCAAATTACCCAAAGCCATTTTACCAATTGTGTCCTTTTCTTTGAAAGCCGTCACGAAGTCAGCATTCACTTTTTTTACTAAACTCATCTTCTTTAATTTTTAGCGGTCCCGGAGGGGGTCGAACCCTCTATTTTACTTGAGTGACAGTCAAGTTCCTCTCCGCGAAGCCCACGAGACCAAAATTCACTTTTTCTTTCTCAGATATTCATCGTCAAGGAAATATAAAAGTGTAAAACCCTACATCGTGGACACAGTGGGAGTCGAACCCAAACAATCTGATTGCAAATCAGTTGACCTGCCGTTGGCATCTGGCCCTTATTTTAGGTCTCTGTTCTCAAAACCCCTTGGTAGGGAACTAGTTGCGTGCCTGCGTCCCGGGAATCGAACCCGGATAATCTGTCAGAGTACCACCTCAGTTCTGCAAAGACCATAACGTGATTCTTACTGATAGCTATTCAGTAAAGGCTTACGTTACCTAACCATTTGTAGCCCGACGGATAATCGAAATCCGATTTTTTGGTTGAAAACCAAATGTCCTGACCATTAGACGACCGGGCCATTTTATATTACCAATATGTCAAATAACGTTTATTTTTAATTCCGGTACAAAGATATAAAATCTTTTTTAATCTACCAAATTTTTTTTAATCTTTTTTTTTTCTTCTTCGTCTAAATCACCGACTATCAGATTCATAACTAAATCAAAGTCGTGTAATTCATCACGTTCTTCTTCACTATCCCCATTTTCCGGAGTAACATTTTTTAATCCGTAAGTCACACCTAAGATGGGAGAATATTCCATCACTAATTCTTCATTCATCGTTTTTTTGTCCGACATAATAATTACATTTTTAATTTGGTACAAAGATACAACTTATTTTGAAACTGCCAAACTTTTTTCAATTATTTTTACACATTTTTTACAATACTCAACTGATAAGTAATCTTTGGATATTTCTTGAATCAGAGAACCCTTTAAAAAGAATTTACCATCATCAATTATTAATCTTTCACTAGGTGAAAAATCACCCCCGTGACAACCACATATCGTATTCAACTCGTCATCTAATAAATGGGTCTTACCTCTTCCGTTATGTTGTGTTCTAAATTCCATAGGACAAAGGTATAACTTATTTTCAAATCACCAAACTTTTTATAAAAAAAATTCAAAAAAAAATCCATCTCTTTTGGAGATGGACTTTATCAGTTATTATTATTTTACTTAACAATACATCATACCATCTCCGACCGAGTTGTATCTCTACCCTCCGCTCCTGTTAATAATAGTATTGTATTTAATGTTTGCATTTTCTGTGTTATTGTAATTTTCTAATAAATATACACCTTTTTATAAAAGTGTCAAGTATTGATAAGATTTTTTTTAATTTAATTTTTTTCTTACCACAGATTCCATATATTTTATTATGGTTTCTTTTGCCTTATCTAACTTTTTAAGTAAATTATATACTCGAATTTCTTCTTGGTGGAATGATTCGACTTCTTCCGGAGTTAAAAAATACACTGTCTGAGGGTAAAATTCACTTTTATATTTTCTTAAACCAAATGTTTCTAAATTATGTGTTTTATCATTGAAAACATATTTAGACCGACCTTTTAATTTTTGATTACGACTAATTTCATCAGTAATATGTTGGTCATTCATCACTCGATTTTCTAAATCCTCAGTTATAACTAACTTTTTCATATTATTTCTTTTGTAAAATAAGGACTATGGTGTTAAATAACGCTTCCGGGATTGGGATGTTATCAACATCCTCTTTTTTTATTTTTTTCTCCCAATTATACCAATAGTTACCACCTCTTTTTTTAATTAATTCGTGTAAATAAAATCTAACTAATCTTGATTGGATAAGAACATTCAAAATATTCAATTCTGATGGAAATGGCATATGTTCCGGATTCCAATGTTCTCTTGATAGTTGTTTAGTTAAGAAATTTTTAATTGAACCTACATTATATTTTAACCCAAATTGTTTTAAATCTTTAAGTTTTGGATTTTGGTCTAACATAGACATAATATTATCTTCCTTAGATTGACGTTCGTCTGAGTGTTGTTCAAGAATATTCTTTTTTTCCTCTTCGGTTATCACTAACTTTTTCATATTATTTTTTCTTTATAATCTCTGAAGCAACCGCCGGAATGTATTGTTTATATAACTCAATTTGTTTTAATTTGAGTTCAATCATCTCATTTATATTATCCGTTAATTTTTTAATTTTTTCATATTCATCCGGAGTCAATAAATAAACTTCTTTTGGTTTTGTACCCCAATCTTGTTTAGTTGGTTTAGTTAATTCAACCATATTAACCTTATTACCCAATTTTGTCTCAACATAATATGGTGTTAAACCTTGAGATTTTAAACGAGTAAAATCAAATGATTTTAAATTGGTATCCAAAGTTCTTCTATCCTCAGGAAATTCAGGTTTATCCTTAATTTCTTTATGTTGATTCAATATATCGTCTTTTTCTTCTTCAGAAATAATAAATTTTTTCATATTTAAATACATTTATAAAAAATATCTAACATCTCCATATAACTTAAATCTGTTAGTTCTTCTTGAAATTTATCAAAAAAATCATTTCTAATTTTATCCATTTGTAAATCTCTATCTAACTCATCCCAATCTTCCATATATTCGGTTTCATTTCTAACCCAATCACACATTTCGGAAGTTGGATATTGGTCACCGGTATATCTGAATTTTAGAAAATTATTTTCATTTATATTGTATTGATTTAGAATATTTCTTTTTTCTTCTTCAGAAATAATAAATTTTTTCATTTGTGATTTTTAATATAAATATTCTAACAAATCGAATTCGTTGATAGGTAAAGTTGTTTTTGGACTTGAATTGAAAAGATTTCCCTAATAATAAGAGGAAAACGATAAGTTCTTCGAGGTATTGTGATTTTATTCATATTAATATTGATAATAAAAAAAGTTTAACAACCCCGCCCTCGGGTCGTAGCGGGCAACAATGAGTGTTTATTATTTATATTTATAGTTAATAAATTTATCTGATTTCAACCTACGATTAATAGTAGTAGGATGAATATTTAGTTTTTGACCAGCATCAACCAATGTTCTATATTCAATTTCGTCAATAAAAAACGGCTTGTTATGGTCTCTCAATTGACCTTTTTTTGATTTGGACATCATAACTTTTGTTTCATCAGAAAGAGGTTTTCCTTTAAGAGCCTTTGATATATTTTGTTTATGTTCATTAGTCTTAACGTGTTTTGATAGTGATTCAACTCTTTTTCTAATATGTTCTTCAGATTGTGACTTACCTTTCCAAAAATTATTCTCAGTAAGAGTTTTTGATATTTTACTACGAACCTGTTGTGACATTACTTGTTTCTGTTCGGATGTTGCAGTTAGTTTACAATTCAATCCTTTTTTTCCCATTACTTGAAATTGTTCTTGCCAATACCTCTCACGGGTATTAAGGTCTTCAAAACTACATTCTTCTAATACCTCATATATGTGAGAATATGGTGTATGTTTTTTTAACGAGTTATATAATCTTACTTGACTCTTACAATGTGAGAGTCCTTGATATTGTCTAAATCTTTTTTCAACATCAATACTTTGCCCGATATAAACTCTACCCACAGGACTTGTTATTTTATAAATTCCTATCATATTAAATAAAAAAGGAGAAGTTAGAATAAACCCTCTGCGACAAGGTGTTCTTCTAAAATCTCCGTAATATTTTTATTGAGTGGTCGCAGTACTCTTATATAATATAAATATCAATTTGTTATGGAATTTTATATTTATTTATGAAAAATTTAACATCTTTGTCGCACTCTGGTTTGTAATGGGGCTACTTGAGAATTACTTCTTGTGGGAATGATTAGGACTTCGTCGTGTTCGTCACCTAATGCTCTACGCCGTATCTTCCTTTGAACTTAATCGATTACAATTGGCGAGGTTTACCACTTTCAACACGCTATCCTATATCATACGTTGGTTATAGGCAACCATCAAGATGTTAAACTTTTTATTTACTTTCACCGTATTTTTACGGTGATTATCGCCGGTATTCACCGTATCGATAAACTTTTGTGGGTAACAGGGGATTCGCACCGAGAGCCTTGACATATCTTTTTTTCGCGAAATATTACAATATGTTGTACTCCAATTAACCTTATTCTATGACACCATTCTCACCGGAATGGCCCGATTCGCTACACCGGAAAGGTTACCCAATTAAAAAAAACAGACAGAATGATTTTCCGATATTCTCATCTTGGGGAATAATGGATATCACGTCCTTATCTACCCTCGGCGGTCTCTTGGTTTGGTTGATTACTCCAAGCCTCACATCCATATTACCACTGACGCAAGTTATATATCTGTTTTTTATTTCTTCGGGAGAGACCCCCAAGGAACCATAACGGTCAATAACCCTTGGCTCACTCTCCGTCTTCTGTGGTTAGGACGGGACTCGAACCCGTAACATCCTCTTAATCTATAATACCGACGTGTCTACCAATTGCACCACCTAACCATTTAACATAAAACTTATTGGTCCCCTGCCGGGCGACCCCCCTACTTTTTCACACAACCCGGATGCCTCCGAATCTAATTTTCTCTATTACCCCTATTAGGAAACGCGTTTTCCGTTCGGTGGTTCAAGCCCATTTTCGTGGGTATAAGAATTATGTTATTTATTTTTCGACATTTGGGAATGATAAAAATCTAATATCATATCCCCAAATCGAGATATTAATTTTTCGGCCTTTATTTCCAATTCTTCGAATGGAACGTTTAACATCATTAAAGTTGATAATACGACATCATTCATAAATTCTTCACCATCCCTAAATTTTTTAGGTTTTAATTTAGACATCATTTCCAATATCTTTCTATATAGTAAAAGACTAGTTTTGTCCATCTCATCATCCGGAACTATCGGATTAAATCGTTGTTCTAATAATACATTAGATTTTTCGATATGTCTAATTTTTGAAACACTTTTATTCATTATTTTTAATTTATTAATAAATAGTTCAAAAATTTGTTGAGGTCAGGGAGGGTATCGAACCCCCTCCGATGGGTTTGCAATCCATCCGGCCTCCTCGACCAACCTGACCATTAAAAAAACACATCCACCAAGATTGGGATATTTCCATAGACTTGCAGAAGACTTATCCCTGAAACATTCTATTTACTTTATCATACTCAACAAACATAACACTTCTTGGGAGTGTTGTAAGGTATGGGGTCTTTCACTTTCCATATTTTGTCTCGGGTATATACCGCACTTACTTGTTTGTTTTTCTATGTGTTTTATTATTATTCTAAACTACTTGGTAAATAAAGTAGTGTTGGATTTTTCTTTTGGATATCTACGTCCGGGTAAAGTTTCTTAAACTCCAATACGTTAAACTTTCCGGTGATTATATGAAAACCATTTTTTGTTGGAATCACTTTTTCAACTTTATTACCTACCGGTTGTATGTCATCTAAATCATTTAAGATTTTAATTAAAAACTTTTGGTCTGTAGTATCAACATCGACAATCCATCTTTTTTCCTGTGTTTTTATTTGACCCACAACTGAGTCAAATAAACCCTTTTGGTTTTTTACACCATTTTTAATTCTTTCAGCTAACGACATCATCATTTCCAAAGACACATCATCGTGATTTTGTTTCTGAACGTGAATGTAAGCTCTTGCCTTGAACATCTCACATAATTGTTTGATTTCATCATATCTCTTATCAAGATGTTCTATACTCTCAATACAATATGTTTTGATTGTTCTAACCGATTGGTGATTATCTCTCTCACCTTCAGGTTGGTCTTTCTTTCTCTTGAAAACGTATAACATATAGAAATCGTTTTTGTCCGAGAAATTCAGTAATTCTTTGATTTCTTTTATGTTATCTATCATCTTAATATCCTATTTTGTCTTTAATTTCCCATTGTTTATCAATTGGGATTCTTTCTATTTTTTCTACGGGAACAAACCCATCAAATCCACTTTCTTTAACATCTTCAAAATGTTCTATGGTGTCCAAGTAAAAGTTGAAACTATAACGAAGATATTGAAATTTATCACCATCCCAATAAGCGACGTGATTGTTTCTACTGAACCCGTTATACCATCCCTCAACCATTTCACTCTTTGGTATCATAACTTTAATTTTCTGTTTCTAATCTATTGATAACATCTTTAATATTGATATATGAGGTAATAATTACCGGTAATCCAAGAAGAGCGTTACAGAAATCAAACATATATCGATACGTTGAAAACACACTACCAACCGTGACATTATTAAACATCACATAATAAGTTAATAACGCAGTTACACTACCATACACAATTGCCTGAATCCATATTGAGAATTTTGCGTCCAATCCGGACATTTTAAGTGAGAGTTTTTGACCTCGTCTTAACAAATTATTTATTGATGAGATGTTTCTCGTTCCAATAACATCAGTTTGTTCTTCAGATAAATCATTATATTGACTAGTGATATTTGCAATCTTCGGAGAATAATATGCCGTCACACCCAAAATTAAAATGGTTGTTATAACTAAAAATCCAACAATTGTCAAACTCACCATTGATAAGAAATAAATAGCACCAACAATACCAATAATTGTCTGTAATACAACCAACATATCTCGTTCAAAAAACTGAACGATGTAGTGCATCAACGTTAATCTACCATTAACCTTTGTTGTTTCAACACCATTCTCAATTTGATTGTGAGTTTCATTTGATGCGAATCGTCTATAAATCCCGGAGAATACTTTGGTATCATAAATTCTACTGATATATCCGAAAAACATAATCGCCACAAATGTCGCAATTAAATACCAAATATACGAATAGTCTTTCGCGATTAAGTGGTCAATCGAATTACCTAAAATTTTTGGGTACATAACCATCAATACTGAATTGATTGCGAATAACGAATAAGAAAACAATATTGATTTCCAATTCTCCTGAAACATTAATTTTAATTTATCCATATCTCTTAATTTTTGACAAAGATATGGATAAATTTTAAACTACCAAAACTTTTTTTAAAATAATAAATATGGTTCCCATTCTTCCGGAATGTAATGAACCTGTCTCATCAACATTAAATAATGTGGTCGTCTAGGTTGAGGAATTTCTTTTCCGTATTCTTCCAAAGTCAAATTGGACTTCTCACTGTTACATCTTCTACAAGCGGTAACCAAGTTATCCCAAGTGTCTTTACCTCCCTTAGATTGGGGTATTACGTGGTCCAAAGTTAGGGTTTTACGATTGTCACACCCACAATAAACACAAGTGTACCCATCTCTTCGATAAACATTTTCTCTTGATAAAGGAACTTTTTGAATCGGTTGATTCACATACTTAAAAACCCTGATAATTGATGGTTTTTTAATATCCAATTCAGGGTTAATTAATTTGAATGATTCCGGATGTTCGGCAATGACATCAGCATTACCCTTATAACTTATTACAAAAGCCCTATCAGTATTTATAATAGACCTTGGTATAAAACTTGAATCCAAAACCAATGTTTTTCCGTACTTACTCACGACTTTTGATTTTTAATTAAACATTCTTTTTATTTGTTCCCCCGACAGGTAACGCTCCTGTCCTCACTGGTTAAAAGCCAATTGCCCACACTTGTCTGCTACGGGGGATTGTTGTCGGTACGGATGGAATCGAACCATCGACCACTGAAGTATCAGTTCAGCACTCTACCGCTGAGTTACGTACCGTGGCAAAATTATTTGGATGACTCTCATCCGGGAGTATAAACTTTACTAAACCTCACCATACGCTAATTTTGTAAACCCTCACGTATTTTGAACCTCGTCTAGATGGTAGGATTCGAACCTACGAGTTCTCTTGCTCCCAAAGCAAGCGGGGTACCGGGCTCCCCAACATCTAGTTTTTTCTAATTCTACGCTTTGGTCAAATAGCCCTTCTATGAATTAGTAACGGTCTTCTATCGTCAGGGTGGAGAGGGTCGAACTCTCCGCCTCCTGCCTCCAATGCAGGCTTCTCACCCCGAGAATACACCCTGTATTTAATTAGTTGAGTTTATAACATCTTTATCCTACTAAGGCAAGGACTCCATTTGGGGTTCCGTTAATCGATGTCTCATTTATACCCTTTGACGGAACAAGCGAGGGAACTAATTATTCTTTAATGACTTAATCACATCGTCAAATTTACCTGAACGATAATCCTCTCTCATTTGACGTAATCTCTCGTCTCTTTTTTCTATACTCTTTTTTATTTTTTCAATTTTTTCAGGACTTGGATTTGAATCTATTGTATAAACCACACCCATTCTATCCAATTCTTTAATAAATTCTTTTGTCTCAAATACCTTCATAACTTCATTTTTTTATAATTCTACCTAACCACCAACCATTAGGTATTACACTTCCTTTGTTTATTTTTTTATTATCAACACCATTAGTTACCCAACAAGTACCAAATTGAGAGTTTGTTACTCCGGAACCTTGTCCTTTGGATGAATCGGACATTTTCTTTTTAGATTCTTCTGAATGTGTTTTACCTAACCAACTATAATTTTCTAAATTATTATATTTTTTATTATTATGACTATTAACTAAACCATTCTTTAATTTAGACACCCAATTTTTTTTGAATATATTATCGTTTTTTAATTTTTCATTAAGTTTTTTATTTGCACAAATTGAACGATGTCTTTGTTGTTCTTCACTAATAAACCCACCTTGACCTCCAGGTTTCAAATTCATACACAAAACATCTTCTAACAAAATATTATTAACAATTTCCGATTCTCGAATAACTAATTCTTCTCTTGTCGATAAAAATTCCAAAATTTCTTTTGTATGGTTTTCTTTACCATATTTTCTAATAGAATGTCGTAATCTTTTACCACTACCCAAATAACCATCTTCTAAATTGGTAGTACTGTGCATTCCGATATAATATCTCTTTGTAACATCACACGTTGTTTTGTATATGTAATGTATATGAGGTTTTTTTCTTCCCATTTTACCCTTTTACTATAAATATCACAATCTTTTGTAAAAGTACAAAAATGTTTATGGTGGAGAACAAGGGAATCGAACCCTCACCGGTTTTACCCGGAACATCTTAGCAGGATGCCACTACAAACCAATATTAGACTATTCTCCATTTTAGCGCGGATGGTAGAAATCGAATCTACTCGAACATAAGATTTGGAGTCTTACCGGCTACCTCAGCCTCACCCGCATAAATTGATAGGACATCGCTTAACCTATCGTGACGGGCACCCTGTCACTTAACCCGTGTTACCGGGACGATTTTTTTGTGTCCCCAGGAAGAGTCGAACTCCCGGTCTCTTGATTCGTATTCAAGTGTTTTTCCAATTAAACTATGGAGACAATTTCAATATGTTAGCGTGAACTTTTCTATGACAATTAGAACACAAAATAACACATTTATCTACTTCTTTCATTATAGTATCAATTGAGTAGGTTGAATAAGCCATACTTCCAATATTATACTCTTTTGTTGTACCATCTAAATGGTGAAAGTCTAAGCATACCGGTTCAGATTCATCACAAAAATGACATTTCTTTCCTTTCTTAAACTCATTATACCAATCATTAATACTTTCTTTACGTTTACGATTTTTATTCAAATAATAATCTTTATTTTTCTCGTAACTTTTTTTTCGTATTTCTTTATAACATTCACCACACGGATAATGTCTAATACCTTTTTCTTTATTTTTCCATAAAAATTGTTCTATTGGTTTTTCAATTTTACAGGATGTACATACTTTTGTTTCCATAATAATAAATATACGGATTTATAAAAAAGTTCGTAGTTTTTAGATTATTTTTTTAATTAAATGGGAGACCCGAGAATTACACCATCGATATAGGTTACCCCATAACATTCTCATTCTTGGTATTACCCCCCATTTAATTTTGAGGTTGGAAACTTTCACCGTTTTACGACCACGTCAACCTGAACCTCATTTTGAGGTTGAGAACTCCTCTGTGTTGGTTACGTAATTTTCCATAACACCTGTATCTTTCCTTTCTCACGGGAACAACACGGCTTTGAGGTTAAGAACACCTCTGTGTTGTAGAGAACTTATACTCTAATTTTTAGTACCCCTCATCTTATAACGGTTTGCGTACCGTATCGGGAACAACACATTTTAATTTTAGTATTCACACAAGGTGTTAGTTTTATGGGAGTTCTACTGCAGATGTACCCAAAAGTGACTTACCTAACACGGACTCCAATCCCCGTGAATACTATTTCCATTGAGTTTTTCGGTTGTACTTCCAAGTTTTATAACTTCTGTACTTAATCGATGAATGACCTTTTTTGAAGTTTAAACCTTCATCCCAATAGGGGGGATATTCCTCTTTTAACCAAATTACTCTGTAATCTTTTGAACAAGTTGCCTTA